GAAGAAGTTTTGAGTGATTATGTATTGAATAAGTATTCTGGTATGGAATTTTGGAGAAAGGCAAAACAACCCATCAGTCTTTTCATATAAGTAAATGACAATCAATAATAACAATATATTTGGAGCATTTACTCTTAATGAGGCAAGAGGGTCAAGACTGACTGGTGATTGGTTGAATAAAGAATCCGTTGCGAATTATGGTTGGTTTGGTGGTGGTGGAACACCATCATCAGTAGCAACAGTAGACCGTATAGATTTCTCTAATGATTCTGCAACGGCATCACCAAGAGGTTCATTAAGTTCCGCAAGACAGGGATTAACAGCAACAGGAAACTCTAACTATGGATGGTTTGGTGGTGGTGGATTTCCGGGAGTATCAACAGTAGACCGTATAGATTTCTCAAATGATTCTGCAACAGCAACATCAAGAGGTCCATTAAGTTTAGCAAGATTTAGATTAGCAGCAACAGGAAACTCTAACTATGGTTGGTTTGGTGGTGGCCTTATTCCGGGAACACCAACCTTTTCAACAGTAGACCGTATAGATTTCTCAAATGATGCAGCAACAGCATTAGCAAGAGGTCCATTAAGTTCAGGAAGATATAATATGGGAGCAACAGGAAACTCTAACTATGGTTGGTTTGCTGTTTCCCCAGGTGGAATCTCAACAGTAGATCGTATAGATTTCTCAAATGATGCATCAATAGCATCAGTTAGAGGTCCATTGAGTTTATCAAGAGGAGCATTAACAGCAACAGGAAACTCTAACTATGGTTGGTTTGGTGGTGGTGACACACCATCCGGGACAGGACCAATAGAGTATACAGTAGTACAACGTATAGATTTTTCGAATGATTTATCAACAGCATCAATAAGAGGTCCATTAACTTCACCAGGGAGATCTAATTTAGCAGCAACAGGAAACTCTAATTATGGTTGGTTTGGTGGTGGTCTTTTCTCGACACCAGCCCCACCGCCAACCGGCGCATCAACAACACGAGTAACATCAGTAGACCGTATAGATTTCTCAAATGATTCTGTAACAGCATCTCCAAGAGGTTCATTAACTTCACCAGCAAGATCTAATTTAGCAGCAACATCAGGAGTTCTCAATATTCGCAGACAAAAAGCAGGGAATTATGGTTGGTTTGGTGGTGGATTTGCTCCTTCTCCTATTGGTGGGTCATATTCAACAGTAGACCGTATAGATTTCTCAAATGATTCTACAACAGTAGTACGAGGTTCAGTAGTTGCTCCATCAGTTGGAAAATATAATATGTCAGCAACAGGAAACTCTGACTATGGTTGGTTCGGTGGTGGATATACAATTCTTCCAACTGTAAGAGTATCATCAGTAAATCGTATAGATTTTTCTAATGATGGTGTAACAGCATCTGTTAGAGGACCATTACTTACTGTAATAGAGATGTCAGCAGCAACAGGAAACTCAAACTATGGATGGTTTGGTGGTGGAAATAGTCCAGCAACACCATCAAATATATCAAGAGTAGACCGTATAAATTTTTCTAATGACTTAGCAACAGTATCATCAAGAGGTCCATTATTTACAGCAAGACTGCGATCAGCAGCAACAGGAAACTCTAATTATGGTTGGTTTGCTGGTGGATATATAAATCCTAATACTGCCGGTAACAGGTTTTCCGCAGTAGACCGTATAGATTTTTCAAATGATTCCGTACAGGCATCTCCAAGAGGTGTCTTGACTTTACAAAGATATGCTTTAGCAGCAACAGGAAACTCTAACTATGGTTGGTTTGCTGGTGGTGTTAGTCCATCAACAACAGTATCAACAGTAGACCGTATAGATTTCTCTAATGATTCTGTAAGAGCATCACCAAGAGGTCAATTAAATTCTCCAGCAGGAAGATATGATTTAGCAGCAACAGGAAACTCTAATTATGGTTGGTTTGGTGGTGGTACTGTTCCATCAGCTCCAGTTCTTGTACAAACAGTAGATCGTATAGATTTCTCTAATGATAATGCAATAGCATCAAGAAGAGGAGGTTTATTAAGTTCATCAAGAAGTCAATTAGCAGCAACATCAAACACCCCAATAGGATAATATATGAAATCAGGAGCAAGTGAAAGTTCTTATTTTTTTCTTGAAGAATATTATAAGTTTCCAGAAAACATTATAGTTTCTCATTTACCACAAGAACTTCAACAATCAAATAAACCAGTCAAATTATTATGGTCGCAACATTCTTACGACCAACCAGTTTATCTTAACTTTGATTTTTCAATTTGTGATTTAATTGTCTCCCCATCCAACTGGTGTAGAGAGCAGTTTATTAAGTATCATTATATTCCCGAAGATAAAATCGTCACAATTCCAACAGGAGTATCAAAGCAATTCACATACTCATCAAGAAAATCAAAGACATTTATCTATACTTCCATACCTTATAAAGGTCTTGAAGTATTAGCACAAATCATTCCTCATATTCCAGAGGCAACATTCAAGATTTTCTCTGCGATGAATCTTTATGATATTGAAGAAGACCCATACACCGAACTTTATGAGTATCTCAAATCACTTCCAAATGTAATCTACTCACCAGCAGTAGACCAGGCAGAACTGATAGAGCACTTACAAGACGCAGCATTCTTTATTCATCCCAATATCTGGGAAGAAACATTCTGTGTTTCATTAGCAGAAGCAATGTCTTGTGGATGCTTTCCAATTCTTACAGATATTGGAGCACTTCCAGAAGTATCAAATGAGATTGCAAACATTGTTCCTATGGAAGGAATAAGAACATCAAAAGGATATGAAGTCACAGATAACTTCCTAAATAACTTTATAGATGCCTGTAAATCTGCATTATACTTTTTTGATACTGATAGGCAGTACTACGACCAAATTTCACAATCTGTTTCACATTATGCTACTGAAACTTATGATTGGAAAAAAATTGCAAACGTTTGGAAACAAACATTAGAACCATTTAATACACAAACTATGACTGAAAATTGCAATCAACTGCAAATTATTTCCCCAGAGGAAGCAGTAAATAACGAAGAATATCTAAAACAAGCATTTGATGAAGTGCTTCGTTGGGAAGAAGCAGATAAAGAACTCGCACAAGGAAGAACCAATTTCCAGATTGAAAAGTTCTTTCTTTTAGAGCAATACACAGTTCCAGCAGCATTCCAGGCAGCAATTAAGAATCGTCGTATTCTTGCCGAAGGTTATATGCAGAAACTGATTGAGATGAAAGAGAAGGTTCGTGAGTTTGAGTATCGTTGGAAAGATAAGAATACTGATGAACCTGTAGAGTGGCACACTTCTGGACCTGGTGGTGGATCAACAAAACTCTACTGGCACGATTTGGATTCAATTTCAACTCAAAACTACTTGAAGTCTTGTGAGTTAGAGATTCGTGACCGCATTCAGCAAATGAATTTCTTTGATAAAATTATTAATCGTTTGATTGAACTGAATGGTGGTAAGACAGTCACCAAAGAACAGTTTGAGAATGAGGACCATATCTATTGGGAACGCAGATTCGCAGAGCAATCTCTGGATGAAATGGTAAGTTCCAAGACTGGTATTAGTATCGGTAATCTTCACTCAATGAGAAGAGGAACTGCTCCTACATTAGTCAGTGATGATACGAATCGCATTAAGAATGGTTATGGTGCTCTTGCCGATGCGATTAATGACCCTGATAAGTTCTTGAATACACTGCAAGAGAAAGTTCTTCGTGGTATTGAAGAAGTGACGAATACTGATTTAGGTTTGCTTGCACCTGGAACCGAACAACATCAACAACTTTTAGAATCCAGAAACTCATAAGGAGAAAGTAGATGCCAGCAGGAGACGTATTTGGTCTTGATGGATTTTTTCTAAACGTATCAAATCCCATTACGGTTTCTGCTGTAGATATTAATTCTACTGCTGTAGGTGCTGGTATTACTGTTGTGAGTGGAATTTTAGGTTCTACCGGCATTGCAACTCTTACTCTTTCAACTGCTGCTGGTCTTTCTACGACACCTTTTTATACTGGTGCAAAGATTGCAGTTTCTGGTCTTTCTACTGCTGGTGCTGCATACACTGGATATAATGGAAATTTTGTAGTCACAGGATTTGGAGGAACTACAACAGTTTCTTATGCGACTACTGGTTATGTTGGTTCTGTAACTGCAAGTATTGCAGATCAAACTGGTTTGGTAATGTTAGTGACTGATACGACAGTTACAAATACCACTTGGAGTAGTGCTCAAACTCACGGTTGGTTTGGTGGTGGCATTGCTCCAGGAGCAGTATCAACAGTAGACCGCATAGATTTCTCCAATGATACTGGAATTGCAAATATACGAGGTCCATTAAGTTCCACAAGATATAGACCAGCAGCAACAGGAAACTCCAATTATGGTTGGTTTGGTGGTGGTTATAATCGTTCTACAGTAGATCGTATAGATTTTTCTAATGATAATGCAACAGCATCACCAAGAGGTTCATTAAGTCGAGCAAGAAATTCTTTAGCAGCAACAGGAAACTCTAACTATGGTTGGTTTGGTGGTGGAACTATTCCAATAGTATCAACAGTAGAACGTATAGATTTTTCAAATGATTCTGGAACAGCATTACCAAGAAGTCCATTATTTGCATCAAGATATAGATTAGCAGCAACAGGAAACTCTAACTATGGTTGGTTTGGTGGTGGTGGTCCTGGACCAGTAGCAACAGTAGACCGTATAGATTTTTCAAATGATTCTACAACAGCATCACCAAGAGGTCCATTAAGTGGTGTAAGAAGGCATTTGGCAGCAACAGGAAACTCCAATTTTGGTTGGTTTGGTGGTGGAACAACAACAGGAACATCAGGAACATTAACCATAGATCGTATAGATTTCTCTAATGATAATGCAACAGCAGCACCAAGAGGTTCATTAAGTTCTGCAAGATATAAACATTCCGCAACAGGAAACTCTAACTATGGTTGGTTTGGTGGTGGCACTCCAGGTTCAGGTTTTTCTTCAATAGTAGATCGTATAGATTTCTCCAATGATTCTGTATCAGCATCAGTTAGAGGTCCATTAAGTTCTCCAGGAGGAAGAGCAGAATTAGCATCAACATCAGGACAAGCAAGGTCTTCAAGTATTCGTCTACAAAAAACGGGGAATTATGGTTGGTTTGGTGGTGGTCGCATACCATCAGTAGTAGCAACAGTAGAACGTATAGATTTCTCTAATGATACTTCAACAGCATCAGTAAAAGGACCATTAAGTGCAGCAAGAGCATATTTTGCAGCAACAGGAAATTCTAACTATGGTTGGTTTGGTGGTGGATTTCCAGCAGTAGCAACAGTAGACCGTATAGATTTCTCAAATGATTCCTCAACAGCATCAGTAAGAGGTCCATTAAGTTTAGCAAGATATGGTTTAGCAGCAACAGGAAACTCTAACTATGGTTGGTTTGGTGGTGGAGGTCCGGGACCATTAGCAACAATAGACCGTATAAATTTCTCAAATGATTCCTCAACAGCATCACCAAGAGGTCCACTATTTACTGCAAGAACTGCTACATCAGCAACAGGAAACTCTAACTATGGATGGTTTGGTGGTGGAGGTCCGGGACCATTAGAAACAGTAGACCGTATAAATTTCTCTAATGATTCTGTAACAGCATCACCAAGAGGTCCATTAACTGCCGCAAAATCATATTTAGCAGCAACAGGAAACTCTAATTATGGTTGGTTTGGTGGTGGTAAAACTCCATCAGTAGTAGCAACAGTAGACCGTATAGATTTTTCTAATGATGGTGTAACAGCATCTGTTAGAGGACCATTAAGTTCTGCAAGAGGATATTTAGCAGCAACAGGAAACTCTAATTATGGTTGGTTTGGTGGTGGTTATAGTCCCTCAGCTCCAACACGAAAAAATACAGTAGACCGTATAGATTTCTCTAATGATTCTGTAACAGCATCACCAAGAGGTCCATTATTTACTGCAAGAAATTCTCACGCAGCAACCTCCAACACTCCAACATAAATACTTTCAACTACATTATTACTAATGAATTTATTATCCAAAGTTTTGATTGCACCAAAAGTCATCAGTCAAGAAGGTATTGATGCTCTGGTAAATCATATGAAAACTTCAAGAACAGAAGACCTTTCAGTATTTGACCCAGACAAATCCAATCAGACACGAGGAACTGAATGGATTACTGATAAGAGAACAAGAGATACTCAAATTGCACCAATTGAACCTGTATTTCCACAGGTCAATGAACTGATGCATCATATTGTAAAGCAAGTCATCAACCCTTTTTATCAGTTTGAAGTGGATAGTAGTGAGGTTCCACAACTTCTTTGTTATGATGTAGGAGGACACTACCAACCTCATATTGATGGTGAAGGTGTATGGACTGCACCAGACCAAACACAACTGTGGAGAAAAACAGTAGACCGTGATTTGTCTATGGTCTTATATTTGAATAATGAATTTGAAGGTGGAGATTTTGTATTTCCAGACCTTCATATTCGTGTTCGTCCTGAACCTGGACTTCTTGTATGTTTCCCTTCCAATCGTTATTATAGACACGGTGTAGAACCAGTCACCAAAGGAAACAGATATTCAATGGTGACCTGGATGACGGTTAAAGGCTTTGAGAGTATGGAAATACAGTCCAATAATCTCAAATCTAAATATGGTGTATGCTAAAAAATTATGATTACTTATACTTGGAGTATTTCTAAATTAGACTGTGCTCCATCAGAAAATGGATTGATGGATGTTGTTAAAATTATTCACTGGAGTCTTACGGGAGTAGATGAGAATGGAATCTCAGCATCTATGAGTAATTCTTATCCTCTTTCATCACCAAGTCCAGAAGCATTTACCGATTATTCAACTCTCACAAAAGAAACTGTGATTAGTTGGTTAGAAAGCAACCTTGATGTTGGATACTTACAAACATATCTTGCAAATGAGATTGCAAGTAAGTATAATCCACCTATCGCATCATTACCTCTTCCTTGGATAAAAGTAGAAGAACCTGTTGTAGTAGAGGAAGTAGTAACTGAAGAAGTTGTTGAAGAACCAGTAGTAACTGAAGAACCAGTAGAGGTAGTTGTTGAAGAACCAGTAGAGGTAGTTGTTGAAGAACCAGTAGTAACTGAAGAACCAGTAGAGGTAGTTGTTGAAGAACCAGTAGTAACTGAAGAACCAGTAGAGGTAGTTGTTGAAGAACCAGTAGAAGTAGTTGTTGAAGAACCTGAACCTGAACCTGAACCTATAGAACAAACATTAGAAGAAAAGATTGCTGATGGTTATAATCCTGATGCAAGAGATGGTGATGGAGATGGAATCGTTCAGGAAGGAACGAAGTGGGAAAGACCAGTTGACACTCAAATGTAAATGCTGTATAATATAGATGTCTTGATGAATTCTCTGTGACTTCGAGAACCAAGACCTTCTTCTGTGGTGGGAAGAAGTGAGTTGGTGGTATAATAGAGAGGAGAGAAATCTCCTCTTTTTTCTTATATAAATTATTACAGATATTAAACAATTATGAATTTTACCGTTTATTCCAAACAAGATTGTCCATATTGCTATAAAGTCAAACAAGTTCTTGAGTTGACAGGAAACAAGTTTGTAGTGTATACTTTAGATGATGACTTTACCAAAGATGAGTTTTATTCGAAGTTTGGTGAAGGTTCTACATTCCCACAAGTATTATGTGATGATGTAAAACTTGGTGGTTGTGTGGATACCGTTAAATTTCTTAAAGAAAAACAAATTGCTTAATTCAAACCTAAATAAATCGGAAGACCACGGTATGAATCGTGGTGTTGAACTTATACTTAATGGGAGAAGGAGAAAGCAGACTAAACCATTCCATATCATCTTTGAGAAGATGGTTTGCTTTCTCAATCGAGAGACTACCATCTATTTTGAATTTTCCTTTATATTAAGGAAAAAGTAGTTTCCCGGAGAAAAAAAATGTTAGCAGTTAGCCTAGTATTCGGTTCATTTTTAACCGTATTATTTCTTATAGTGGGACTTGTAACAGGTTGGGTGGTCAGAGAGTATATGATGAACTATCGGGAGATTCCAAGACCTCATCCTGAGATGTTTGATCAGAAGGGAAATCTTATACCAGACGAAGTAATTGCATTTAATTTTGAAAACTATCATGACTACGACGACACAGACGACGACGACTAAGCAAAAAGCATCTAATACCGCAACAAAAACTACAAAAACGATTGCGGTTGATAGTTTGCCTAATAATCCACTAACTTTTGAAATTTTTGATTTAGTTTCAAGACAGAGATCAAAAGAAAAAAAAGTAGAAGTGCTTCAAAAATATGATCACGATTCAATTCGATCTCTTTTAATTTGGAATTTTGATGAATCAATAATTGCCATGCTTCCGGAAGGTGCTGTCCCCTATTCTGGATATGACGATCAGACAACTTATAGTGGAACTCTTTCAACAAAAATCACCGAAGAGATTCGTTCTATGTATGAATCTGGTTCATTCTCTTTAGGTGTGTCTGACATTCAAGGAAGAACGACAATTCGTAAGGAATACAAACATTTTTACCATTTCATTAAAGGTGGTAATGATGGTATAACTTCTATTCGTCGTGAAACAATGTTTATTAATCTCCTTGAAGGTCTCCATCCTCTTGAAGCAGAAATTATTTGTCTTGTTAAGGATAAAAAGTTGAGTGACAAATACAAAATTACGAAAGAAGTCGTTTCGGAAGCTTTCCCCCAAATTGTTTGGGGAGGACGTTCATGAATCAAGTTATTGATGAGACGCAAAACATAGAAAAGCATATGAATCATTGGACACCATCAGAAAAAGAAACTTGTAAATCACGATACGGTTGCGACATCTTAATCGAAAATGGTTCGTATGCTGATGTAAGTACTAAAGAAGCACCGAACGATGCTCGCATCATCAAGTACCTTGTAGAGGATAAAATTTGTTTTGATCTCACCAGAGGAACGAAAACACGTTTATTCGACATGTACTGGGATAAGTTTCGTGAAAACTTGAAGGATATTGCTTTTGGATACGGTAGACACAATCCAAATACCTGGGGTTATCAAGCACCTAAAACTAAAAAACGCAAGTAATTCCCAAAATAGTCGGAAAAAATCCCCCCAAAATTTTCTCACGTGAAGGTTTTTTCAAAAAAGTATCAAATGTTACAAAGTTAATTAACTAAATAATCGAACGTTCATTTGCTATTTGCGAATAGCAAACGGAAGTAGGAATACCGAAGGAACGCACCAATACCCACAAAGTAAAGGAGCACCTATTATGAAAACAAAAAACAATTGGCAATTAGTTCTTATTAAAAATCAAAAAGAAAAAGAACAACGCAAACACCAAGCAAAACTTGCAATGGCAATGCGATGATATTCTGGGAGGGTTGACACCCTCCCTTTTTTTATGTAGAATGAATTGAAAGAATTTTTATCTATGGATAAGGAAAAAGTAAAACTGATTGTTCGTAATTTAGAACTTCTTGTCGATTCCCTGAAAGCAGAATTATATTCTGATGTTCAGACATATAAGTTTGATGATATCAAACCAAAAGACTTAGATTACGACGAAATTTTTGAGGATGATGATGACTAAAAGAGCAAAACAATTGGTTAAGATGCTTGGAAAACTTACGAAGCAGGATCATTTATATTCTGATGAGCAACTTAAGGAGATGAAAGCACGATTGCGAGTTGTAAAGGAAGAAATTGCACAAATTGAAGCACAAACATTCAAAGGATTTGGAAAGAAATGACTGTAAAATTGATTAGTATTACTCCTAATGCTGAAACTACGATGGCATACATTGCCCGTGTCAGCAATCCAAATAATCAGGACAATCCCAACTATGCTGGACTTCTGAAGTATTGCATTAAGCACAATCACTGGAGTGTGTTCGAACAGGCAACTATGACACTGGAGATTGAGACTACTCGTGGTATTGCGGCACAAATTCTGCGTCACCGTAGTTTCACATTCCAAGAGTTCTCTCAGAGGTATGCAGACACGAATCTGATTGCCAATGATATTCCTCTACCAGAACTTCGTAGACAGGACACAAAGAACCGTCAGAACTCTACAGATGACCTTCCAGCAGACGTTACTGCTCAACTCTACTCTAAGATCCAAGATCACTTTGATGCTGCTCAGAACCTTTACAAGGAACTCTTAGATGCAGAGGTCGCAAAGGAGTGTGCCAGGTTTGTATTGCCACTGGCAGTCCCCACAAGGATCTATATGACTGGCTCTTGCAGGTCGTGGATACATTATATCAATTTGCGTTCTGCTCACGGAACTCAGAAAGAACATATGGTAATTGCAGAAGCATGTAAGAAGGTATTTGTCGAACAATTCCCAGCAGTCTCAGAAGCCCTTGAGTGGGTCTAAATAACGATACACATTATTATAAACAATGGCAATTTATCCGATTATTCATAAAGAAACTGGTGAGACGAAAGTGATTGAAATGAGTGTTCATGACATCACACAGTGGTATCAGGACAATCCCGAATGGCAAAGGGATTGGTCGCAAGGATGCGCCACACCGGGAGAAGTTGGTGAGTGGAAAGATAAACTCGTCGCAAAAAATCCTGGATGGAATGATGTTCTTGGTAAAGCAGCAAAAGCACCTGGTTCTCGTGTAAAGAAAATCTAATGGCAAGAAGAAAAAGGACGAATGATCAACCAATCGGTGTTGGTCTTACAACCCGTCAGATGAAAAGAAAAAAAGCACTTGGGAGTGAATATCTATTAGATATTGAACCCCTCACAGACAATCAAAGAAAACTTTTTGATGCATATGCCGAAGGTAAACATCTTGTGGCATATGGATGTGCAGGAACGGGTAAAACTTTTATCACTCTTTATAATGCTCTTTGCGAAGTTTTAGATGAAAGAACTCCTTATGAGAAAATTTATTTGGTTCGTTCCTTAGTTGCCACAAGGGAGATTGGTTTCCTTCCTGGTTCCTATGAGGATAAGTCAGACATCTACCAAATTCCTTATAAGAATATGGTGAAGTATATGTTTCAGATGCCTTCTGATGCTGAGTTTGAGATGCTCTATGGCAATCTCAAGTCTCAGGAGACGATTAAGTTCTGGAGCACCTCATTCTTAAGAGGCACCACACTTGATAATTCAATTGTGATTGTAGATGAATTTCAAAACTGTACTGCACATGAACTTGATTCAATCATTACTCGTGTTGGTGAGAACTCTAAGATTATGTTTTGTGGAGATGCTTCTCAGTCCGATTTGCAAAAGACTAATGAACGTAATGGAATTGTTGATTTTATGAATATCTTGCGTAAAATGCCATCTATTGATATAATAGAGTTTGGTGTCGATGATATTGTTCGTTCTGGACTTGTCAAAGAATATATCCTTGCGAAAATAGAAGTAGGTCTTTAATGTTCAATCATGTTGATGTGACACTCCCGAAACTTGATCGGGAGACTATAGATGGTATTCGATATTATAAAGTGCCTGATGATGAACAACTACTCAAACTAGTTTCAATCACTTCTATCACAAGTCATTTCAATAAAGAAATCTTTGTGAAATGGCGCAAGAAAGTTGGAGATGAGGAAGCAGACCGTATTACAAAACTTGCAACAAGTCGTGGTACGGATATGCATACTCTTACTGAGTATTTCCTAAAAAATCATGATCTTCCTACGGATATTCTACCAATCTCAGAGTTTCTGTTTAATATTGCTAAATCAACTCTCAAGAATATTGATAATATTCACTCTCTTGAAGGTTCCCTATATAGTAAGCAATTAGGTATTGCAGGAACCGTTGATTGCATTGCCGAATATAATGGTGAATTAGCAATCATCGACTTTAAGACTTCCAAGAAACCCAAACCAAGAGATTGGATTGACCATTATTTTGTACAGTGCTGTGCTTATGCAGCAATGTTTTATGAACTGACTGAAATACCAGTCAAAAAATTTGTTATCATTATGTCTTGTGAAAATGGAGAATGTGTAGTTTATGAAGAATACGACAAAGCAAAGTACCTTAAATTGCTCGTCCAATATATTAGAAAATTTGTTGGAGATAAACTTGAGCAGTATGGAACCAAATAAAGAATTAGAACAAGTTATAGAAAATAAGTTTCTTACACCATCTAAATTTGCTCTAGAAATAGAGAAAATTGTTGCTGAAGAAAATATGAACTACATCGATGCTATTTGTCACTATTGTGAGATTAATGGTCTTGAGGTAGATTCAATTGCAAAACTGATTTCAAAACCACTCAAAGAAAGACTAAAGTGGGATGCAACTCGTCTCAACTTTATGAAGAAAACTTCACGTGCAAAACTTCCTCTATGAGTCCATTTGAATGCTATCAACATTATCTCTCTCTTAAAAGTCATTTTACAAATCCAAAATACGATTTCTTTAAATATGGTGGGAAGTCAAGAGCAACTCTAACTTCCTTTAACAAACGTAAGGATAAATATTTTTTTGAGAAAAGTTCAAGAAAATATTCTGATAAAGAAATTGTAGATTTTCTTGTATCAAGCTTTGTTGCCACAGACAACCCACAAAACATATGGATTGGAGAAATTATAAATTCTGGCGAAAGAACATACACCGAGTGGATGAAACGACAGCAGAGTTTGACCTACTTGTTCAAAGAACAATCGGAAGAATTACTATCGGAAATAAAATTAGAAGATGCTTTCAACTGCTCGAAAGGTCATCCACCAGTTCTAAAAAAATTCCTGGGTGGGAAGATTGGTATTGAAACCATAGTCATTTATGATACAATCTTCCAGTTCGGAAATGTTTTTGATGAGAAACTTTCTGACCCTGTGTGGGAAACCGTAAGTTTAAAAATCAAGAAGTACAAACCATTTCTAAATATTGATAAGTTTCAGTATAAAAAACTTCTACGGGAAATTGTAAATGAGTAAATTCTTTGATTCTGAACTCATACAAGAAGAACTTGAGGAGATTAATGATCTTCAAAAGTTCATTTATGGTAGTATTTTATCATTCGGTTCAATGATCCGTGAAGATAAACTGGAACATATTGAAAAAATGACGTTGTTATTGGAAAAGCAACGCATTATGTACACAAGACTTTCTCTTTCTGATGACCCACAAGCGGTTGAGATGAAAGAGAATCTGAAAAAATCTGTGGTAATTATGGGATTTCCTCCCGACACAGATATGAATTTACTTTTCAGTAGTATGAACAAAACGATTGAGTCTCTCAAGCAATTTCTTGACAACTGAGACCGTCCTTGCTATACTATCTAAGTAATCCAACAAATCCAAAACTATCCAAGGTATCTAAATGTCCTTCTCAGATCTTAAAAAGCAATCTAAACTTGGTTCGCTGACTGCGAAACTGGTTAAAGAAGTAGAAAAAATGAATAATAACGCATCATCTGGTGATGATCGTCTCTGGAAACTCGAATGTGATAAAGCACAGAATGGTTATGCAATCATTCGTTTCCTCCCAGCACCTGACGGTGAAGACCTGCCGTTTGTGAAACTGTATTCCCACGCATTCCAAGGTCCTGGTGGTTGGTTTATTGAGAACTCTCTCACCACTCTCAATCAGAAAGATCCTGTGTCAGAACTGAACTCTGAACTCTGGAACAATGGTACTGATGCTGGTAAAGAAGTTGCACGTAAGCAGAAACGTAAACTGACTTATGTTGCCAACATCTATGTGGTCAAAGATCCTGCTAATCCTGCTAACGAAGGTAAAGTCTTCCTTTATAAGTTTGGTAAGAAAATCTTTGATAAGATCACTGCCGCAATGCAACCTGAATTTGAAGATGAGACTCCTATCGATCCGTTTGACTTCTGGCAGGGTGCTAACTTCAAACTGAAGGCAAAGAACGTTGCTGGTTATCGTAACTATGATTCCAGTGAGTTTGCCGCACAAGGTGCTCTGCTTGATGATGATGATGCAATGGAAGCAATCTGGAAGAAGCAGTATTCTCTTGCAGAACTCGTTGCTCCCGATCAGTTCAAGTCCTATGATGAACTGAAGAATCGTCTTGATTATGTTCTTGGTAACAAAGGAACTCGTCGTCAAGACCCTGAGGTTGCCGATGAGGAAGAGACTTCCCGTGGTCCGGTTCGTGACCTTGATGAAGATCTTCGTACCGAACTGAGTAATCTAAGTTCTTCTAAGTCTTCTTCTTACGATGAAGAGGATGATGATACTCTGAGTTACTTTGCAAAACTTGCCGAGTGATAAGATTGGGGAGGGAAACCTCCCCTTTTTTATGGCATTGTGACTCTGGTGTTCTCGGTGCGAATTAATGACTCATCAATATATTGTGAAGAACGATCATAAATCATAATCTGTCTCATATCATTCAAGAATTGCTGTAGATATTGAGGTTTGAGAAGATAAATCGAAGACTTTTCGTTATTTTTTCTGACCTCATATTCATAATTCTCAATTGCCACAACAGGATTGCTGATTCTTGTTACATTTTCACCCAAAACAGTGGTATCATTTGTATAGTATTGGTCGTTGTCGTAATAATAAATTTTAAAATCTGAATCTACAATCTTTCCTGAAGGAAGAATTAGTTTCCCATCAGAATCTTTCACTTCGATGGTTTCATAGTGATGAACATCATTGAGTGATGTGCCATATAAGTTTTCTGCATATCTATAAAGATCATGATTTGATAGGGGCCATTCGTTTCTGACGTTCAAGATTCCAGCAGTCATCAGAACAACCCAATCAAGTTCTGCATCACCATAGTATTCCTCTGCTACGGTGTCTGGTCTTGCACCTTCGACAATCTCATACTTGTTGAAGATAGTAAAGATACCTTTAAGATCATCACGTAATTTATTTCTTCTGAATAAGTTTTTGACTCTTAAGTAACTTTGCGACGAGATACTGTCGGAAAGAAATGATTGATAATCTAAATCTGGTAGTTCTCTGAAGTATCCCATTTTAGAATCCTACTCCATTATCAGAATCGGAATAGTCTCCATTATAAATCGGTTCAAGTTCTTTAAATCCAAGATCCATAACCATAGAGACTGGAGTTCCGCCCCCATCACTATTTGTTCCACCATAAGTTGCATATGTCCCTTCACCCGTATAATTTACTGATATATCTGTGAGAGCACAATCTTTAAACTTGTGTAAAAATGGATGGGGAGAATTGCCTTTCATATAGGTCAATTTGAAAATTTTTGGAGTGGTTAGATATAAATTTGTAATGGTAGATGCCTTTTCTTGATTAAATCCTTCATTTCCAAATCCAGGCGCCATACTTCTTTTTAATAAGTGTATAATTTCTTTAACTTTTTGTGCTTCTGTTTTATTCCTTGGAGTCATTTTGAATGAAAATTTAAAGGATCTTAAATTGACACCATCAAATAATAATTCCATATTTGGATTTAAAATATTGCCAGTTGTTCTTGCCAATAACTGAGATGGAGTTAAGTTTCCGCCAAAAGGAATATTAGCAGCTGCAGTTGCCAGAGATCTTAAAAAATACTCATGAGCACCAGGATCCAATGCAAGACTCGTTCCAGATCTTAACAAATTAGTTATTATTTGAGCTGGATCATCGTTTGGATCTTTAAATGCATCTTGAACTAAACCAAGAACTTGAGCAGTCAATCCATCTAAACTTCCTTCAGTAAATTTTACAGAATTTCCATCTTGAATATTGGATGGTATTGGTAATTTTATTGTATAATCAACTTTTTCAATTTTTTTTCTATTCCCCACTTTAAAAAATTGTCCCGCACCAAATGAAGTCTTTCCACCCGAATCGAAAACTCGCTTTCCTGCATTTTCGCCACCTGCTGCAGTTACACCAGATGCAGTATATTTTGCAATACCTATTTGTAAATAATCTGTGGTAGGGTAGATAGCTTCATAAGGATATCTTAAATTTTGATATCTTGTATTATTAGCCATTTATTTTTTCTAATTATTTAGAAGGATTTTCGAAAAGATCGGCATAAGATATTCTTTTCATATCCTCCAATTCTTCTTGTTGAACTTCATAAACATCACCAAGTATTTCATTCCAAGTATAACTACGAGATTCTCCCCAGTGAAAATTAATACCCTCAAATCCCCAACTAAAAACTTTTGTAACTCCAACCAATGGATAAGGATCATAACCCATACCAGAAGTTTTTGCTCTATAAGTAAAAGTATAGATGGCACCAGATCTTACACTACCTTTACCACTGGCAGACAGAGTTTCTTTAATTTTATTCATCATATCTCTTGGTTTTTCTAATCCATTAATTTCATCAACTAATTCTCGAACACGATTTGTTTTATCGTTTGTTGGATTTTCTTCTCTTCTTTCTTTGAGTGTTTTTCTTGGCATTATTGAATACCTAATTCATTTTCTGTGAGTACTTTAAACTCATAACCATTATCAGTACACCATTCTCTTGCAGCTTCCCACTTTGCTTGATTCTTTGCATATTCTACAACTTCGTAAATATAACCTTTAGTTTTTCTTTTTTGAATTTTTGGTTCTTGTGTTTGTTTGAATGGTTTAATCTCAACAATATATTTTTTTATCTTTCCGTTTGATTCTTGAACTTTAATATAAAAATCTGGAAAATATCTATGAATACGATTATCTACAGGGGATTTATAAGGTAGACACATCTCCTCACTTCCCCATTCTAAAATGTTTTTATTTGTATCACAATAAATCATGAATTTGCGTTCCCATAGAGAACGATAAATTATGTTTTGATAATCACCCCTATATTTGTTTGGGCAAGAAGGTTGAAATCTTCCTTTATATGACATCTAAATACTTAATAATATAAGACTCGTATAAGGTATTTAGAGTGGCAAGTTCTCTTGTACAGAAAATTAATATGAGCAGAGCCAGAGAATTGGTGGGCAATCTGTCTCAGACGAATTATTATCTTGTAAATATTCCAATTATAAGTGACTTAAAAAAACATTATGAAACCAGTTATCCTGGTGAAGATCTTTCCAATATTGATATATTTGCCAAAACTAAATTAGGGTTTCTTTGTTCTGAAGCAACATTGCCTACAACTTCTTATGCAACTGCAGAAGTTAAGGATAATTTTATGGGTATAACTCAAGAATTTGCTCATACCAGACTTTATACGGACATCGATTTAACATTTTATGTTGATGCTGATTATTCGATATTGAGATTTTTTGAAGGATGGATGGATTATATTGCTGGTGGCAACAGTCCTTCATTGCTTGAACCAGCTGCCGCAACTGATCTTAGACGAAATATTTACCGAAGATTTAATTTTCCAGATTCTTATAAAGTTGACAACATGACGATATCAAAATTTGAACGAGATTTTAAATATGAGTTAAACTATACTTTTGTAAATGTTTTTCCAAAGGGGATTACTTCTCTTCCAGTTTCTTATGGATCCGCAGAATTATTAAAAGTAACAGTAACTTTTAATTTTGATCGTTATGTTGTAAGTCGAGATTTTACAAAAGAATTTGATATGGAAATTAGAAATAAAGCTCTTACAACTACAAAACCATTTAAAGATCCAAGAATACCTGGCACAGTAATTTATCCAGTATTTCAAGATCCAAACGAAGGACTGGCCTAATAAATAATCAAAACTGAAGTTTTATAGGTCATTATGCCTTTACCAAAGATTAATACCCCAACATATGAGTTGGAATTGCCTTCGACTGGAAAGAAAATCAGATATAGGCCCTTTTTAGTCAGAGAAGAAAAAATCCTGATTATGGCACTCGAATCTGAGAACATGAAACAGATTACAGATGCCGTGGTTCAAATTCTATCAGATTGCATTCTTACAAAAACTGTGAAAGTAACAGATCTTTCGACATTTGATATTGAGTATTTGTTTCTCAATGTTCGTGCCAAGTCTGTTGGTGAAACCGTAGAGGTAAATGTAACCTGTCCAGATGATGGTGAGACAACTGTTCAGATGGAAATTGACATTGATTCAATCAAGGTTCAGAAAAATAAAGATCATAAGAATATTATCAAACTTGATGACAATCTTTCGATGAAACTTAAGTATCCATCACTGGAGCAGTTTGTCGAGAATAATTTTGAAACCAGTGATAATGTGAGTGATGTAAGTAAGTCTCTGAGTATGATCACATCTTGTATTGACATAATTTATGATGCCGAAGAAAGTTGGAGTGCATCCGATTGTACGAAAAAAGAACTTGATGAATTTCTTGAGCAACTGAATACAAAGCAGTTTAAAGAAATTGAATCTTTCTTTATAACAATGCCGAAGTTGTCACATACAATTACTGTAAAAAATCCAAATACAAAAGTAGAATCTGAGGTTGTTCTGGAGGGCCTGGCAAGTTTTTTCAGTTGAGTATGGCTCATACTAATCTTGAGTCATACTATAAGGTTAACTTTGCCCTGATGCAGCATCATAAATATTCATTGACAGAGATTGAGAATATGATTCCCTGGGAAAGGGAAGTATACCTTACTTTACTTGAACAGTATATTGAAGAAGAAAACCTAAAGGCTCAGCAGCAGAGTGGACATTAATCAAATCTACAGATCACCATCGATATCAAAGTTGAGCAAGAGAAACATCTCTTCTTCAGTTCTTCGTGCGTCTTCTGCTATTTCATCTTCCAGTCCTATTAAACCAAATCTTAAAACTTCTAAATTTAGTTTTATAAAACCTAAGGTAGCATTACAAGAAAAACTGGAGTCTCTGAAACCAGTAGAAACATTAAAAGAAACTGAAACATATAAAGTACTTATAGAAACAAATAGAATTCTTGTTGAAATACAAAAGCAACTTTCTCTTGATTTTGCAATGCGAATTGCAGAAGAAAAGGAAGCAGTCAAAAAAATAAAATCAGCAGAATCAAAAAGAAAAGTTGGTGAAAAGGAAAAATCTATAGAAGGTGTTGGTAAAAAAATCTCTGGTATTGGAGAGTCAATTATAGGTAGAGTTACTGCTCCAATTAAAAATGTTTTTGATAAGATCAAGGAGTTTTTCTCTCTTATTTTAACTGGTATAGTTTATAATGCTGCATATAAGTGGTTACAGGACGAAAACAATAGAAAGTTATTAGATCAAATTTTCTATTGGATTGGGAAATCATTTATTCCAGCAGTCATTGCAATCATAGTATATAAAGTTTTTAAATGGGTGAGAAGACTTTTTTTACTTGGAAGGTGGTTGTGGAAATTACCAGGTAGACTTTCACAAGCTATTAAAAAACTTTCACAAGCTATTAAAAATATTTCACCCCCAAAAGGAGGTGGAGCAACACCACAGGGACCAAAAAGACCTTCACCACCAAACCAACGACCACCTACCAGATCTCCACTTACTCAAGGAAGTGGATATGGACCAACACCAAGACCAAGACCAACACAACCACTCATAACACCATCAGGTTCTCCATTAGTAACGGATCCATTATCACCATATAAAGGTGCAGGAAGCACTCCTGGTCAAGCTCCAGGAGTTCCAGCAAAACCAGTTATTCCACCACAATCAAAGTTTGCATCATTTTTAGGTAATTTTAAAAAGTTTTTTGCACCAATAGGAAAAATTTTTCGAGCACTTGGATTCTTTTTATTATTTGATGAATTAAAATCTGACGCAGAAAGGGGTGATGTAAAAGCTATTGTAGTAAAATTGTCTGCTTATGGTTTGGGATGGCTTACTACATTCTTAATGGCTGGTGGTGGAGCAGGGCTATCAGCAACTGGTGCTGGAGCTGCTCCAGGAGTTCCTATGATTATAACCTCGATGGCCGCTGGTTTTGGTGTTGATCAAGCAGTAAGAAGTATGTTTGGGTATGGAATGTTCCAAAACCAAAATGGTAAGAAAAATGGTGGAACAATCAAAGCATCTAATGGAATGACAGTTCCAGGAAAAGGATCTGGACTGGTTGATAGTGTAAAAGCAATGCTTGCTCCTGGTGAAGAAGTTATCCGTACAAGTTCTGCAATGTTATTCAGACCTCTTCTCAAGGATCTTAACGACAATGCCGGAAGATTGTGGACACTTTTTACACAGGCAATTCGCAAATTATTTAATGTTTCCGACTATCAACAAGATGTGTCTAAAGAATTTTCAAAAGTTATAGAAGATTTTAATAAGTATTTGAAGGACGAGATCTTAAAGAAAAAAACTAAACCAACTCCTCCTGGTGGTGGTGGAATGAGATCACCATCAATCTCTCCAAAAACTATTACTCCATCTGCATCAGTATCTGCGGCACCAAGAATCACAAACATCAGTATGAATGTTTCTGCTGGTTCTGGTGGAATGACCTTCTTACCAATGGTTTTACCAAAGCAATCATCAAAACCACCACAAATACCACAAATGCAAGGCAAGGCAACTGATGTTCCCGTGATATCTCCAGTAAACTTTGCAAATCCTTATATGGAAGTTACACCTTCCTTATATGGAATTCAGTTAATGGTGTAAGATATGGACACTCAAGTCAAACAACTCAAACTGAATGTTACCAATATTAAAAGTTATCTGATCAGTTCGAATAAAGAACTGAGAAAACTTAAAATTCAGAAAAAAGACTTGTTTTTTAAATTAGAAAAACAAAGAGAATTAAAAGCAGAAGAAACCAGAGTAGAAACTAAAAATTTAGGAATTGGTGCAGGATTTTCAAGATTGATGAGTGCCGTAACTGCCCCTGCCAGAAGTATTTTTGATAAAATTTTAGATTTCTTTGGATTAATTGCTCTTGGTATCCTGATTCAAAAACTTCCTGCCATTATTGCAAAAATTGACGAGTTTTTTAACAGTGACTTTATAAAATCAGTAGGAAATGTCTTAACAACAATTGGAACAGGATTTCAAAAACTTGGAGAACTTATTAATGTCTTAACACCACAAAAGCAAAAAGACATAGATCAAAATTTAAAGGCAATTGATAAAGATATTGAAAATGATTTCAAATCTGCCGATCAAGCAGATCGAGATATTACTAAACTGGAAAAAGAATTGCAGGATATGCAATCACCTGCTCCAGCAACACCAAAACCTGCTCCAGCAACACCAAAACCTGCTCCAGCAACACCAAAACCTGCTCCATCAACACCAAAACCTGTTACACCACAAGTAACACCTACACCAAAACCTGCTCAACCACAAAAATATTCTAAGGGTGGAACTGTTCAGGAAAATAAAAATCAACAAACCAAAGCACCATATCAACCAAGAAAAAGTGGTCAGCTCAAGAGAGCAGAACGAGGAATGAATACTGGATTTGAAGATTTTTCTTTAGCAGTTGAAAATATCAATCAAACAGTTCAAAGAGATGAAAAGAATGTGATGGCATTTGCAGAAATGTCGAAGAATTTTAGAGAATATACTTTACCTTTTGGTAGTGGTAAAAATAAAAGAGGACCTGGACCAGGGCCAGGACCTGGACCTGGAAATGATCCAGCCTTGCCTGGTCCTGGAAATAATAAAGAATTTCCTTATGAATCACCAACTGGTGATGCAACCATAGTATTTTATGAGGGGCAAGGAAGAGATGCCTCTGGAGAACCAGGATTAGATTTCAGTTTTAAAGACTACAAAAACAATTACTCCCTTTTTGCTGGAGAAGTAGTAGACACACCAGTTTATAGTGGATATGGGCAGAGTCTAAGAATTAGAAGTAAAGATCCTGCGACAGGAAAAATGTTTGATGCATTGTATGCTCACTTTCCACCGGGAGGTGTTAGATTAAAAGCTGGTGATAAGGTCACTCCTGGTCAATTTTTAGGTCCAGTTGGTTGGGACCATAAAAATAACAGAGCAATTCGTGGTGCTGGAAATATGCGTGGACCACATACAAGTGTGGACTTTTTTGAACCTGGAACGGATTTGAGACCGTATTCTAATGCTGGTGGGGTAACAACTTCAGTGATTAAAAGGGAGGGAAAAAAACCAAAAGGAACTCCTGCATCAAATATAAAACCAGCACAATTGATACAACCTACATCATCATATAAATTGGACCCTTACAATCCTAATCCTAATTCTGATCCAATTAGCACTGGGGCTGGACAACTTTTAAAAGCATTACAAAGACCTGGTGGTGGAGGTGGTAACAGAAAACTATTAAATAGTACAAGTAATCGTGGAAATCAATCACTCTTCATTTATGCTATACAACCAGTAGAAACCTTTATACCATTTCCATATACAGTTCCAATACAACAAACATCCAGTTCACCACCACAAAGACAAAAATTACCAGAAATATGGAGATCATAAGATAAATGGCAAATGCAGCACAGGCATCGGCATATGAAGTTTTTGAAATTCAAAAGAATGGTAAGAAAATAGATATTACTGGACAGGATCCTTATGGTGCCAGAACAACAAGTTTTGATTACTACGAAAGTCTTTTATCACCAAATGTTACTGCCATTTTATCTTTAATGGACATTGGTGGATCTACCAATTATGATCAAATTTATGATAGACAAACAAGATCTGGAACTTTAAGCTCTGCACTTCCTCTCACAGGTGATGTAAATGTTTCTTTTAAAATTAGATCTAAATTGGGAACCTTAGATTTTACAAGAAATGCTTTATTATTTGATAAGCAAATTAATCCAAATCAAGAATCAAATCGTGAAGCAATCATCATGAATTTGGTTTCAAAATCTGCAAAGTTAAATCAAGAAGCTACCGTCTTCAAAAAATATTCCGGTAATATTACAAATAGTGTTGAAAATTTGCTTTCAAATTATTTTCAAACTAAACTTGCTACTAAAACACCAACTAAAAACTCATATTCATACATGGGAAATAGTGATTCACCATTTGAAATCATATGCCGATTAGCAGCAAAATCAGTACCAGTAAAAGGCAATCCTGGATACTTTTTCTATGAAACCAGAGATGGTTTTAATTTTAGAGCAATTGATGATTTAATTTCTCAACCACCAGTTGCATCATACTATAGAACAGACGTATTGAAGTCTGGTGTAGAGACTGATCAAAATGATTTTAAAATCGCATTGAAATCGGATATTAAACGAGAAGATTTAATTACTGCATTAAAATCTGGTGTTTATCATAGTCGAAATATTTTTTGGGATCCACAATCATTTAAATATGAAGAGATAATTTATAAGTTAACTGACAAAGGACTTGAAAAATCACTGGGCAAAAATATATCATTACCGGATGTAAAATCTTTTACAAGAACTCACTTCCATATTAAGGATATTGGAGCCTTGAGTGCTAAAATAAAAGATGATCCTAATAATGATCCAAAGGAATGGCAGGCAACGTCAACAATGAGATATAACTTGCTGTTCACACAAATTATACAAATTCAAGTTCCATGCAATCCAAATTTGAGAGCAGGTAATACAATTCAATGTGACTTTGAAATTTTATCACAGGGAAAGAAGACTCAGGGAGTTGGTGATCCAGTCAATAGTGGAAAATATTTGATTGTTAATTTGTGCCATCATTTTGATTCCTTGAGATCTTTTACTTCAATGACTCTTGTTCGTGACACTTACGGTCTATATACAAATAAAAGCAAATAATGAGTAATTTAGGAACCGTCAATATTAATAAATTCTTTATTGCTCAAGTTGCTCCTGCACAAAATCAATACTTAACAAATCCAGAGTGGCACGATGCTCATGGTGATCGAGTAAGAATTAGAATACCAGGAAAGCATCCAAGTACCAATGAAGTAAAAGACGAAAACTTACCCTGGGCAATAGTTTTAAAACCTACTTCACATGGAAATCTAAATGGTGGTTCATGTGGATTGTGGGGTGGTGAATGGGTCATGGCATGTTATTTGGACGAAAGTGAGCAGATACCAGCAATCGTTCAGGTGTTGGGTAATAATCTTACTCAGTTTGATATAAGAGCCTCTAAAAATGGTACAACCGAATTTAAAAGAGTAGATCGATTCAATTCTGGATTGACTCCAGGATCGCATCAAATTATTGGAGATTCTACAAAACCAAAAGGACCAGCACAACCAACAAAAGAAGAAATTAAAGATGCAACTAAAGATTCTCAAACAGCAGTCGGCACTGATTCAGATATTCAAGGAGCAACGACTCTTTCAGCTGCTCTTGCTCGAAACGCTCAAAGAGAATTTAGGCAAGAAATCAGAGATGCTGGATTTGGACAATTCTTGCCAGGAGCACAATCAGCAGTCGGCACTGATTCAGATATTCAAGGAGCAACGACTCTTTCAGCTGCTCTTGCTCGAAACGCTCAAAGAGAATTTAGGCAATTCGTCGCAAGTCCTGAATTTCCAGGAAATTCATGAGCACAATCATAAATATCGTCATATGGAGGTAGTATTATAATGGCAGACGTAAAATCAGAAGGAGTTGCTAGTTGGTACGGTCCTGGTTTTTATGGTAATAGAACTGCAGATGGAACAGTTCTCAAAAGAGATAGTTTATGGGTTGCTCATAAAACATTACCTCTTGGAACAAAAATACAATTTACCAATCCTAATAATGGAAAAAAGATAGTTTTACAAGTAAAGGATAGGGGTCCTTTCGAACCAGGAAGGGAGTATGATTTAACGGAATCAGCTGCAGAATACTTAGGAGTTAAAACTGGAGCAAGAACTGGAATATTACGCCTTTTAAGTCAAGAAGTTTCTAAAAGTACTCCATCTGGCACAACAACTTCAACACGTACTCCAATCCCTCTTCCAATAATCGAACTTCCAGTCGAAAAATTTAATGAATCGGAATCAAGTAATCCTGATGTAACAACACCTTCAAATCAACAATCAGTTTTTGTTCCCGACACTCCAATTCAACCAAGTCCCGTATGGACAAATGTTCCGGACGAAACATTAGACAGAATTGCAAAAGGTTCAAATGATGTAGTTGCACAATTAAATGAACAAGGTTCTGACACTTGGACACCAGAACAACAAGAATTATTTAAATCAACTCAAAATATTCTTGACTCAATCGACAAAGAAAAAGCAATTAGAAAGTCTGCCGATTGTAAAACAAAACAAACTGATAAAGGAGTTGCAGCATATGTAGATCCTCCTAAATGTGAAGCATATATTAATTCAACTGCATATCAAGAAGCTTTACAAACATATGAAACGGAAAGAGTTCAACCAGATCCCTGTGGAACTTCAGAATTAGCAGGAATTAATACTCAATTACTCAGTTTTTTTAAAACTCTAAAAAAAATTAAGAAATATGGTCAACTTTATGTTAATGGTGTAATTAATAAAGTTGGTCAAATTAGTAATTTAATTCGTAATACTGGAAGTATCATTGCGGCAATTCTTAAAATTCTTATTCAAAGATTAAGAAATTTTTTGATCGGAAAAATAAGAGCAGGTATACAAGATTTAATTGATATGCTGTTGCCAACCGTTGCCAAGGCAATCAAAAATACTATTATTCAAAAAGTTATTGATACAATTTTTTGCAAATTCAAAGATATTGCCAAAGGGTTGGCACAAATGGTTGGTGACTTCTTATTTGAATTGGTTGGTAAAATTGTAAATGTTCCTTTCTGTGCCGCACAACAATGGACAAATTCTTTGATCAACAAATTGGCTGCAGATATTGATAAGGCAATTGGTCCTGTACTGGATAAAATTAATGACGTATTAGGTCAGGTTGGTAAAATTGCTGGATCAGTCTTTCAGGCACTTGACTTTATTCTTGGATTCGAATCATTCTTATGTGCAAAACCAAATTGCCCACAGATTAAGAGTTTTATAGGAAATCCTCTAAAGGATGGTCCTAATCAACAAGATATTGATAATTTTAATAACTTTTTATCTATACCATCAGATTCTGCAATTATTGAAGGTGCAACTGGATGGACTAAAGATCTACCAATTTTTGGTGGGACATTGGGACAATATGATGGAACCCTACCAGATAGTATTGTTCAATGTGATACTGCACCATTTAGATGTGGACCACCATCAATTGAAATTTTTGGTGGTGGAGGATTTGGTGCTATTGGAAATGCGGTTGTTGATAAAATGGGCAGAATTGTTGGAGTCGATTTAGTATTTGGTGGATTAAATTATAGCAGTCCTCCTTTTGTTACAATTTTAGATCCTTGTCAAAATGGAAACTATGCATCGGCATATGCAGAAATTAATGATGATGGTGAAGTCATTAATATTATAATGGTAAATAATGGTGCAGGTTATGTCAGTCAACCAACAGGATTAAATGAATTTGACGAACCAGTAGAACAAGATTCAACAAGAACGAAGGTTAATGATTACATTGTTTGCTTGTCTGGATTTGAGATTCTTTCCACTGGAATTGGTTACAAACCAACTGATATTGTTAAAATTACTCCAAACATTGAGGGCCTTGAGGCCGTTATAAGAATGACCGAATCTGGACAAATTATAGAAATTAAACTTGCAAATAGAGTATGTGGTATCACAGACATTCCTGAAATAGTAATAAATAGTGATACTGGGTCTGGAGTTGACATTAAACCTGTGTTTGAAATTATTAGATTGAATCCAGGACCTGGTGGAACTGGTGGTGATGGTGGTGTTGGTGGTGTTGGTGATGGTGGTGATGGTGGTGCAGGTCAAATTGATCTAAATGCAATTCCAAATATTTCTATCGATTCAATTAGTAGAAGAGTTTTAGATCCAAAGACACGTCGAGATATTACTATTGAAGGTAGAATAGCAAGAGATGATGAACTTGGAGCAACAACTTCGACGGGTCAGAGGAATATCATCAGAGTTATTGATTGTGTGAGGTAAAATATGCCAAAACCAGAATGGGTACTAAGTGACAATACTTATGGAAAAATGTTCTTTGGTCCAGGAGCAGATGAAAAGAAAGATCCTGGGATTCAGTACACAGTTTCATTAACAAATGGGTATAATGAAACTCATACAAAGAATGGAAATAAGGGAGAGATTGTTCGTGGAACGTCTCACGAGATTATCAAGGGTCAAAAACCCGGTGATAACAGAAAGCAAAAAGAAGATGAAAATACTACAAAATCAATTGTTGTTGAGCAAGGTGATATTTCAATTATCGCCGAAAATGGGAATATTAAATTAAAAGCAAAAAATATTTTCATTGAAGCTGTTGGTGATGGTAATGATGGATCATTTATGGTAAAGGCAAATGAAGCCATAACTATGGTATCTGGAGAGCAAATGACTCTTGGTGGTGCAAAAATTTGTATGTCAAGCGCAGATTCAATTACATTAAATGGACAAGGTATGCTTTATATCTTATGCAAAGATATAAGTGAGGGATCTCCTCTTGCTGGAATTTTAGGAAATTTTATTCCTGGACCACTTAAAAGTTTAATTGATGGAATTGCATTAAGTTGTAAGTAAGGAGAAATTTATGGCATTTACAAAGATAGAAACTGGTACATTAGATGTTTTTAGTCCTTTAGTTGGTGGGGCTCTTCTTTTTCCAAAAGGATTTTGGGAACCAGGAACAGCATCAATTCATAAACTACATTGTGGTCAAGGTGCAACGGCAACTCCTTTTACTGCTTCGTTAGTTGTTGGACCTTCACTTACGTCTCCACTCTCAATTAATACACTTGGATTGGAACAACTTACTGGTATTCGAAATTGCTTTGGATCTGATATTAAAATTGGTTCAGATATAAGTCTTGGAGCATTGAATATTTCCTATAGTGCTGTTTTTAGTGAAAAAAATGGTCTTAAAGATTCTGTAGTTCCTTCTTGGGGTGCAAAGGCTCCAGATTTTGGTGTTGCCGCATTAAAAACAGACTTTAAATCGCCGAATGGGGATCTGTCCGGTTTTTGGAAATATAATGGTGTTTTTGTTTCAGTCGGACCTCATACTTCTGACATTACATTAAAGAAAAACATAGAACCTTTAAAAAATACCAATTGCTTAGATCAAGTTTTAAATCTTAATCCAGTATCTTTTGATTGGGATGAAGATGTCGTCCCAAAACTGGCAGAAGAATACCCCCAAATGATTGGATTAATAGCTCAAGAAGTGGAAAAAGTTGTTCCAGAAGTTGTTTGCAAGACAAAAGTAAACGTTAAGGGTGATAAATCTAGAGAAGTAAAGAGAGTTCTTTATGAGAATTTGGTTGCAATTTTAATTGGTAGCACTAAAGAGCAACAGAAACAAATTGAAGAGTTGAAGCAGAGAATTTTAGTTTTAGAACATCAATAAATAAAAATTATTAAGATTATTTGATAAAATGGATGAAAATTTAAGAAATCGTGTCGTCAAAGTTTTTGAAAATGATCAAAATCAACTTGATGGTGCATTTGATAAACAGTCTGATATTGATGTTCCCACTAAAATAGAAAAAGTTTCAGTTGTACAAAATGATAATGGAACTTGGGATAAAGATGTAGTTGAAGAGGACAGTAATCTTTATGATGAAAGCGTAGTAGGTGTAATTGAAAAACAAATTGAAGAGGATGCAAAAACACTTCAAGAATTCTGCGCAGTCCTTGACAACCAAATTATTGGATTTAACGCACAAATCAATGTAAAAAAACAACAAATAGTTACCTTATCAATTCAGGCAAACAGTGGAAATTGTTGGCCAGGAATTGCCTGCAGTACAGTTTTAGTTGGAGATACCACTTGTGCAACCGGACTTGGTTCTACAACATTTGGTTATCAAACTTATACCGAGATCAAAGAGGATCGAGATGCACTTGGCATTTATGAAAATATGGCAGGACCGAATCAAAATTTTTCTGCCAGTAATCCATTTGACCCTGATAACACCATAACATTAATTACATCTTATGCTGGATATGGTTATGAGAATGAAAAACAAAACGATGGAGGGACTCTTTTATATGGTATAGGTAGAACTGATATATCTGCAACTTCTAGTGACCATAATGCTCGAATTATTGCTTCACAAAGATATTATACTGGATCTACAATACCTGCTGCCACTTGTGTATCGATTGCAAATTCAATCACAACACTTTTAGGGGAAATTGAAGTTTTAAGAACACAAAGAGATGCTGCAGTTAATCGAACAAATTTAAATTATATAAAAACAACAAAAAGTGAAAAAGAACTTCAGAACTGGGGAAATAAAAATTTACATGAACAAATTTCTGCAAGAAAAACTAAAAACTCTGTTGTAATTGCAGCAGTTCAAAGTTTTTCTTAAAACCCCCTTGACACCAGGACCCAGATGTCCTATAATATGAGGGTAATCAACACAAGACCAAATGCCCACCGAAGAGTTCCTGTCCCGTTGCGTCGTAGATACTCTGGCACGTAAGTTCTACCTATATTCCAGTGAAGGTGCAGAGAAACTTGTAGAATGTGAATCTATCGACCAGTTTATGAATGTACTGGAAGTTGTTCGCAGTCAGGTAAGTGATGATTGCCTTGCATATACCAACCCCCTTTGAGAAATGGAAGTTTTTAGTGTGGAAGAGTTTCAAGAAAGATTCGACGAACTTATGGAAAGAGTCGAAAATGGAGAACATTTTGGTATAGTCAACGAAGACGGGCAGGCATCAGTGGTGATGCCCGCAGATGGCGAACTCATGCGAATATACACCGACGAAAACAACGAAGCTCAGTAATACTCTAGTTTTTATGCGAGTGAGACTTGGTAGTCAGAGGAGTCTTATAAACTCTTTCCGCCAGATTAGCGGCTTTGACCTGGTTCGAATCCAGGCACTCGTATTGCTATTCGTTATTTGCGAATAGCATATGCTCGTTTAGCAATCTGTTTGAATGCAGCGTTCTCATAAAGCGCCGAAGGTGGGTTAGATTCCCTCAACGAGCACTTGATTATTATGATTCTTAGAGTTATAATAGTCTTATACCTGGGAGGGTAGTCCAACTGGCAGGAGACACCAAACTTAAAATTTGTACAGTGCGGGTTCGAATCCCGCTCCTCCTATTAAAAATAAATATAAGATATTGAAACACTCAAATGTCTTATCAAATCAGTCAAGGATACTGCTGGTATAATGAAGGCACGATGATTGTTAAGATGTACTTTATCAATCAAGTTCCATTTACTTTTGATGAACTACCAGACGGGCACTTATATGATAAAGACCTATGTAGATTAGCAGATAAGCAAAGAACATTTGAACCAGAAGATTTATTTAAGAACTCTTTCTACTTGATAGACGAAGAGGCACATCCACTATTATTTGAGATGGATTTAGAGAATCCACAAGACCTACCAGAAGATATTATGGAATTTAATGGGGAAGATTTGATGGGATAAATAAAACATAATAAGGTCTATTAGCAAGAAAGATGCCATTAAATAAACTTGATAATTTTATTAAGAATACTGAAGGTCGTATTCTTTATGTTTCTCCAAGTGACCTTGATTCCACAGATAGCATCGATAATCAAGGAAATTCACTTGCCAGACCGTTTAAAACGATTCAGAGAGCACTGATCGAATCTGCAAGATTTTCTTACGTTAAAGGAACAAATAACGATATTACAGAAAAAACAACCATTCTGTTGATGCCTGGTGAGCATACAGTTGACAACAGACCTGGTTATAGAATCTATAATTCCAGTGGATCGGCAAAAGTAATCCCACCAGAGGGATCTCAGAGTGTTGAAAACCCTACTGCATCAAGCACACTAAGTCTTTCTCTTACATCAAACTTTGACTTAACACAATCTAATAATGATCTTATCAAATTTAATAGCATTTATGGTGGTGTGATTGTTCCAAGAGGAACTTCAATCGTTGGTTTGGATCTTCGTAAAACAAAGATTCGTCCAAAATACGTTCCTAACCCAACAGATCCTACAACAAATAGCAGTGCAATTTTTAGAATTACTGGTGCATGTTATTTTTGGCAGTTTTGTATTTTTGATGCCTTAGAGTCTGGCAATGTTTATACAAATCCATCCAATTTCACTGATACTGCAAAACCAACTTTTTCACACCACAAGTTAACTTGCTTTGAGTATGCTGATGGTGTAAATGAGTATTCAACTACGGGTCTTACTGACCTTGACATGTATTATGCAAAATTGGGTTATGCCTTCAGTGAGGGAACAAATAGACCGATTGAATCTGAAGATAAGTACCCAACAGATCCAGATGCATTTGCCAAGCAAAGACCAGAATGGGAAATTGTAGGTGCATTTGATACTGATGATATCTCCATTACTTCAATCAGTATTTCTAGTGGTGGTAGCAATTTAGTTACTGTAGTTACAGACGTACCTCATGATTTTATTGAAGGAACTCCAATCAAAATTAGAAATGTAGTACCGGTTGATTATAATATTTCTACAAAAGTTCAGACAACTTCAAATAGCACCACCTTTACATATTTGATTCCAGGTGCCAGACGAGATCTGGAAATTATAGGAAGCACTGCTGGTGCCAAGGTAACTATTGAAACTGATACAGTATCTGGTGCATCTCCTTACATCTTCAACATTTCGATGCGTTCGATTTGGGGTATGAATGGAATGCACGCCGATGGTAGCAAGGCATCAGGATTCCGTTCAATGGTTGTTGCACAGTTCACTGGAGTTTCACTTCAGAAAGACGACCGTGCTTTTGTAAAATATTTTCCAGATTCAAGAACTTATATTGGAAATGATGCGACTAAGGTAACTGGTGCTACTCTCTCCACTCAATCCTCATCGACAAGTACAAATACTGCATATCACTTAGATTCTGAGGCAATTTATAGAAGTGGGTGGAATACCAGCCATATTAAAGTTAGCAATGATGGATTTATTCAGGTTGTATCTGTCTTTGCGATTGGATTTTCTAAACACTTTGATTCTGAAACTGGTGGAGACTTGAGTATTACAAACTCTAACTCAAACTTTGGACAAATCTCTCTCAACTCGGAAGGATTTAGAAAAGAAGCATTTGCCAAGGATAATAATACGTTTATTACAAATATTATAACTCCCAGATCAATCGTAGAAACTCAGAAAGAAATCGATTGGATTTCAATTGATGTTGGAGTCACGACGAATACATCCAAAAATCCCAGTGCAGATAAAATTTATCTTTATGGATTTACATCAAAAGATGATGTACCACCAATTCTAACTCAAGGATATCGTGTTGGCGCTAAACTAAATGATAAATTATTTGTTGAATTAAACAATACAGAATACTCTGCAAGTATTTTGATGTCTGATGGTGTGACAAGCAGTGTCAAGGAATACACTGCAACAATCGCATCAAATAAATTTACTATTGGCACTAATGCCATTGAGAATGGTGAAAAAGTTATCATTATTAGTGATACTGGAGATCTACCAGAAAATATTACTGAACATACAGTTTATTATGCAATTACTCCAAGTGCTAATAGTATAAGAACGGATGGTGTTTCACTATCTTCAATAACAGGTGAAATTCAATTAGCATCTTCTCCATCTGATGCTGATATCGGATCCCCAATTACTGCATATCTTGGTAAGAATCTTAGAATTCTAAGTCGAGTATCTGATAAGATTGCTGGAGATATTGGACATCCAGTAGGATTTAATACTTCAATAAATCAATGGTTTATTCGTTCAACTGCAAATAATCAAATTTATCAACAACTCAATTCTCTTGGTGGAGTCAGCATTCTTGGAGATAGAACAGAACCATCTTACATTAAAAGAATTCCAGACTCAAGAAGTTTGGATGAAAAAATCTATAAACTGAGAGTTGTTATTCCAAAAGAACTTACAAATGCAAAGGCACCAGAACCTGGATTCATTCTTCAAGAGTCAAGTACAACTGGTGTCAGAACAGATGGAGATTTTACTCTTGCATCAACAAGAAATCTCAACCTTTCTGACTACAAATACAATCGAAATCCAAGATTTATTGCAAGTTGTACTCGATCTGCAGAAGTCAGTGGAGTTTATACCGTAACAATCGTAACGGAAATCCCACATAATCTCCAAGTTGGAAATGATGTTACCATTTATAATGTAAAAGATTCTGCCATTAACCCAAATGGAAAGAATAATTCGGGATATAACGGAACATATGCCATAAAATCCATTGTAAATGATTTGTCATTTACATATGAAATTGCATATGAAGTTACAACACCCGCAACAATTCCAACATCTAAGACTTCAAGTTGGCCAAGATTTGAAAGAACTGATCTAAAGTCAAATATCTATATTTACCGTAGTGTACCTATCTCAGAATATATTGAGGGGCAGCAAGATGGTATCTATCACGTATTTGCTCTGAATGCAAGCAATACAATTGAAAACGAATTTACTAATATATCTTACAATCAAAGTGTTGTGGATTTTTATCCACAACTTGACAGAGATAATATTGATGACAACCCAAGAGCATCAAAGTCATATTCTGTACGATCACCACTTGGTAAAGTCGTAACAAATGACCTCAAAAAAAGTATTACAAGAGAGAATACTGATAAGTTATTAACTACATTTGGAGTTGGTATTGGAGTTTCCACAGTAAGTGCTTCATCTGGAGTCTCAACAATTACCTTTGAAAGAGCACATAATCTTGCTGGTATTGTAACGGCAACCATTAGTAATGTTGGTGCTGGATATAGCACCGGAACATTCTATAACGTAAAGATTCTGCCAGATGGAACAAGCACCACCAACTGGCAGGGTGCAACGGCAACTGTTGTTGTAAGTGGTGGTCAAGTAAATTCAGTATCCATTACCAATGGAGGATCTGGATATACCGCAGGAACTTATGAACTTGATGAAACTGCTATTGGTAATAATGGGGTAAACACAGATGTTGCACTTACAGTTTCTACAACTGGTATCTCATCTGCTGTTGGGCAAGTTGTTCAATTTACTGGTGCTGGCACAACCTCTGATGGATATCATAGAATCACAAGTGTCTTGGGAGCAAGTCAAGTTGCTGTTGCCAGAACAACGGGAGATCCAGGAATTACAACCTCACAATACGCATTTGTTGTTGGACCTTCCATAAGTATTGCATCAACTGCATATGGATCTGCCACTGGAATTACAACGTTTACTTTTACCAGTGCTCACGGATTAGTTGCTGGAAATAAATTTAGAGTTCTTGATGCAAATCACAACAATAAGGGTGATTTTATTGTAAAATCAAGAGTCGGTGTTAATACATTTACCACACTCACAAATGAGAACCTTGGCACTGTAACTTATGTTCTGAAGCATGGTCTTTCTTCAAATGATGGAATATCCGACCAATCACAAGAAAATCTGGGAATACGAGGTCTTCCTCTCTTTGATGAAGAAATTGCTTATGTAACCAGTTTCACAAGTGACACACAAATCAGAATTAGCATCCCAAATGCTGGAATTGGAACTGTTCAGAGATTCCCCTACGGTTCTTACATCCAAATTGATGAAGAGATTATGAGAGTTGCGAGTAGCACTCTTGGTGGAACTGCACCCAATTATGATGAAATCACGGTTATTCGTGGTTCTCTTGCAACAAGAAAAGTACCTCATGATAATGGATCACTCATCAGAAAAATTAAACCAATTCCTGTTGAGTTCCATAGACCATCAATTATTCGTGCCTCTGGACATACATTTGAATATCTTGGATATGGTCCTGGTAACTATTCAACTGGACTCCCCCAAATTCAAATTAAATCTCTTTCAGAAAGAGAAGAATTTCTTGTCCAATCTCAAGAAAAGAGTGGAGGAATTGTTGTTTACACTGGTATGAACAACAGAGGTGATTTCTTCATTGGAAATCAGAAGAAAACCGCTACGACTGGTCAAGAAGTTACATTTGATACACCAGTTCCAACCGTAACTGGTGAAGATCCGTCAAGATTGAGTGTTGTATTTGATGAGGTTACTGTCAAAGAAAGACTGGTTGTTGAAGGTGGAAACTCAAATACAGTTCTTTCTCAGTTTGATGGACCTGTCACATTCAATAAAGAAATTAACTTCAATGATAATATCAATCTAAGGGCACTGACAAAGATTATTGATGACACTCAATCTACTAATACTAAAACTGGATCTTTGATCACTAAAGGTGGTGTTGGTATTGAGAAGAATCTAAACGTCGGTGGAACATTAAGCATTACTGGTGTTTCTACATTCTCCAGTCTACTTGATGCCAATGCTGGTGCCACAATTGATAATATTCAAATTGGAATTACTGGAGACAATGAAATTGATACCTCTACAGGTAACTTAACAATTGATTCTGCTGGTGGCACTACAACGATTGATGATCAATTATCGGTCACAGGTATATCAACATTCTCCAGTCTACTTGATGCTAATGGTGGAGCAACTATTGATAACATAAGAATTGGTATTGCTTCTGATAATACAATTGATACTTCTTCAGGAAACTTAACAATTGATTCTGCTGGTGGCACTACAACGATTGATGATAATTTAACCGTTAGTGGAAATTTAAGTGTCAATGGAAATACAACTTTGGGTAATGCAACTACTGATGTTACAACAGTTAATGGTGAACTTAGAGTTACTCAGGATATCATTGCATTCTACACTTCTGATCAAAGATTAAAAGATAATATTACACCAATTGAAGATCCACTTGCAAAAGTTCTTTCAATCAGTGGTAATACTTATATTTGGAATGAGAAGTCTGGCAAGGAAGGGAATGATGTTGGTGTCATTGCTCAGGAAATTCTTGAAGTTCTTCCAGAGGCAGTCAAAGAACGAGATAATGGATACTTGGCAGTTGATTATCACAGAATTGTTCCTCTTCTTGTTGAGGCAATCAAAGAACTTTCTCATAAAGTAGAAGTTCTTGAACAAAAACTACGAGATAAATAATTAAAAAGCATATAAAATGGCAAATTATAGGAAGTCATTTAACTTTAGAAGTGGTGTTCAAGTTGATAATGACCGATTAATCGTAGATGGAAGAGGAAATGTTGGTATTGGAACATCAATTCCAGGAAGAGAATTGGATGTTTATGGCACTGCAAGAGTAAATGGTCTATTGGAATCCAGAAGTGTTAACATTTCTGGATTTTCAACGTTTCAAAATGATGTAAAAATTGGATCTGGAATTACACTTGGTGCGGCATCAGGAATTATTACTGCAATTTCCTTCAGAGGTGACGGATCTTTATTATCGGGAGTAGTCGCAATTGCTACTGTTGGTTGGATTTCTTCTGGTGAATCTCTTACAACATCACGATCTATTGGAATAGGAACCACAAATCCATCATATCAATTCCAAGTTGGAAATACGGTTGGTATTGATTCAACTGGAAATGTATATGTGAGTGGAGTTACTAGCTCAGTAAATCTACGGGTTACTGGTGTTTCTACATTTACAACCTTAGGTGTTACTGGTCTTGCTACTGCAAATAATTTTCAAGTTACTGGTGTCTCTACATTTACAACCTTAGGTGTTACTGGTCTTGCTACTGCAAATAATCTACGGGTTACTGGTGTTTCTACATTTACAACCTTAGGTGTTACTGGTCTTGCTACTGCAAATAATTTTCAAGTTACTGGTGTCTCTACATTTACAACCTTAGGTGTTACTGGTCTTGCTACTGCAAATAATCTACAGGTTACTGGCGTTTCTACCTTAGGATTTTTAACTGCAAGTAATATTTACTCATCTGGAATTATTACTGCTACCACATTCAGTGGTTCTTTATCAGGAACTGCATCTGCTGCACAATCTTTAACGGGAACTCCAAATATTAATGTTGGTGTAACAACTGCAACAACTCTTAATGCAACTTCCTTATTTGTTTCTGGTACAACACTTTCAGCACTCAGTAATGGTTATGTTGGAGTAGGAACCACAAATCCGACAGCAGATTTGCAAATTAAAAAGAGTGGTGCTACATCACTTGAAGTTATTAGTACAAATAACTCATCATCCATTTCAATTGGTCAATCTGTTGGACTTGGAAACAGTAGTGCCTTATTGCAATATGAGTCTGGACTTTTAAGAATTAATAATTACAATACGGGTGGATTTGAATTTAACCTTCATGAAGGAACTGGAACAGGATCCACAGATGGATTTAGAGTTAGATATGACTCCACAAATATTTTAGATTTAACCTATGATGGTAAATTGGGAGTCAATAAGACTTCTCCCGATTATAATCTACAAGTTGAAGGAACTGCTTATATTTCGGGAAATAGTCAAGTTGTAGGCATTCTTACCATTGGAACTGGAGGATCTAAAATTGTTTTAGATCCAATCGGAGGAAATAGTGTTATACCATTCCCATCAACTCAGAACTTTAATACTCTTTCTGGTATTAGTACATTTAATAAAATTAATGCAGCAAGTTCAATTAGAGTTGGTGCTGCCGAGACTTCAGCAGTATCTGGAGATATAACTCTTGCATCAAAAGTAGGCATCGGTACAACAGTATTTACTTCTTTAGATCCAACCAATTCATATAGATTGATAGTTGATGGAGCAGCAAGGATTAGGAATAATATAGTACTTTCTGGGCAATTTGCACTTTCAAGTAGTGGAGAATTTTTATCTGATCCACGAATTATTCCAAACGTAGCACCATTTTCAGCAACTGTTCCATATTTTTCTTATGGAGACTTTCAACTCACTACAAATGGTGGATCAACATTTGTGGGTGAAAACTTCACAATTGTGCCAAAAACTGCCATCACAACCGTAGGATTTGGAACTACAAATGGTGGTCTTGTTCCATCAAACTTTGATGGAAACAAATACTTAACAAGAGTCGGTATCAATACGTTTATTGCAAGATCTGTTCTTGACGTTGGTTCTGCATCAACAACATCAAACAGTTATTTCATTCCCCCATCATTAAATCAAACTGATTTAGACATTGTAGCAAACTTGTGGAATACTCCAGCAAATACTGGTTATGATATGGCATATAGAACAACTCCAAATGGAGTTATTTCTGGTGCTATTGTTTATAACATCACGGCAAGACAACTTCAAATTGGACTTGGACCTACAACATTCGTTGGACTTGCAACAGTTGGATCTGTAAATTATGTACCAACAGCAGGTGTAGCTACAAGTGTCAATGGTGGCATTGGAACTTTAACACAACTAAGTGTTAGTGGTGTAACCACATCACAAAATGGATTTACAAGTGGTGTTGGAATTACTAATCCTGTCAAGATTACAGTATCTGGAAATATTCTAACATTTACCGTTACTGGTATTGGGTCCACAAGCTTGACACTATTCTAAAAATCATGTAGACTGCTTTTGTCCAGGTTGAAGATAAAGTACTAAGACACTTTAAGAACCGTCCACTGGGTAGCACCAGGGACGGTTTTCTGCTATAATAGTTCCATACGCAATGAAGAACGTGATTCAACTCCGTCCCCACCAGCAAGATGCCCTGGATGCCCTGCAACAACATTCTAAAGGTATCTGTGTGTTTCCTACCGGTGGTGGTAAGACCAACGTAGGTATCTTTGATGCCATCAATCAGTTTCTTTCTAAGACACCTCAGACCATTGTAATTGTTGCTCCTCGTATTCTTCTGGCAGAGCAACTCTCCAGTGAGTATCTTGAGTTTATCACGAATGCTTCTGTGATGCACGTTCATACGGGTGAGACTCATCACTATTCTTCTACCAAACCCAGTGATATTGCCTGGTTTGCCGATAATACTCCTGGTCACAAACTTATCTTTACTACCTATAATTCTCTACAGCAATTGCAACGTTCAGAGATTAAGGTAGATACGATTTACTTTGATGAGGCACATAACAGCATTCAACGTCACTTCTTTCCTGCAGTAGAGTATTTCTCACAGGAAGCAGATCGTTGCTACTTCTTTACTGCAACTCCTAAGTACAGCAATGTAATTGGTAAGGCAGGTATGAATGACACTGAGATCTACGGTAGCATCATCTCTAAGGTTCCTGCTCCTCAATTGGTGCAGAACGGTTACATCATTCCTCCTCAAGTGATTTGCAAGCAGATGCGTCTCTCTGTCAAGGGTGAGGATATTGCTCAACGGGATTGTGAGTATCTACTCGATCTTATCCTTAATCCCAAACAGGTTACTGTAACTGAGGGTCTGGTTGATTACTCAAACTCCATCGACAAAATCCTGATTTGTGCCAAGGCAACCAAGCACATCATTGGTCTTCTGTCTGAGACTAATTTTGCCGAACAACTGGCAGAAGAAGGTTATTCTGTGATGCACATTACTTCTAAGCACGGTGCATTTATTGACGGTGAGAAGGTCAATCGTGAGGTATTCTTCGACACTCTCAATGATTGGGGCAAGGATGCTGCCAAGAAATTTGTGGTTCTGCACCACAGCATTCTGGCAGAGGGCATCAATATTTCGGCACTGGAGGCAGTCGTCTTTATGCGTTCTATGGACATCGTGGGCATTGGTCAGACTGTGGGTCGGACACTGCGTCTGCACCCTCAGGATGCTGCTGGAATCCGTTCTGGTGCCCTTGTGGCAGGTGATCTGCCCTCCTACACCAAATCCTATGGTCTGGTGATCTGCCCGACCTTCGACAAGGCATCTACGGGCACGGCACAGAAGGTCCAGAACGTCGTGGACATCATCTTCAACCAGGGTGAGGTGGCATTCAGCACGATTAACCGGTAGGGGGTTGACACCTTCTTTTTTTTACCCTATAATAAGAGGGTTGAAAGGCAAATGCTCTTGCTGACGCACTTTCACTATTGTACATCGCATGATTCTAAATGAAATTTGAAAAGATTAACGTCCCTTGTGGCGTACCCAATTTGGATTGGTTCAAGGATCTTGAACTTCCTAAGTTCCGCACTGCAAATGTGATTGGACTTGAAATCCGAGAGTGCTCCTCCATTCTTTACACTAATGATAAGGGACAGGAAATCAACGTTGCTCGATCAACTGGAACAGACTATGTAAACCGGGAAAAGATCAAAAACAGTATTGAAGTGAATGGTATTCAGGTTGATGTTACTCCTCCTGTAATTCTTCCTGATGGAACTTCTGTTGATGGTTTTACCCGTGGTGGTGCTCTTAAAGTTCTAGAGCAAGAGAAATGGGTTTATCTTGTTGTTGATCTGAAGGATGGGTTTTCTATCGAAGATCTGAAAGATGAACTTGGATTGGGATGCAATAACCATTCTCCCTCAAAACCTGCTACTGAAGATGATTTTGAAGTTCGTCTTCGGAATTGGATTGCACGTCAAGAAGATTCCCCTACAGTTCAAGAATGTATGAATTGGTGGAACTCTATTCCCCATTCTTTCAGTCAAAAGGTAGTGGAAAATCGTTGCAACAAAGTCGTAAACAACATTATGGCTTCTTCCAGTATGGTTTCCTTCAATAAGGAAGCAGCAGAAACTCTTGCAAAGAAGATCTTGAAGCAAAAACTTCCCGAAAATGCAGCAGTAATTGCAATCAACAACGGAAACACAACCTACCATAAACGGGCATTCTTCGAAGCTCTTGAATCTGTAGCAGAAGGTAAGGTTCCTGTTCCGGTTGGATTTTTGCAGAATGTTACTGCAGAAAAGGCAGATGATGAACGTAAGAAACTCACTAAGCAGATTGCAAAATTGAACAAAATGTTCCGTGTTGCTGCTGAGAAGTATAATACGGATCCTACCTTTGAACTTCTTTCAATTGAGGGATTTGTACCACAAGCTCTTGGTATCGAAGATCCCAGTGAATTGATTCGATAGGGACAGATTCTAAACTGGCACAAGGAGTCCCATAAAACCCCCCCTTGTGCCCTATAATTACAATGTTCAACACTAACGGAGTTAGTTTAATTATGACAATCGCAAATCTTATCGATCATCTGGAAACAGGTGTCAACTGGAATAAAATTTTTGGTGTAGTTCGTTCCACCTATGGTGATCCTGGATTCACCTCCAGAGCAGATAACTTCACAAAATCAACCACAATTGAAAAGGCTCTTGCTAAGTTTTCTGACTTAGAACGAGTTGATCAAATTGGATATGATTTTGTATATGGTGGGTTGAAAGTAGAACTGAAGATGCGTCAGAATCTATTCTACAAACGCACACCAAATCAAACTCAGATGATTAAAATGAAGAACTTCCAAGGTAACAAGAAGACCTTGCAAGATTTTAAGAACGATCAGACATTTGATATTGCAATTGTTCTGTGTCTTACCACCTATCAATGCATTGTTATTGAAGATGATGTGGCACGTGATCGTTACTTTGCCGATGGTGACGGAGTTTTTGCCAAGTTTGATCTTGGTGATTATTACAAATGTGACATTGGTGAAGTAACAGCAATCCTTCCCCCAACTCAACTTTCTGAGCAGATTCAGTTGGCAATCGACAATTACCTCAATTTTTAATCTTATAATACAATCATAACCAAAAAGGTTTCCTCCCATGAAATGCAAAGTCGAACTCTACGTTGCTGGTAAAGTGTTCTATGAGCACGTTGAAGCACGTGATTACCAGGATGCCAAACGTACTGCACTGGCACGTAATCCATCTGCAAAGGTTATTAGTGTGAATGCCGCATTCTGATGCATCTACCATTCATTCCTAACTACGGACTGCTGAACAATAAATCTTCTGATCCTGCCGGTTATGTGACCAAGGATGGAATGTGGGCTGCAGTCCCTTTTGGCAAGCAGTTTATGATCATTCACAACGGAGAACAAGTTCATGTATCAGGAACTCTTGCAGTTGCCAAATCTTACATCAACAAACAACTCAAAGCATCTAAGATTAAACCTGGTACATCATCACTGGAGGAATTCCTATAAACTTGATTAAATAGTGCAATACGAGTTTGGTAAATGACTGCATATTACTTTTGGTTTGGAATCTTTATCTTCGTCTTCTACATTGTAGCAACGGATGATAGTGTGGCATATGCTGTCACTTTAGTATCTAAGATCGTAAGATTCCAATACGAAAAACGAAAGTGGTGGTTGCTTCATAATCCCGCAAATCCGATTGTGAAATGGTTGATGTGGAGAAATGCTTTACGAATTGCAAAGGAACTTGAAAAAGAATTCAAAAAGTGATATAATTAGTACTGTGTTTATTTGCACACATCATGTCTAGAACTCATCGCAATATTGAATGGATGCATAGCGGAGCACTCAGATTCCCGCACACATTCAACGAAATCCGTCAGTTAGATGGAATCTTACACGAAGAAGACTTGGAGGGTCTTCCAGTTTCTAAGGTAAATCATATGAAAGCACGAGAGCATAATTTGCCGACTGCTTGGGATGATAATGTTGTAAGTGGGTATTATCAGGAAGATTACGAAGTCTAAACAGACACTTTAAAAATCGTCCACCGACCCTTGACTTTTCCAGTCAGGGGTCTTATAGTATGAAGGTAATCAAACGAAATCATGACCTACAACGCAACCGTCAAGTTTTCTTACACAAGTGATAGTCAAGAAACATCAAGCAAGTATTTTCCTGAAAGTGTGGATCGTAAAACCATCACGATTGAAGCACCAGCAGAAGACTTGAATATTCATCAGTATTATGAACTCTTCAAGAGTTTCCTTGCTGCTTCTGGATTTTGCGAGTACAGCATTATGGATGGTGCTTGCCGTGTTGCCTTCAACGACAGCAATAGTGAAGCACAGATGAAGAAAGTTGCCGATGAGTATGATCTCTTTCTTGCAGAAGATTATCACAAAAAACTTGTTGAGTATGATGCACAACAAGATAGAGATATTGCAGGACTGGAAGCAGAAATTAAAGAACTGAAAGAAAAACTTGCAAGGGTTCTTCCAGAGCAGTATGGAAAAATCGATTTTTCGGAACTGTATAGGTCTTGGGATAATTTAATTCCTGGATCTGATGAGGCATATAAAAAAGGTTGTAAGTGCCCTGTTCTTGATAATCAAGAAATGCCTAATGATAAAAAATGGGTGAATGGTGATTGTCCTCTTCATGGTAAGGTAAGGTGAAGTTTGAATTCAACTTTGTAAAACCTGGAGTTTTTGACCTACCAGAAACCGACTGGTGGGATTTTGACCCAAACGACCACATTGAAATTCAACCACATTGGACTATGGCACACTTGGCAGTAGAAATGGAACTGTTCCCATCAGTCGGACAAGCACGGAAGAATGGGTGGGATGGACAAATACCAAGAGGATTTACAGAGAAGAAAGCAATCGGAAAAATGAAAAAATCTATGTTTATTCACAATCCATCTGACGAATTTATTAACAATCCTGAATGGGGTAAAGACTAATGAAACCAAATACTTATGTAATTCTTCAACGAGCAGTAGAAGAAGGAGCACTTCTTGGATACCGAAGGGCATTCAAGAGAGTTGAAAATCCAACAGAAGAACAAATCGTAGAAGCACTTACAGATGCAATAATGCTGACTGTAAGTGAAGTATTTGATTTCCCCCATCAATCAGGAGATAGTTATCAATGAGTTTTTCCAAAACTGTTTCTGTTGTTGCAGCACTTGCAAGTATCTTTGCTGCTGGTGCTACTGGTTGGAAACTTGCGGATACCCAAAAAGAAGTTCCTTTGAGTTCATTGGACCAAAAGGTGATGGAACTGGAAAAGAAACTTGAAGGAGTAAAAGAACCTCAAGTTGCTCCTGATTCTGGGGTTCAGCAACCTATTACTCCCCCTGCTCCTGTGCTTCCACAACCTATTACTCCTGCTCCTCAAGTGGTTCAACCTCCTCTAACCCCTCCCCCTCCTGTGCCCGAACTTCCTACCCAACAATGATTTCACTTCTTGCTTTCACCTTTCTTCAACTTCCTTCGTATCAGTATAATATGAAACATAACACGGTTCATGTGCCTGAAAGTGTGGCACGATATTGTGCGAGTGCTGTGGGTATTCCTTATGCCTCTGACAACTTCTCACCACAAGAATGGGAACGATTCCAGGATTGCACTTACTTACAAATGGAACAGAAGAAATGACTTATGAAGTCCAAACTTATGATACCACAGACAACACTGTGTATTATGAAACCGTAAAGAATGCTATTGATTATGAGAGTGCTCGTGATATAATTGCCGAGAAGTATCCAAATCGTAAAGTGATTGCTGTAATTGGTAAAAACAAATGAAAAGGCATTATGTTTATTGTTCGTATGAAGAAAATGGTAGGCAATATATTGGAAGTAGAACTTGTGATTATTTGATTGAAGAAGATGCTGAATATTTTGGAAGTTATACTGATAAAACTTTTAATCCAACTGGAAAAGTAGTTCTTGCAACATTTCCAAATAGAAGAGAAGCAAATGCATACGAACATTACTTGCACAAACTTTTTGAGGTAGATAAAAATCCACATTTCGCAAACAAAGTATGTTTTATTGATTTTAGTGGATATTATGCTTGTTTTTATAATGAACATCAACTCAAATACACATTACAAAATTTGAAAAAATGACTTACGATGAACTGGCACAAGACCCCACCAAAACCCCACCAGATGCCTTATAATGACTTCATAACCACCTGAAACTCTGATGACTGAATTTTCGCAAAAACGATTTGTTGATTTGGGGCAAACTCTTTATGTTGAATGGTTGAAAACTGTAATAAAAATACCAGTATCTAATCTTCATAGTTTTACCGAAGAAAAACGACGGCAGATATTCAACGTAGGAGCACAGTATGCCTTTGAGGCAGCAGAAGAGTTTGCCGAAGTGTTTCGTAATCAAGATGACAATTGACGAACTGGCACAAGGACTTCACAAAGTCCCACAGAATGCCCTATAATAGTCCTATACGCAATTCGCAAACAGCAAATGGCACTTTCTATTGATGAACTCTTTGAGATGATTACCAAAGTGATTGCTTCTCCTCATACTGCCATCACAGAACACGACAAACGCAGAGCAATTCAGGTATTTCTTGGATTTGATGAATACCTGATGGATAATGTGCCAGAGTATTGTGATGATACATCAGAGTTATGTGAGATTGACTTTGGTTCTTATGCTGCGGGTATTCTTGATGAACTGGAAGGAAAATGACTGAAACAGAAAAACTCTATAAAATCTGTATTCTTGATTTGCTTATAGCAATTGATGAGGATGTTGTGGATTGGAGGAATTATCCTAAACTCTGGACCGCAATTCAAAAAGCAGATAATGCCCTTGATATTTGGGCAGGAATGAACCTCAAACAAATCAAACAGGAACTGGAAGGAAAATGAAACAATGGTTTGAAGATGCTTGGTGGTCTTGGGAATGTTGCATTTATTCCAGATTTGTTGATTATAATGACAACATAGACCGTTGTGCCTTCTTTTGGGAAATCAACTATGGTTGGTATCAAATGTATTATAATGATGAGGAACTACAATGACTTGGAAAGAATACTGGAAAATGACCAAATGGGAATGGTTCATTGAGGGTTTCCGCAACATTGAGTATATCATTGATTGCCGTGCTACTATGAACCATTTTGGATATGATGACTTCTGGGAATCTCTCAGTTGGGGATGGATGTGTGAATATGTCTATCCTTATGATGACCCTTACAATCCTTACATATCAGAAGAACGCAAACTACGATTGGGAAGATGGTCTTAATAAACAAGTGGATAATCACCAACAAGTATCTCCGTTATACTCCATTCTGGTGGTGGTATCGTTTGATGTCTCACGAAGGATTCCGTTTTGATGATTACCACCTTTGGAAAGAGTTTTGGAGTTCTTTGAGTGGTGGTTGGTTGGATATGAACTACAAGTGGGAGTTTGAGAAGTTCTGGGGCAAAGGCTCTTACCCACCCAAAAGAACCTTGATTTCTGCCGAGAATTATGATAAACTGGTGGAACAACTGAACGAACCTCCAAAACTAATTCCAGGATTGATAGAACTTATGAACCGCAAAACACCTTTTGAAAATGACTGAATTTAATCCACTTGAATGGCAGAAAATCTGGGAACAACTCAGTGAAGAAGGTCCTTATGGAACTGGACCTGTAAATCTGTATCATCTCACAAGTATCTTGGAGGACTTGTATGTGGAAAATCAAGAACTCAAAAGCAGAGTAGAAACTCTGGAAAAGGATATGGAATTTAGAAAAAGATATGAACTTTTATGAGCAAGAACAAAATGACTAACAAACTAAAATTCACACAAGTATCACGAGTAATCTGTCCTAAAACTGGTATTCATTACTTGGATGCTATTGATGAGTATGGAAATCATTGGACTGCTGAAATGCGAACTGATGTAGAACAATGGATTACATATTCTCAAATGTGGCATGAAGACCCCCAACAACCAGTAAAAATAGAAAGATGACTGACCTTGATAACTACTTGAAAAAATGAAAATCCCGAATTACGCACTTGGATTAGTCACAGGATTTTGTTTTGCTGCTCTGTATTTTATGGTATTTGTTATCCTCAAACAACCATCTATTTCACCAGAACCACCTATTTCAACAAATGCTGAAAAGCACAGAAACCTTGAAGTGGTGGATAGTTATTCTTATGAGAATAGAACTTGTTCTGTGATTAGATACACAACTCCTTCAACTAATTGGGTATATTTCCTTGATTGTAAAGAGGTGAAGAAATGAAAGTTTATGATTACCGAATTGTAGAAGACCTCAATTTAAAAACTTTGAAACCTCATTTTTTTATTCAATATTATCATCTTACTGAAGAAAAATATTATATGTACTCAAATGATACATTTCAAACACTTCAAGAAGCACAAGAAGCAATACGACTGATTAGAAAATACAACGAACCTGTGTATCATTATGTTGAGGACTGAAAAATGATTGAAATGAGAATTGTTGAAATTGGTGATGGTTGCCGAAGGAAGACCCACGACCTTCATATGCTACGATGCAATGGGATAAATGTGTTAGGATGATGAGGGAGAAACTGGAATGACTGAAAATGTACAAAACTACTTTTCTGTTCTTATGGAGTCTTTATATGCTAGAATAAAAGGAAATGGGGAGGAAGAAGATTCATTATTGGATTATCTAGATAAAATTTGGAATAACTTTACCCCAGAAGAAATTGAGATTATAAACAAAATTATTAAGGAATTTAAAAATGATTGAAATTAGAGTTGTTGAGGAGGTGAAAGAATGACTACTGAACGAGACCTTAAATACGAACTTTGTTATAGCAACTATATTGATATGGAGAATGGTGATGATACGGAATCAATTGACTATCGTTCATTGATACATATTCTTACAGAACTTATGAGTAGGATTGAGAAACTGGAGGCAAAATGACAATCACAAAACTCCAAATAGGTTCTAAATGGAAACATAAGACTTCTAATGATGTTTATGTTGTAATGGAACAATATTCTCATAGAGTTGTTCTAAAACACGAACTTACTGGAACTATTATCAAATCAACCATAGGGCATCTAAATCCTGATGGTTTTGCTGAATATCAAAGGATAGAAGAATAATGAAACTTTTTGATTATAAAACCAGAGACGACTACGGAAAAGATTTTTATTTCACATTTCTCAAAGGACAAAAATACTCACTCATTCAAGTATCATTCAGTATTTGTGAGTATCCAGGATTTCCTTATTTTCAAATCACTATGGGAATGGGAAAGCTCTTTGGGTTCTTTACTTATGCTTGGAAATTTGGATTTGATATTGATATATTTGGTAGGACTTGGTGGTTGTGATTGAAAATCCAGACGAAATTGTATTGGAAGATGTGAAGATGTTTCACTTGGAAAGTATGAATGAACGAGCACTATGGATTGGTGTTTATACTCAAAATGGTAAGACATATCACTTGAATATCAGTGGTGATGGTGATAAACTAACTTATTGGTGGAGTGATGAGACACCTGACGAACTGGCACAAGGACTTCCCAAAGTCCCACCAGATGCCCTATAATACATTCATACACACAAACGACTGATGACTTACTCAATCACAAAATCAATTTGTCTTCATAACAAAGAAGATGGATGGAAGTATGTCTTTACAACTGATGAGTATGGAACTGTGAGTGTTGAAGGTGATAATGGATTAGGCATTCACATTCCCAAAGATTGTATTCAAAACTTTATTCGTGTTCTGGAACAACTGAAATGACTAAAATCCCACTCAAAGCAATCACAATTACTTACACCCGAACTCTTACATTTACTCCCACACGGGATATATTTGAGGGAGAACCAGACCAAGAATCATTTGAGAGTTATGCTCTTTGTGAATTATTTGATACGATTTATGAAGATGTATCACGAGACGGAGACCCTATGCCTTATACTGATATTCAGCAAGGAGAAACCGTTGAGATTGATTGGGAGGATGAAGAATGATTGAAGATTTCAAAGTAAAATTGATTGGTAATTATTCTAACCAACAGCAAGCATTTAACAGTCCATCACTTTGGGCACATATTCATATTAAATTTGAAGAACTTCCTGACGGAATGTTATACTCAAAGAGTTGGTATGATATTGATGGGGAAGAAAAACCTTATCGGGCAACAACATTGGAATTATCCGTGTCTGGTGAGAATGTTATTATGACACCTTATAATAATCTTACAAATACCAAATCTTGTGAGATTGTTTTTGAGTATGTAAATAACTCTTGGATTGGTATAAATGATAATTGTATCATACCCAAGAGAAATGCTTATGTCTCCACATTTTTGAAGTTTGATGGTATTAATTACTATTCCAGAGATGCTGGATATGATATAGATTCAAATGAATTTCTCTGGGGTAAAACAAAACAAGATGGTGAATTTCACTTTATAAAACTATGATTTACGAAATAAAAAAACAAGCAATTGATGAGTATCGTATAGATACGATTGAGGAACGACTTACTCGTATTGAAGATAAAGTTGATTTACTCATTACTCAACTTAAAATAGAGTTTTATAAGAAGAATGACTAACGAACAAATACTTGAACTTGCTAAAACCTGTGGATTTGGAACATACACAGATGATGATGGAACACCATCCGATTACTTTGATTGTTATGCTGAACAACTCTTGAAGTTTGCCCAAAAAATGTATATAAAGGGTTATATTAAGGGAAAAGATGAGGGTTATGAAGAAGGTTGGAAAAGTTGTGATGTAAGCACCAAAATGAATACTTGGAGTTCTGATTATGACTAACGAACAAAAACTCACACTTCTCCTCAAGGTTCTCAAAGATTACGCAGAACAAAAACACTGCTATGATAGAGAGGAGGACTCGTATGAGTACCCTCAGCAAAAGTGGGATGTCTTTGATGATGGTGCTGATTATGGTGAAATACTCTTTGCCCGCACTCTATTAGAACAAATCGGTGAAAACTTTGAATATCCTTGTATGAGGGAAGAAGAATGACTGAACACAATCTACCAGAAAACGATGATGCTCCATGGTTAAATCTCACACCACAAGAAGTAGAAGAACTGCGATATAATAAGCAAAAATTAACAGAGTATGGTAGGGAGAAAATACGAGCACTTATGCTAAAATCACAAATGACTGAAGACATACAACAAGCAAACGGAGATTTTATAAAGAACTATCCAGATGTAACTCGTGTTGAAGTTATTGGTAATGATGGACGAGAGTTTGTTCATTATGGGTGCTCTAATGTTAAGGTAAGTTTGCAGGACGACGGTAGAACAATCAAGGTATTTCTATACACTATGTTTCAACAAAAAGAACCAAAACCTATGGATGATGTTATTGATAGGTTGGTAGAGAAATATAAATCTCAAAAACTTTGGAATATGGTAAGAAATGAACTTGGATATTCTATTGATTGTTGTGATGAGATTGTGGATTTGGTAGAGAGATGGCTTCCTGAAGAACAATCTGCGGAAGGAAGTCAGAATGTAGATACTGAATTACTTGTAGATGGTTTTAATGATGCAATACAAAAAATGAAGGAGATGTTGCGATGACTATTAGAGCAGAGCAAATCGTGAATGCTACTCTTGAACTTACTCTCCGTCCTCAAAGTGAAGACAGAAAGAAAGTTGTTGCCTGTGTGATTAGGGAGGTTGCTGATAGACTTTGCACGGATTTAGGGGAGATGGAATGTCCTATAGATAAGTTGCGACAAATTGCGGATGAAGTAGAGGCACTCTAATGACTTACGATACTGTTTTTATTTCTGATGTTCATTTAGGAACTGAAAGATGTAATACTCAAAAACTACTCAAGTTTCTCAAAGAACTCAAAACTAAAAAACTTGTGATGGTTGGAGACATCATAGACATCTATTGTATGGAGAAATACAATACCAGATGGAAACGAGAGCATACTGAATGTGTTCACGCACTTTTAGATTTGTGTAAGAAAGGCACAGAAGTTGTTTATGTTCTTGGTAATCACGAAGGGGCTATCAGAAGATATTGCACCTTTGAACACAAGAACTTTATGATGTGCGATGAGTATGTTCATAGGGATAAACAAGGTGGAAAGTATCTCTGCACTCATGGAGATAAGCACTCGGAGTTTTCTTCTGGTTCTTGGAAGCAACTGATGTTTAATAAAGGTTATGAGGTTATCACACCTATGAGTATTTGGTTGGAAAGGTTCTTTCGGTTCTCTTTGGTGTATTCTCTCAAAAATAGTGTAAGAGGAAAGAGTTATATTGATAAGTATGAGAATGATATTATTGGGTATTGCATTCAGCAAGATAAGAAGTATGATGGTATTATCTGTGGGCACATTCATCACGGAAACATTCGTCAGTTTGGTAAAATGACTTATATGTGTTGCGGAGATTTCGTTGATACCTGTTCTGCGATTACTGAGAAGAATGGTGTTTATTGTTTGGAGAAATACTGATGACTGACGAACAATTCCTAAAACAAACAGCAACCAAAGTTGCAAATATTCTTCATATGCCTTTGGGTGACATTGAACCAATAAAACTGATACAAATGGTTGTGTGTTTGGATATTCTTTTGGGTGGTGATAAAGAACTTATGATACACTGGGTAAATACTCATAATAAACACTTGGGATACTGTCCTGGTGCTCACTTGACGGATGCTCGTATGGATGATACAATAAGGTATCTTGACGCAATGGTGGAGCACTGATGTCAAAGTATGGTGTGGTTCTTTCAAGTCTTGTGGATGGTGCGACTGTGAGTATTCAAATTTTAGTTGAAAGTGAGATGAGTGCTTCTCAACTTACAACTTATTATAAGTGTAAATCCATTACCATTAGTGATGTTTATGTGGAGCAACTATGATTTCTAAACCAGTATTAGCAACAGACAAACAGAAAACCACACTCAACTGGTGGGAGTATCATATCGGGCACTGCTGGATGACTGGATGGCAGACTATTGGTTCTGCGTTCCGTATCTGGGCAGACTTGATGGGTAGCAATTATGAAGTTTATGCACTACCAAGAACAGCAGAAGACCCAGAAGCAGAATGTATTGAATGGTTCTGGGCAACTCTTGGAGAAGATGAAGTTTATCCCAAAGAGTTTCTTGAATATCTTATGCAAATGGCAGATGATGTAATGACTGGGAAGGTGAAGACATATCCTATGGAAGATGTACTGGCAGAACTAAAAGACCTTATTGGTGATGTGGAGTTAGACGACGGACCACTTGACGAACTGGCACAGTAAACGGGCACGGGTCGTAGAACCTGCTATAATAAGAGGACACAAGCAAAGGCAAATGCTTACTTCAAATCTTTCTAAAATCAAACCTAAACTTCGCACACAAGGCAATGTAACAGGAAATTTTGGAAGACCAAAAGCAAAAGCAGGTTCTTCTATGCGTGATATTGGAATTACAAACGCAAAAGTCGTGAATGTCGTAAAGCAAGAAGATTACTTGAAACGATTGTATGCTGCTTTTGAAAATACAAATGATGAGAAATTGAAACAGTTTATTTACATTGAAATCAAAAAGATTATGATTCAACGAGGTGAATGGTAATGGAATTTAATATTAATAATATACAGAATGGTAATGACCCCTTTAATTATTGGGTAATTGATAATTTTCTTGATCTTGAAGATGCTAAAAAATTGAGTAAAGAATTTATTGATTATAATAGTAAAGATGATTTAGTTTATTATCGTGATTGGACTGCTGAAAAAAAGTCATGTAATAATTGGAATAGATTTCCTCCATTAACATATAAAACTTTTTATAATTTATTGTCCTATAAGTTTTGTGAAACACTTACTAGTATAACAGGGCACAACTCTTTATACCCTGACATAGGACTTCATGGTGGAGGTTGGCACATGCACGTTAGTGGTGGAAACCTTGCCTTGCATTTAGATTATTGTATTCATCCAAAATTAAATCTTCAAAGAAAGTTGAATTTAATAATTTATCTTGAGGAAGACTATGACCCATGTTGGGGTGGTAATCTTGAATTTTGGTCTCATAATGATAAAAAAAATGCACCACATGAGAAAATAAAAACAATTGAACCTCTCTTTAATAGAGCAGTAATATTTGATACATCACAAAATTCTTGGCATGGATTTGTAAATCCAATAAATTGCCCAGAAGGAAAAATGAGAAAGAGTATTGCAGTTTATTATTTGACTGATATTGAGTCAAATTCTGTTGAAAGATATAAGGCTTCATTTGTTAATTTGGACACTTAATTAAATTAAAAATGGTAATGGAACATCCGCACACAAAACTAGAACGCATTTGTAAGGAATTGAAAGAGATTGTAAAATCTGAAAACTCACTTCATATGATGGATATGAACCTCAATTCAAGTGATGTAGATACACTTGATGAGGTTATGAAAGAATTGAAAGGTGATGACGATGAGTGATAATTACTTGACCCACGAAGAAATGTTAGAAATTGCATCACAAAGAGAAGCAAAGAACTCTCAAGAATTTGAAATTGATGCTGATGGATTAGAAGATTGGTTAGGTGAAGCACCTGCACCAGATAAACTTGAATACCTGGAACAACGAAATAATCGTCGTATTGAGATTAAGAAGCAGTTTGATGTCTGGTTTGAGGAGATGGAAGGATACTCTTTCCGGTATGAAAGGTTCTGGGATGACTTTGATTATGCAAAAGAGTCCAAAGACAACAAAAGTATGGTAAGATGGTTACGAACCGCATTTGAGATGGGTTATTATGCTTCTGAATCAAAACTTTATGGAGGAACAGACTAATGCCTAAAGATGAAGAATTTCCTTACGATCAGTTTCCTTGGAAGTTGATGCATAAAGATGGTAAGGATGGTAAAGAGACACGCAAGTGTTACTTTCAATCTGAAGAGCACATGAAGAAGCACATTACACGATACAATCTCAAAAAGAAAGACTACACTATTGGTTATAAGTATGAGTGACACCGATCCTACTGCACCTTGGTATGAGTTTCTATCATATTGTAGATGTTGCGATAGTTTAAATAGACCAGTAAGAATTGGTGGATTTATGAGATACCAAGCATATCTTAGAGAAATCGGAGTAGTCTAATGTTTAACTGGTTTAACAGAGTTGTTGAAGATTATGATGTAGAAGATGTAGATGAAAGTCTTCTTGATATAATTGCTGACTTAGAACTGAGAGTTTTAAAGTTAGAAGAGGAAAATGTAGAACTTACAAATTGTTTGTATGAAGTTGAAAACAGACTACAAGCACAGATTGACAATATTCATCCAGTCACTTATAATTTACAAGACTATGGACTTGAAAAATAATGTATGAAAATCTTTCGGCGTATGAACGCTCACTTGCACGGTTTGGTGATAAATGTGCCCTCATTGCAGGACTTGAAATCACAGATAAAATCACTCCAGAACAAGCATATCAGGAAATCAAGGAACTTTACAGAGAACTTAAGAAACTTCGCAAACAAGAAAAAGATGAATGGGAAGTAGAAGTATGACAGAAGACTCACTTAAGATCACAGAGAATGCTGATGGCACATTCACCATGGATTGGGACAAGCAAGACCCAAAATGGTCCTGGTTGAATGGGTTGACATCCAAGGAGATTCAGGTTATTATGGAACAAGCAATTAAAGAGGAACTTCAAAATCATGACTGACTACAAAAAATACTCACTTGGACAAGTTGAGAACTTTCTGTACGATGCGATGAGTTCTGGTGCAACACCACAGGAAATCTATGATACCATTAGAGGTGTTGTTGAGGACAACTATTATACCTATAAGAAATCAACATCGGAAGCATATGAACTTCTTGCTCTATTGAATGGTAATGGTGTTGGGCATATTACAAACTATGATGATAGGGAACTGATGCCCGATCTTCAATACACAGAAGAAGAATTGAATGCAATGTGTGATGCAGCCGAAGCAAAAGACAAAGTGAATAAGTGGATTATTCCTGTTGATGATGACTACAACATCACATTCCCAGAAGATCTTCTGGAGCAAACTGGTTGGAAAGAAGGAGATGTTCTTGAATGGATTGATCAAGGCGATGGTTCGTTTAAACTGATTAAAAAGGAAAAAAAAGAACATCCATCTTGGGAAAAAGGTAATGAACTTGCAAAAGTTAAAACCTACCAAGAAATGATTGATGATGGTTGGACTATGACTGATGATGGATTTTGGATTAAGGAGAATTAAAAATGGCACTTGGAACACAAGTAGAAGAATCACTGAAAGAAGCAGAAGCAAGTCTCAGGAATGCATTGTCTTATGCAGCAAGAACTGAACGACCTATGGTTTGTAGTGTAATTGCTGATTTGATTCATCGTATTGAATCTGTGATGAGTACTGATTCTTTGTTGGATAAACTTGAATCACGCAGACCAGGAAGCAGTGGAGACTTTGGAGTGTTTTTCAACAATGACTGAAGAAGCAAAAAAACCTAATAAGTTTGGGGAAGCACTGCAAGAATGGTGGGATTCTGAAGCATGTAAAAAACTACAAGAAGAATCGAAACGATCAGTTCAACTTGCGGTAGGAAAATATCATATTCTTCCTCCTAAGGATAAGTATGATATGGTTCAGGCAATCTGCTATATTATGTGTAAAGCAGAGAAAGAAGGAATTTCTCACAGGGGATTGATGGATGAACTTGGAATCTATCCCGAAGCATTTTGGATTACTGAACTTATGGATGTTCATAATGCATTGTGGTCTGAATTTAACAAACGCAAGAATGATGCGGAGTTGGACCGAGAAATCAAGATGTTACAAGAATTTTCTGAAACCTGAAGAGATCGTTAAGTTTCTACATAATAATGAAGATAAGTGTTAGAATCAACACAATCGCATTGAAATCATGACTCTCTCCAGAACAAGTACGGAAGAACTTACAACAGAAGAATGGAATGAGTTAAATGCTCTCAAAAAAGCCATTAACTACGATCCACACACTGTAGCACCCGAAAAGATGGAGAAATTTACCGAACTTATGGTTAGATCTCTTGAAGGCAAGGGTGATCCTGTGTCAGTACAAACGAAACCAACCAACTATTAAATAAATATTACGATATTTTAACAGTCTTATGGGAACCATAGACCAACATATTCAAAAAGATGTTGAGATCTTAAATGATCCAACAACATCATCTCAGTCAAGAAGACATATAGAAGAAGAATTAGCAGCACTGAAATCATATAAAGCAAATCATCCTGAAGACTCACACGATCCAACAACACTGGAACTGTACTGTGATGCCAATCCTCATGCACGAGAGTGTAGAGTGTATGAAGACTGAGGACAATTTTTAAAGTGGCACACCGGGACACCTATGACCCTTTGAATGCATTATAATATATTTTGATTCACAATTTATTATGACTATTCTCCCATACATTGGTTCAGTCATTAATCTTGCCAATGGATTTTCGCAAGCAACCAGACCCAAGCACGTGGGTCAAATGAGTGATTTAATTCAAGAATATCGCAATTCTACTTGTACTCTCAGTGAAGATGGTTGGAGGCAATTTTATTGTGAAAAAATTGGTTCAGATAAAATAAAAAATGCTTCCAATAAAAGTTGGGAATGCATTCAACGTATAAGGGAAAACCTGAACAGTTTAACTCATGAGGATGTATATAACTGGGTAGACGATCTTATCATTACTAAAACCTTTTCTGGGTTACAACTTCAACTTGACATTTTGGAAATGGTATGCGATAATGATAATTATCGTCTTGCTACTCCTGAAGAAGAATCACAGGGTATTGATGGATTTGTAAATGGGGAACCAGTTTCAATTAAACCCAATACTTACAAAAAAACAATTGAGTATGGCAAAGAAAATATAGAGTATCGCATCATTTATTATAAACAAACTAATAAAGGTCTTGTAGTTGTATGAATAGGATTATTTGCTCAGATGCGCTCACTGCCTTAAAGGAAATTGAAAGTAGTAGTGTAGATATTGTGCTTACATCTCCCCCATATAATTTTGATATGGATTATGATAAGCACAATGATAAGGACGATGCTCACAAGTATATTGATACTCTTGTAACTATTTTTGGTGAGTGTATACGCACTCTTAAAGATGGAGGAAGACTTATTATCAATATTCAACCAAATTACAAAGATTATTTCCCATCACATCATTATATTACCACTGCAATGATAGAAAGTGGTTTAATCTGGCGTGGTGAAATTCTTTGGTTGAAGAATAATTTGAGTAAATTAACTGCATGGGGTAGTTGGAAATCACCATCGTGTCCATATTTGTCTTATCCATTCGAATTTATTGAAGTGTTCAGTAAAGCATCACTTAAACATGTTGGTAATAAAGAAGATATCGATATTACCAAAGAAGAATTCATCAAATATGTGAATGGACATTGGAGTATTGCACCAGAAACAAGAATGAAAGAATTTGATCATCCAGCTATGTTTCCAGAAGAATTGGTACGTCGTTGCCTTAAATTGTTTTCATACAAAAATGATGTGATTCTTGATCCTTTTAATGGTGCTGGAACAACTACTTTAGTGGCACACGAACTGGGTAGGCAATATATTGGTATTGATATTAGTGAAGCATATTGTGAAATAGCAAAAAATCGCATACTAAAATACAATCCTCTTGATAATTTCTTCTCCGACTGTACCACTTCCCGAACTGGCACACAGGGCACTCCAGACCCCTCTGAGTGCCCTATAATAGTCTCATAAGCAAAACACCCATGACTGCCACCTTTGCCGACTACGTTGCCCAGCAAGACGCAAGGAACACCATCCAGTTGAACGTTACCAAGTGGTGTTACCTGTTGATTGATGCACTCAAACAGAATTACACTGATTATGCCATTCGTGGACATCAACGTAGTATTGCAATTCATGGTACTCAAGTTGATTATCATCAACAGAGGATTGATGAACTGAAGTCTGGTGATTGTTCGATTGATTACACTATCGAATCTGGTAAAAAGTATCACAAAATCATTCTGATTGATGGTGGTGGTTCACGTTCTGTTCATGCCTTTGTGGACAAGAAGACTGGTGAGGTTTACAAGTCTGCTTCTTGGAAGTCTCCTGCAAAAGGTGTTCGTTATGATCTTCGTTTGATTGAAGAACGTGAATGGTTGCTGGAGAATGCAGACTGGGCAGGTGGTTACCTCTACGCAAAATGAATATGACAACGACTGACAAACTTATTTTCATCTCATCCTTCGTTTGGTTTCTTCATTGGTCATGCAGTCTATCATTGAAATTAGTGGATATGGTTATCACAAACGGGTCTGTGAGAGTGTTACCACTTGGTTTTTGAATGAGTTCTTTCCACGGCATAAACTCTACGTTGAGATTGTGCATCGTGGTCTGAAACGTGATTGTGCCTATGGTTATTGTGACTATACCGGTGAGGCATATCGTCCTCGTGAGTTTCTGGTTGAATTGGATACTTACATGAATCAAGAGTTGTATATTAAGACACTTCTTCATGAACTGGTACACCTGCAACAGTGGGTGACTGGAACTCTTCGTGCCAAACGTGGTAAAAGGTATTATAATTCCATTAATGTGGAGGATATTGAGTATTGGGATCAACCACATGAAATAGAGGCACGGGGACAGGAAGAAATACTATATCAACAGTATCTGAATGCAATGAACCCTGTGCCAGTACGACAAGTGGCACACTACTTCCCCAATCGACTGCTGAATGCAGTATAATTACAAGGTAATCAAGAGAACACCATGAAACTCGAATGCTACACCACCGGTAACGTTGTCGATTACTATCCAGTCAAGTTTGTGGATGGTACTATCTTGACCGAATGGTTTTTGAGGATTGTATCATTCGAGGGTACTGAAACTACATCAAAGAAGTTTCTTCGTAAGAAGGATGCGTTTGATGAGGTGAATGAACGTATTGCCCATGGCTATAAAGTAATCGACTTTAATCTCATTCCACAGATTGGTAATCCCATTGCAGGTGCTTGCTAAATGACTACAATTCATCGTTTTAATAATCTCTTTGATGCCGTGAGGTTCTTGACTGATACATTTCAGATGACGAATCAAGAAGCAACTCATTTTGTCTGGGATCATCAATCTACGATTGGAACTGATCGTGGAGTTTGGATTGACGTAAAATCACTGACTGGACTGGTAAAATGAACAACAACACAACTTGGTTTCAAATTTTTGTAGTTCTTGGTGCTGGTATTATTCTTCTTGTGCTTGCTGCTGGTCTTCTTTCTGTTACTAATCCAAGAATTGAGGCAAAATGTCAAGCAGCAGGAGGACAAGTTCTTGCTCGTCCTGGTAATGTTAGTTCCTGCCTTTATCCTATAAACAAATGACTGAAACACAAATGAATCTGAATGTCCATGAGGTGGGCATTCTCCTCTCTGCACTTCAAACGTTGAGTGTGAGTGATGAGAGAGTGATTGCCAGAGACTATGGAAGTGCTCCGGCATTGTATAATAAACTTTACAGTTTGTATGAGCAGATGGATAGGTCAAAGGTTGAATTACGTTATGAGTTAACACCATCATTTTGAATCATGGATTCAAAGGCACGAATTCTTTCCAGCATTACAATTGTTTTTGCATTCTACATCACTCTTTATCATGATACATCGGTGGGTGCAAGATTGTATATGATTGGAAATCTTCTGGCACTTCCTTATATGATTCGCAATAAGTGTTGGGATGTAGTTGCTTTACTTACATTTTTGATTATTATGGGGTTACCAAAAGTTATCGGAGCAACGACATGAATAACAAAGACCTTCAATCATTTATCACAGCATTTGACGATTTTATGAAACACTTTGATGCCGAAGAACTTTACTACGAAGGTCGTATGGTTTATGAGAATCACCGTGCCGAAGCACGACGTATTCAAGAACAAGAGATTGAATCAAAGGCTGCAGAACTGGAAGTGACCTGTGACTATTATATGATGGAGTTTATGTAATGAATCTTTATATCATCAACCAAATTCTGCACGATTACACTTCTGGTATGGTAGTCATTGCCGCCGAATCTAAAGAACAATGTCGTGAATTGTTTATTGAAAAGTTTGTTAACTATGGTGCCGAAGATTTCGATCATGAATGTACCGAGTTCACTGTGATTGAAGGTGTGAATCATCCTGCTGGTATTGTTGACTATGTGTATGGTGGAGAATGAATCAAACAACTAAACTACTGTTCGCACTTATGCAAATAGAAGGTATCACTAAACTGATGAAAGACAATGAGTCTGAGCATTACCTTAACACCTTTCTAACACCTGTCAATGCAGAACTTAACCGACAGTTGACAAATCTCACACAATCATCTAAAATTAAGGAGTAATTAAGCACAAGAAATGAAATCACTTTATATTGTTGACTACTGGGTGCCATTTCCATCTTCCGAGTATGGTGGTCTAATCAATCTGATTGCCGAGAATGATACGGAAGCATTTGCCATTCTATCACAGGAAAACATCTTTGATGAAAGTTATGTTGATCGCATTATGCCCAATGTAGTCAGTGCTCAGAAGTTTGCTCTTGTTGATGAGTATGAGTCTGGCATTATTGATTCTTTCACAACGTAATTCAAATGGAAGCACTTTATCGTATTGAAGAGTTCACTACCACAGGATGGGAACTAATTGATGAGAAGGAGGTTCGATTGACAAAAGAAGTTTGCTCTCAACATATTCAAACTTACATAAATGAGGGTGTGAACCCAAATCTTTTAAGAGTTGTTGTCGATGCTTGAATTTCCACACAAAGCACCAAAGGATTATAGTTATGAATTTGAGACTTGGAACACCCGTACTGTTCGCATTATGCTCCGTTGTCATCGGCAATTTGATTATAACCTTGGTGCCAGTACCGCAACTGTATGGGGATTCTACAGTCCAAAGAAACGAATCTACTATGCACCAATCAATGCCAAGACAATTGGTAAGGAAGTGAATATAGATAATACAACTCCTTATACTGCAATGCCATTAAATAGAACGTCATTAGAAAAATGTTTTGTATGACCACATTCTATTCAGGATTGAATGTTAAGTACAGGGATCATATTGGTTTTGTTGATTTTATGTGTGAGAAGTATATTACAATCTGTTTAGGACAGTTCGAACATAGATCAAAAGATGTCTGCATATTGATCTATCCATCACAGTGGAAAGAAGTACAACTCCTGAAAGAATCGGAGAAATGAAACATAAGACAGTGTGGAAATGGTTTGCAATGGCACTGGGAGAGAAAGCATCCAAGTGTGATAGAGAGTCTGATATTGTAGCAAGAATTCGTGCTGTTATATTTCTCACATACTTAATCACAAACATCTTTATTGTTGCAGGAGTAATTCGACATTGGGACGATAATCAGGAAATAAAACATGAGCAATCCATACAAGAAAATACTGTTTCCAGTTCACATTTTTCAATGTAATATTAGGGAGAATCAAATCATTCAAGATGAGATTCTTCCAATAATAGAAGACATTCATCAGAAAAAGAAATCACTGATTCCAGATGGATGGGAAACTACAAAATTACACACGTCTTTTAATATCGCCGAAATCAATCAGCAATTGTTTTCTGAGCAAACTGCAGCGTGTCAGTATTATATGAAATACATTTCAAAGTTCTTTGATAAACCAAGTCAACTGGAGATTGTAGATATATGGTATAATTATTATGATGATGGAGAATATCAAGAGATACATGATCATTTGAACAGTAATATCTTTTTAAAGAAATCACATTTCTCTTGTATTCACTATTTGAAGTATGATTCTGATGTTCATGTTCCCACAACATTTGTGGATCCAATCGAACAGATTCGATCACACTCTTTGGAGATGGAATCAAATCATTATGGTCCCAAGTATCATCCATATGTGCGTGAAGGTGATTTAATTATGTTTCCAAGTTATATGCAGCATTTCGTGAGAAAATCAGATCCGACTCCAGATTCACCAAGAATCACTGTCGCATTCAATTTACACGTATCACAATACGGAGAGTATTTTCAAGATGGAACTTAATTTTATTGATGACTTTCTGATACAGAAAGAACAAGAGATTGTTTTGAATTATTGTGAATCCGCACCATATCATTATGGTGAACAGGATGATAAAGATTTGCCAGTCACTGGAATGATTCACAACATTCCTGAGACAGAATTTGTGTATAAACTGTTCAAGAAACATATTTCAGATAGAATTGAGATCGTTCGGAACATGAAACTGTATCGAATGTATGTCAATTGTTTTGCACCACAGGAAAATCCTTTCTTTCATATTGATGGCGAGGGTCTGACATTTTTGTATTATCCAAACATGCAATGGCACGTTCAGGAAGGTGGCGAGACTCAATTTTATATTGATGACAACATTTATGGCATTATTCCCAAACCAAATCGATTAGTCGGATTTGATGGAACGATATTACATCGTGCCACATCATTTCGCAGTTTACATCGATTCACTGTGGCAATTAAGTATTCTCCACAATAAATACAAAAAATAGATACACAAGACTTTAGAATGTCACTTCCAGCATATACTGCAACAACATATTTTAATACTGGTTCAATCAGTGCTCGTTCATTGCAGACGACATTTGGTGGAAATTCAAATAATGTCAAATTTTCTACTTATCGAAGAGATGCGGATCAAACAAACACAAGTCCGATTGTACCCGATGCAACGGAGAATGATGATATTTCAACCGAAAATAATCTTAGTGCCTTAACTTTCCGTGGATCAGTCAAGGAGTTAAGTACATCTCAATCAGGTTCTGATACAAATTTGAACATTGGTAGTACTTCAGTCTGGGGATTAAATCTCAACAAAAATATCATTAAGAATTTGAGTATTGGTGGTTTAATCACAGCCTCATCAAGCGCCACAACCGCGGCATCACTCAGTGGCAGTGCAATTAACTTAAGAATTGATATAAGTGGACAGATTTATGGTCAGTCTGGATCTGGAAATGGTGGTGGTGCTCTGTATTTGAATAATACGACGACTGTATCCAGTGGAAATGCAAGATTTATCAATGTGAATGTCAATTCAAATGGAAGAATCTGGGCTGCTGGTGGTGCAGGATCTGCAGGTGAAAGCGGAAACTCTGGTCCAGATCTTGGTTGTTATGCTGACACATACTATAATGTTAATTACTATTTTGGAGATAATCGTGACTGGTATCAAAGTCTTGCCGATTCAGCTTGTGCAGCATATATTCCATTAAATTATAGTTCTGGTTATGCTCTTTATGGTAATCCAACCGATACAAGAACACGTTGTCGTGGTGGTGGATATCGAAGTGGATCTACTTGGGATTCAAATAATCGATCAGGATATGCATGTGCAACAAATTGGGATCTAAGGTGTATAGCAAGAGGAAACTTTTTGGTTGCTGGTGGATCAGGTGGTGGAGGAGGAAATGCTGGAGTTGGTAGAGGATTTTCAAACAAAGGATCTTGGAGTTCAAATTATCCTCTCAATGATGCAGAGTATAATAGTGGTTCGACATCTGGTGGAGGACCTAATCCAGCAGGTGCAAATACGTGTGATGCTAATGGAACATCTTCATATGGTAATGCAGGAACAGCAGGAAATCCTGGAGGTGACTGGGGTTCCGATGGTGCTGGTGGAACAAAGGGTGCCGCAATCTCCGGATTACTATATAAGATTGTTTCTGGTGATATCGGCAGTGGACATTTACAAAGAATCAAGGGATCGAAATAGTAAGGAGTTTATGCTATAATGAAGTTGTCTCAAGTTGTTTTTCGTTTTATTGATGAATTCTTTATTCAAGAAGCACAGGGCAAAGAGTTTCATGCCTCTCCCTCATGTCAGAAGGAAAGGTGGGAAATCTGCTCAGGTTGTGAACATTATGATGAAGAGGAAAAAGGATGTAAGTATTGTCATTGCTATTTGCCCAATAAAATAGCAGATCCCTGGGGTGATTGTCCATTGGATAAATGGATCTCAAATTCAGAACAATGGCACGAAGAGCACTATAAATTTATTAAAGAGAAGTTAATCTCAAAGTATCCAGAATTAGAAGAGTATTTGAATGGAAAGGATTGAACTCAAAGGAACATATGAAGATTTCATAGGATCATACTCCTGCATTGCTGATTCAGATTTTTGTAATGAAATCATTCATACATTTGATTATTATCAGAGTATTGATTCTGTATATTGTGAGGATCAACAGTTTGATAATTCTAATGCAGGAAGATTCGACTGGGCACTTGATTTAATCAATATGCAACAGTCAATGAAAGGACAATCATCTCAACAATTGAATGAGATTCTTAAGTCATGTTTAGAAGAGTATACACAAGTCTTCGGACATATGAAACAGGTGCCTTTATATTCATTGTCACAGAAGGTACAGAAGACTCCTGCTGGTGGTGGTTATCATGTTTGGCATGATGAGAATAGTGGACTTGATCACTGTTCAAGAGCATTGGTTTGGATGTTATATTTGAATGATGATTATAAAGGAGGAGAGACTGAGTTCTTGTATTATAAGAAACGTATTCAACCAGAGAAGGCAAAGTTATTGATTTGGCCTGCTGGTATGACTCATGCTCATCGTGGAGGATTAGTTTTGGAAGGAACTAAGTATATTGTAACAGGTTGGTTTTATTTGGGAAGATGACACAAAATCAAGAAGAGTTTCCATCATTATCGGAACAAGGTAAAAATTTAGCAAAGTTCACCGTCGAAGTTGTAAAGAATGTACTCATAACTTCAGACCCACAAATCTATGCTTCTCATCAATTACAAAAGGAAAGACTTGATACTTGTAAGACGTGTGAGTATTATAGTGTAAGGCAGGAACGTTGTAAGCATTGTGGTTGTTGGTTACAGCATAAGGTTAAATTTGAGGCTGCCTATTGTCCGATTCAAAAATGGTAGCCAATTATACCAAAATAGGTTAAATTTAATTAAAAAACATAATAAAAAACTATTATGTATTGTTAATAACATTCTCAATAACTACTTACTTATTGAGAATGAAGATCTCATAAAGGATCTCATAAAGACCTCTGAGACTTGTGTTTAATGTGCTATAAATGCCTCTGAGACTTGTGACCTTTGCCTGCGCATTATAGCACGAGACCTTGCGAAATGTCAACCCCCCGAAAAAATGTCACGAGATCTTTACAAAATCTCGACGAGACATTCACAAATCATCATAATTCTCGACGAGCATCATATATACATACACGAATCTCGACGAGACCAGGCATCATACTTGCATCTTGTCGAGATTCATGCTATAATCATACAGTACTCACACAATCTCGACGAGCATGTACGACGATTACGATCTCGACTACACATACAGCAACGATTATGGGCAAGATCTCGACGAGTATGCACAAGATGCAGACATTGACGAGGAGTACACACGAGATGGGCAAGACTACGAGACACTTGCATATCGTCATTATGCATGATATAATGTAGTACACATCGCACAGGGGTTCTTATGGTCACACAGAAACGCCTACTTACTGTTACATTAGACATCATGTGTTATGATGATCTAGATGTAGAACATATGGACTGGAAAGAGTTATTAGAACTCGAAGGTACTGAGGAAGTCTATTGTAGCATCAAAGAGTATGATCCGTTCTAGCCTTGTGCCAGTTTGAAGATTGGATCTCATTCTCAATAGTACAAGACTTATTGATTCTCAATAGTAGAATCTTATTGAGAATGAGGACAGTCGAGAGACTGGCACAGTAGAGGTTGCATAGTGTGCGGCCTCGTGATATTCTACATTCGTGGTTGAGACATTCTCTACATTCTCTCTCACCACGAAAATATTAATGAAACTCTTTGCCTCTAAGTTCTACCAAACTCTGGTGCTGAATGTTGCCACGATTGCTGCAATTGTCGTGGGTTTGTATCAGTTTGCAGTTCGTGCCTACGATGAGAATCAAGGACCAGAAAAGACTCGCAAGGTGATTCAAACCGTGCTGCAGTTCGTTAATGCAATTGAGTCACAATTGCAGGCAGTTGTTGATATCGATGTGCCAGTCGTGAAAGTGGCACATAAAACTACCAAACGTCGTTAAGATCTGATATATTACATTCGTTACTGAAACACCAACCAAATGAAGATTATCTACACCCGACAGAATGTCGATGGCAGTTATGATCAGTGTGGAATGAACAATCAGCGTTTGACTAGTCACTACAAGACAACTTCGGGGTTTCTTCGTTATGGTATCCCGAGCAACTTCTATGGTAACACTTTGAAGTTGGAAGTGTGGTATGGTGATAACATCTACCGCAACCCTGATAAAGTGATGTATGTGACAGTCTGACTAGTGGCACAAGGGGGGTTGCGGAATCCCCCAATCCGTTCTACATTACATTCGTACCTGAGAAAACCACTCAAATGCCCGTGACTCTGCAAGTAAACTACAAAGAAGTCTTCGCAATTGAGACTGTTGAGTTCATCGAAGAGAACTGTGTTGAAGGTGAGTATGATTTAGATGATGCTCTCAAGTTTATTGATGAGCACAATGAGTCAGACTTCGTTGCTTATTATGATGAGTATGTTCGTGTTGGTGAGAATATTGGTTATGATGTAGTTGATGCCTTTATTGAATATCACGGTGATGTTTCGTATGTTGAGAATGTAGAAGATGCCTATCGTGGGTATTATTCTGATGAGGCAACATTTGCCGAAGAAGTTATCACTGAGGTTTATGGGTATGATATTCCTGCCTACGTAGTTGTTGATTGGCAGGCAACCTGGGAACAGAATCTTCGTTATGATTATGATTTCGTAGATGGTTACGTATTCTCCAGCAGTTTCTAACACTTAGTGTAGGGGGTGTGCCGGTTCAGATACTGGCACAAGACCCCTTGCAAAATCCCCCGATCCGTTCTACATTACATTCGTACCTGAGAAAACCACATGGAAGATACACTCTGGTCTGAGATTGCAGACATGGATGGTGAAATCTTCGATATGGAGATTCCTGAACTTAAGCAAGAAAAGTTCGATTTCAATGAGTACCTCAACGCAAACTACGATTACTGAAACTATGGAAGTTCTAGAACTCAACCAAGACGACATTCAGGCACTGCTTACTCTCATTGAGTTTCATGATGATTGGGATGAGGTGAGTGAAATTGTGGGCACAAATGTTGCTCTACTCTATGATAAAGTTGCCGCACTTCGTACCTACTGATGACACCTGACACTCTCAACTTTACTGGTGATGGTATCACCTTCCTTGGTTTGATTGGTGTGATTAGCACCGCAATCATCGTGGTTTCAGTATTTCGTTCCTTCTACAAATCACCTCTGAACAAATGAAGTTCCAAGTTACCGAAATTGAGTTTGATTTCACCACTGATGATCTCAACAATCTTCCAACATTAGGTTATCAAGAAGACATCACCAATGACACAATCGGTCAAATCTGGGATGCTGATGATGGAGATGATTTAGTTGAAGAGATCACATGTGCCACTGGTTGGTGCATCAAGTCCATTGATTATCGTCACATTCTTTCCTGAACCTCCAATGACATAATGTGCCACTTCAGATACTGGCACACTGACCCCCTGAGACCGTCCCTTGACCCTGTAGGATAAGTAAGAACCAAACGAAACCAACTCAATGACTGACACCATCAAAGAGTTTTTTACCGAAGCAGAATGGGATCTGATCTATTCTCTGGTTGGAAACAATCGAGAGTTCTGTGAAGATACTGAAGAAGATCCCGTGGAGGATTATGATAGCATTGTAAATAAGATTCATAAGTTATTTGAACCCGAATCCATCGAACCTTCCTGAACCTCCAATGACTGACCTTCGTTATTCTACTGGTGAGGAACTTGAACAGTTCCTCTATGAGAAATGCAGGCAAGATCCTGACTTGCTTGCTACCATCATCAACGAGTATGTATGCTCTTTGAGTGATAACAAACTGATTGAACTTGAAGACTTTCTCACTAACAACTTCGGAGACAACTGATGACACTCAACAAAGAACAATTCTCCAAACTGGTTGAGAATTATGCCAGTCACATTATCGAAGGATTATCTAATGATTCCCTTGAATTGATGGTCTTCGATCTACTCACCCGTGAGTATGAGACCTATACTGAAGAGCAGATTGTTGGTGAGATCGAAGAACTTTATGGTGAGGAAGTTGCTGCCGATTTGTTAGAATCAGCAACTGATGTGCCAGTTGCCTAAGTGTCCACTACGGGTTGACTTTCCCCCCAACCCGTGCCATACTTAACAAGTAAACAATCAATCCTTACGAGGAGATTACAAATGACTAAAACTGAACAATTCATTCAAGCACTTCAATCAGTGCCCCAATCTGTATACAAAGATTTCACAGATCGTGCCAAAGTTGTTGCACTCCAATACCCTACTTCTTTCGGTATTGATTGCTTTGCACGTGGTGAAGGTATCGAATACGGGTTTCTGCAAAGTGTAACAGACTACATCGATTTGCAGGCAAACGATAAAGGTCAGGCAAACGATCCTGATTATCTTTTTGCCGGTAACATTCTGACTGATGCGAAGACACAATGTGGCGGACTGAAACCACAACAATCTGGTAAGAAGTTGTTTTATACTAACCAGTGGGATATTCAGAAGAAGGCACAAGGTGCATCTGAGTTTAAGTCCAAGGCAGATTCTTACGTGTTGATTGATCCTCACTATGCACGGATTGCCGTGATTGATAGTGCAGTATTCTACACCAAGAAGTTCACTCAAGGATCGGCACGTATTAGTTTCTCCGTGAAACCTGAAGAAGTGACTATGATTTATGATGGTGCAGATTCTGTGCTTGATATTAAAGTGGCACACAATTCCAGGGATATCTATCGGGCAATCTGGGAGAATGCAGCAACTCACGTTTAAGATGTGACAGTCGGGGAACCGTCCACTGGTTCCCCCATTCCCCCCGATTCCGTGCCATACTAACAGCATGAAAAACACACACCTACAACACCCCGAAGATTCTATCCTGACAGGTGATCTGTCAGTGTTAGACTGGTTCGTGAATCCCGGTCATCTCAGTGTTAAGATTGATGGTGCCCCTGCTATTGTCTGGGGCACGAATCCTGCAACGGGTAAGTTCTTCGTGGGCACCAAAAGTGTCTTTAACAAAGTTAAAATCAAAATCAACGAATCACATGAGGAAATTGATGCGAACCACACTGGCGAAGTTGCAAACATTCTGCACACTTGTTTTGATTGCCTACCTCATACAGACACCGTTTATCAGGGTGACTTTATCGGGTTTGGTGGATCTGCTGAATACACCCCCAACACTATCACCTATCAGTTCCCTGAGGTAATTGATCAGAAAATTATCATCGCACCTCACACTTGCTATTATGCTGAGACGGACCTACGTGATGCTGTAGCAATGCCTGATCGTTCGATCTGGACTGATACTGAGACCGTCAAGTTTGTGCAACCTACAGCATCAATCTTCGCAGGTGCTGAATACTTTGCCGACCTTAAAGATGTCTGCAAGTTTGCTAAGGTGATGGCACTGGGAGTTGAGTTTGTAACTCCTAAAGTTTCGGCACAAATTCAACAGCAACTGAATGCCTGTATTCGTGAAGGTCGCGAAGTGAATCCTGATGACTTTGAGAATCCCAACCTGATCAGTTTCTGGAAGTTGGTGAAGTCTATCAAAGAGGATGCAGTCTATCTCTGCCGCAATGATGGTCCTGCTGCTTACATCAATTACAACCGAATTGATGCCGAAGGTTATGTGATGACCAATGAGTTCGGTATGTTTAAGTTGGTCAATCGTGAGGTCTTTAGTTATGCTAACTTTAACTACTCCCGGTTCCAGTGTGCCAGTTGACAAGGTGGCACAAACCCCCTTGTGGTTCCCCCCAAAACCTGCAATACTTAACAAGTCAACCAAACGGAGCACCTCATGCGTAAGATCGAATCCCAAATGAATGCTGCCATCACTGCCAAAAGTGATTGGAAGTCTGGCAACACTGAGGTTTCTAACATCGACGGTGTGAGTTTTGTGTTCCTTCACGGGAATAAGATTGCAGAAGTCGGTGATAACTTTGTGAGGTTGTTTGATGGTGGTTGGCAATCCAATACCACCAAATCCCGTTTGAATGCTATTCTTCAGGGGCACGGATTGCCCGGTGAATGTGTATTCCAAAAGCAGTGGACTTGGTTTGTTAATCTTAAGACTGGCAACGGTATTGCAACTGTTCCCTTCTTCTCCTCCATGCGTCTGGCATAACATCAAAGAGAATGGGATGCGCTCTAAAGACACCCTCACTCAAACCACACTATCTAACACTCACTCATGACTTTTGAAATTGCATCTGCCCTGCTGAATCGTGCCACCAATGGTAACGATCTCCTGCGTATTCTGGAATCTATCGCATCGGATGAGCAGGACCAGGGGCAGGAGATCCAATTCTAAGACTGGCACACCTGTCCCCTTTGGGGGGTTGGGTTGCCTGTAGGATACGTAAGAACCAAACGACCTCCCCCCCCCATGACCAGCAACACCTACAACGGTTGGGCAAATTACCAGACCTGGAATGCTGCCCTCTGGATTGGCAATGATGAGTTTCTCTACAATACTGCTAAGGCATGTGTTGAGTACTGCGGCACCAATGAGACCCCATGGGCAAAATTCGTCCGTTGCATGACTGATGGGCAGATCGGACGGATGCTGGGGCAGACCCGTGATGGGGTGAAGTGGAATGACCCCGCAATCGATGAGGCAGAGATGGTTGAGATGATGGCAGACCTTTAGGGGTTTGCCCCCCATCCGTGCTACAATTAACCCGTACCAAACGACCCGAACCCATGGCACTCTACAACCAAGCATCCGACCTCGCAACCCGTCAGACCGTATGGATCGGAACCAAGGTCAGCAACCTGCCTAAGTTCAATGGCACAGAATGGGAATTGAAGCAGGGGCATCAGGCAAACTCCCACACCCGCGGATGGCAGGATGATGGGTTGCCCTCTGCCGAACTGGCAGATCTGCACACCCCCTGGCAGGGATGGGTCGGTCCCGGTCACCGTTACTATTGCAACCCGGAGGCAGGTCGTCGGTCGTTCCTTGCCTGATGCACTCCCTACCCCCTGCCCTCACGGGTGGGGGGTTCGTGCTATGGGCACCCTATTCGTTCGTGATTTGACAGTGGCCCCCGTGCCTTAAGGGGTGCGGGGGTGCCCGCCGTATATAAAACCCATGGGTCCCCGTAGGCTATAAAGTCTTGCTTTTGCCATCTCTTTATACTTCGAATATAAAAATTTTTTTTACTATATAAAAAAATAAAATAAGTTTAATAGAAATGAAAAAAAATTCGGCAGAAATTTTTCAACCCCTACAAGTCGATCCAATTTCGGGTGAGTACTACTTAGTGATTCCTGAGCAATTTGTAAATGATCTGTCTTGGTATGAGGACACTGAAATTAAAATAGAATTATCTGGATCTGAAATTATTCTTTCAGAAAAGGAGAGTTGACAACGTATAGATAATACTGTATGATACTGAAGTAACTACAATCAATTATGGCTAAAGGATTTACTGTAAAGGCAAAAAGCCCAACCCCATCAACTCAAGGAGAGGAATGGGATTATGATAAAGCAAGGGAACTTGTAAGAGGCAAATCTATTGTCTTCTGCCTACCTGGCAGAGGTGTTTCTTATACTTACCTCAAAAACTTTGTACAACTCTGTTTTGATCTTGTACAATCAGGAGCAAGTATTCAAATCTCGCAAGACTATTCATCGATGGTGAATTTTGCAAGATGTAAATGTTTAGGTGCAAACGTTTTGCGTGGACCTGATCAGATTCCCTGGGATGGACAACTGAAATATGATTGGCAACTTTGGATTGATTCTGATATTGTATTCAATACCAATAATTTTTGGCAACTTGTTCTGATGGAACAGGATATTGCAGCAGGTTGGTACTGTACCGAAGACGGACGTACAACATCTGTAGCACACTGGTTAGAAGAGGATGATTTTAGAAATAATGGTGGAGTCATGAATCATGAAACCATTGAGAGCATCTCTAAGCGTCGTAAACCATTCACCGTAGATTATACCGGATTTGGATGGGTTCTAATTAAAAATGGAGTTTTCGAAAATTCCGAAATGAAGTATCCATGGTTTGCACCGAAGATGCAAGTCTTTGATTCTGGAGATGTTCAGGATATGTGTGGGGAGGATGTATCATTCTGCCTGGATGCAAAGGAAGCAGGTTTTGAAATCTGGTGCGATCCTCGTATCAGAGTTGGTCACGAAAAGACAAGAGTTATTTGATACAATGGAAGATCGTTACAATATTATTCGTAATGGAAAAATATTGCATTCAAATCTTACAGAAGAAGAATACTTCAATGCTATAGAGGATTTGGCAGATGAATTTTATCAGTCAGGTTCTCTAAATCCAAATGAAATTGAAACTGAAATTTTGACTAATACTATGGAGAAAACTAATGGCTAAGCGTGCATCATTATCTGGTAAAGTTGTTATTGAATCAAATCCGAAAAAGACTCGTCAAGGGGCTGGTTCTCATACGAAGTATGCTGCAACTTCTCGTAACTCATCTGGAAAAAAATACAGAGGACAAGGTAGATAATTATCAAAGTGGGTACATGTACCCACTTTTTTTATGTAATAAATATTTTTTTATTAAAACTATTACCGAATTGGAAAAGTTTTCAATGGGCAGGCACCTATTATTGGAGGTGTATGATGTTAAATACAATCTCATTAATGATGCAATTGCTCTTGAAGAAATAATGGTTGGTGGAATTAAACGTGCCGGAATGACCATTCTAAACGTCTTCCAGCACTGTTTCATACCTCAGGGGTGTACTATAGTCATAGCACTCTCTGAGAGTCATGTATCGTGTCACACATGGCCTGAGGAAGGTTGTCTGGCAATAGACGTTTATACATGTGGTGAAGGAAATCCGAAATTAATTGCAATAGAGTTGTTAAAATATCTTAATTCTGATAATTATTCTCTTCGGGAAGTAATTCGTTAAATATGCATAGGAGATAGCAACCTCCTTCATAAAAGTTCTGTTTTAGTAAATAAAACAGGAGCTCAAATGTCCAACTTACCAATAGATAAAGATTCAAATTATATGAGAGAAATGTGGTCTAAGAATCAATTGATCACTGATCATAATGCTGAACCAAAAAAAAGAGTGATTCAAGAAGTTATGCATGATCTTGCACCACAACACGACCTTAAAAAGCAAGTCGAACTTCATGAAAAAATTCGTAATGATGAAGATTATGATGATTGGGAATATGGGACTGAACCAACTTATGGATCTGTCTGGCACTGAATATAAATAAAGCAAAGAAAACTCTTGATCAATGACAATACAGAGGATATCTAGATCTTTTAAGGACATTAGTTTATCCTTTGAACCTCATCCTATAACAAAGGATTTGCAGATTTTAAAAAATGAAACTGCGATTCGTAGATCTGTAAGAAACATAGTTGAAACTATTCCAACTGAAAAATTCTTTAACTCATCATTTGGATCTAACGTTAGATCTAGTTTATTTGAATTTGTTGATTTTGGTACTGCATCTGTTATTCAAAATCAAATTGAAATTGCAATAACTAATTTTGAACCCAGAGTTGAAAATATAAAAGTTGATGTTGAACCAAATACAGATAGCAATGAATTCAATGTCACTGTAATTTTTGATATTATTGGTCAAGAGTTTCCGACACAAGAATATTCATTTCTCTTAGAGGCAACAAGATAAAATGCCTTTCACTAAATTTACTAATTTAGATTTTGATCAAATAAAAACTTCAATCAAAGACTATCTTCGTGAAAATTCAAATTTCACAGACTTTGATTTTGAAGGATCTAATTTTTCTGTTTTAATTGATACGCTAGCATATAACACATATATTACTGCGTTTAATTCCAATATGATTGTCAATGAGTCTTTTTTAGACTCGGCAACTCTTCGTGAAAACGTAGTTTCACTTGCAAGAAATATTGGATATGTGCCAAGATCAAGGGCAGCATCTAAGGCACGGGTATCTTTTCAAATTACAGGTCTTGTAGATGAAACTGGTTTACCATCAACTCAAACATTAACTTTAAAGGCAGGATTAGTTTGCACTGGAGATATTGAAAATTCATCTTATGTCTTTTCTATACCAGAAGATATTACAGTTAATGTAGATAGTTCTGGAGTTGCGGCATTTAATAATATAGAAATTTGTCAAGGAACTTTCTTAACAAATACATTTAACTATGATGGTTCTTTAGATCAAAGATTTATTTTAAATAATTCATTTATAGATTCTTCCACAATTCGTGTTTATGTTAAAAAAACATCGGATCAAGGTCTTGGATATGAATATTATCAAGTAGAAAATATTTTAAATATAGATTCATCATCCAGAATTTATCTCATTCAAGAAGTTCAAGATGAAAAGTATGAGATACTTTTTGGTGATGGGTACATTGGAAAGAAATTGGGAAATGGAGTTAATCTGGACGGAACAGTCATAACAACTAATTATATTATAACAGATGGTAAGGATGGTAATGGAGCATTCAGATTCTTATTTTCTGGTACGTTAGAGAAATCAAATGGGAGCACTTTAGTATTAAACAGTCCAGTATCAGTCACAACAAACCAAGCATCTCAAAATGGTGATGATATTGAACAAATTAACTCTATCAAGTATTTTGCACCAAGAGTATACTCCTCACAGCACAGGGCAGTGACGGCAAATGATTATGAAACGATCATTAAAAGAATTTATTCAGATACTGAATCAGTTTCTGTTATTGGTGGTGAAGAACTAGATCCTCCAGAATATGGAAATGTTCAAATTAGTATTAAACCTAAAAACGGAACTTTCGTGTCAGACTTTAATAAGACTCGAATTTTAAATGAACTAAAGAAATATAGCATTTCCGGAATCAATCAAAAAATAATCGACCTCAAAGTATTGTATGTTGAAATTGATTCTTCAGTATATTATGATTATTCAAAGACATCATCGTCAGAATCTTTAAAAACTAAAGTCATAAACTCTCTAACAAAATACGCAAACTCCATCGACTTGAATAAGTTTGGTGGAAGATTCAAGTATAGTAAAGTTCTACAACTTATTGATAACACAGATTTTGCCATAACATCAAACATTACCAAAGTTCGTATTAGAAGAGATATGAAAGCTCTTTTAAATAAACTTGCACAATATGAACTTTGTTTTGGTAATCAGTTTCATGTTGTACAAGACTCATATAATATTAAGTCTACGGGATTTGTTGTTGAAAATGATCCAGATACTGTTTACATTACTGATAAACCAAATGCAGATAAAAAAACTGGGATTCTATCCATTGTAAAACCAATATCTGAAACAGAAACAAGAGTCGTTATTAAATCGGTTGGTACTGTTGATTATGTGAAAGGGGAAATAAATCTTGGAGCATTAAATATCATATCAACATCATTGCCAAATAATATTATTCAAATTCAAGCTGTTCCGGAATCAAACGATGTTATTGGACTGAAAGAATTATATTTAAGTTTCAGCATTGATAAAAGTGAAATAAATATGGTAAGAGATGTTATATCTTCTGGGGAAGAAACATCCGGAACCGAGTTCTCCAAGAACTACTATACATCTAGTTACTTAAGCGGAAATTTAATAAGAAAGTAATATGATACAAACTGGATTTGATTCAAGAGTTAAAGTTTATCAAGTTATTGAAAATCAACTTCCAAGTTTTATTTTGGATGAAAATCCAAAAGCTTCAGAGTTTTTAAAGCAATATTACATATCTCAGGAACATCAGAGTGGTTCAATTGATATTGCTGAGAACTTAGATCAATACCTTAAGTTAGATAATCTCACACCGGAAATCATTGTTGATAATACATATCTAACCTCTGGAATTGGGACCAATAATAAGATCACAATAAATGTCAATAGCACAAAAGGATTTCCAAAACAATATGGATTGTTGAAAATTGGTGATGAGATCATCACTTATACTGGAATTACCACTAACTCTTTTCTCAATTGTCAGAGAGGATTCAGTGGCATTACAAGTTATCATCAAGAATTAAATCAAGAAGAATTGCTTTTTGAAACATCAAGTGCAGAATCTCACGAGCAATCTGCAGCAGTTCAAAACTTAAGTTCTTTATTTTTAAAAGAATTCTATAAAAAATTAAAGTATTCCCTTACACCAGGATTAGAAGATATAGATTTTGTATCTGATCTTAATGTTGGTAATTTTATAAAAGAGGCAAGATCCTTTTATAAGTCAAAAGGAACAGATGAGTCTTTTAAAATTCTGTTTAAAGTTTTATATGGAGTCAATGCTACTGTTGTTAATTTAGAAAATTTTCTTATTAAACCTTCATCTGCAGAATTTGTTAGAAGAAAAGTTGTTCTTATAGATTTCTGGAGAACCTAACAAGTTATCTGGACAAACAATTGAAAAATCAACAGATCCTGATACAAATGCATCAGTATCAGAAGTTGAAGTTGTTACTAGAAATGGAAAAAAATATTATAAATTATCTCTATTCGTTGGTTACGATGATTCTCCAACTGTTCAAGGAGAATTTGATGTTACACCATCTACAAAATGCTTGGAATCTGTCCCAGTCGGTTCCTCTGTAATTTCCGTTGATTCAACAATTGGTTTTCCAGAATCGGGAACAATTATCTCTGGAACAAATACAATAACTTATACGGGTAAAAGTGTTAATCAATTTTTTGGATGTTCTGGAGTTGAATCTCAAATAGATCAGGCAGATAATATTAGAACTGATGATGTTTACATTGGATATGAAGATGGTGATAAAACTAAAAAAGTTGAATTTAGAATACTTGGATCATTATCGGATTTTATCCAAGTATCAGAATCGTTAAGTGGTGTTTCTGAGGGTGACTTTGTTTACATTAAAAGTCTTGGAAATGCAGTTGGTCAGACTAAGTTTGGAGAAAAGAATTTTAAAGAAGTATTAGTAAATTCTTGGTTCTATAATTCCAACTCAAGATATCATATTCAGGATTTTAGTGGACCAAAATCTTTAAATCTCAAATCACCAATTGATAGAACTAGTTTAAAATATGGAGATGAAATTGAGATAGTAGAAAGGGGAACGTCAAATGTTGTTTTTACAACATATGTAAATGAGGAAATTCAGGATAATTCAAAATCTATTCAATTGTTTGCATTTATTGCTCCAAATCCAAATGCAAACTATGATCTAAGAAGAAAAGTTAGTAAGGCTAGTAGTTTAAATGTTCCTTTGATATATGGCAATGATTCTATTATATCTGATGTAAGCAATGTATATACAGATAATGATTATGCATATGTAGCATCTAACTCTTTGCCAGCAAATAATAGAGGGTTGTCTGTTCCATATTGTTATCAGATAACAAAAAACTTGAGCGGCAATTATATTGATAATAGCATTGGAATTTTAACTGGCAAAGTTGACGATGACTTTACAATAATTTCTTTTCCTGACAACGTACCATTTTTAACAGGAGATAGAATTTTTTATCAACCAGAAGAAGATTCTCTTGTGGGATTAGAAACTGGATCATACTACGTTAAAGTTCTGGACTCAAATAAAAAAGAAATACAATTGTATTCTTCTCAATCTTTTGTCGGAAGTTCAAATTATCTGACTTTTGATTCTCCTTATATTTCTGGAATAGGAACTCATAGATTTACATTATATTCTCAGAGATCTGCTGAAATAGGTCCTCAAAAAATACTTAAAAAATTTCCACTTACAAATAATATTTTTAATGGATCTAATGAAAAAACTTTACCTGGGCCTGTTGGTCTGTTAGTTAATGGTGTAGAAATTGACAATTACAAATCATTAGATAAAATTTATTATGGACCATTAAATTCTGTTAAAGTTTTGAACAGTGGTGAAAATTATGATGTTATAAACTTACCTTTTATATCAGTTTCGACTGGTATAGGGTCAACCGCATTTATTCAACCTGTGGTAAGTGGATCAATTCAAAAAACTTATGTTGAGAATCAAGACTTCGATATTCAAAATATAGTTTCTATAGGAGTTAGTGGTGGAAATGGATTTGGTGCTGTATTAGAACCAATTGTTAAAAAGAGAGTAAGAGAAGTTTTTTTTGATGCAAGAACCACGACCAATTCTGGTGGAATTAATACTACGACCAGACAACTTACCTTTTTAACTAAACATAATTTTGTAGATGGTGAAGAAGTAATCTATAGTTCAAATGGAAATTTGGGAGTTGGAATAGGTGTAGGTAATTCCACTCTTATTGATAATTCTCAATATTACATAAAAACAACTAGTGATCTAACAGTCAGATTATATCAATCTTTATCAGACTATTCTTCGGGAATTAATACTGTTGGATTTAATACTGATAATACTTCCGGAATTCATAAATTTTATACTTCATCCAGTAAAAATACTTTAACAGAGATTAAAGTGGTTGACGGTGGACAACAATATACTAACAGAAAATTGATTGTCAAACCAACAGACATTTCTACATCCAATCATACAATTAATTTTAAAAATCATGGGTTTAATGATGGTGATTTAATTAAGTATAGTTATCAGACTTCTTCAATATCAGGAGTTTCTACTGACACATCTACATCGTTTTATGTTTTAAAAGTCAACGATAATTCTTTTAGAATTTGTGATGCCGGTATTGGGGGGGTAACTAAATCAAATTATGAAAGAAAAAATTATGTCAGGTTTTCTTCCGTAGGATCTGGATACCAGTATTTTAGTTATCCAGAAATTTCTGTTTTTGTAGAATTTACAACACCTAATGGTATAAGTACTACACAAACAATTCAAATAACTCCCAAGGTCAGAGGAAAGATAATTGATGCTTATTTGTACGAATCTGGTACTGGATATGGATCATCTATTTTAAATTTTGAAAAGAAACCAATCATTACTATTCAAAATGGAAAAGATGCTAAAATAGTACCCAATATTATCAATGGAACTATTAACTCAGCTAAAATTGAATATGGTGGTAAAGAATACTATTCTGATCCAGATATTATTGTAGAAGATCCAACTGGAACTGGTAGTGGGGCAGAAATAATACCTACAATTAGTGGTGGAAGAATTTCCAATGTTACTGTTACTAATTCCGGAATTGGATACTCAACAAGTTCAAAAATTAAAGTTGTTCCTGCCGGATCTAATGCACTCTTTGATGTATCTATTAGAGACTTAACAATTAATAATACTAAGAGATTTAATTCTGAAATTTATACAGAAACCTTGGACAATAAGTTAAAATATTTAGTTTCTGGATACTTTGATACGTTACAAAATTGCTTTGCAGATAATGGAACTTTCCATTCAAAGATCATTGGATGGGCATATGATGGTAATCCAATTTATGGTGCATATGGATACAACACCCCAGAAAACACCGAATCAATAAGACTTCTAACTTCAAGTTATATATTAGATACCTCTTATCTTGATAGACCATTTGGATTTGATGCTGGATTCTTTATTGAAGATTATCGTTATGATGGAAGTGGAGATTTGGATATTCATAATGGAAGATTTTGCAAAACTCCAGAGTTTCCAAATGGAATATATGCATATTTTTCACCAATTGATAATATAAATTCAGAATCAAAGTTTCCTTATTTTATTGGTGATTCATATAGATCGAATACATTAATTGAAAATTCTTCTTTGGATCAATCGTTTGATTTTGGAAGTTCCGATTTATTAAGAAACACATATCCATATAAACTGATTGATTCAAATATTGAAAACGATTTTATTCCAAGTTATTTGGATCTAAAAAATCAACTTTTAACTGTAAATTCAATTGCAAGTGGAGTTATTAGTGGTTTTAATATTGTCAATTCTGGATCAGATTATAAAGTCAATGATTTATTAGCATTTACCAATGCTGATGACATTGGGATATCCGCTAAAGTTTCTTCATTAAATGGAAAGGAAGTTGAAAATGTTGTAACATCGACGGAAACTTATAATAATACCATTGTTTCTTGGAATAATCAAAATCAGGCAAAAATAACAATTTTACCCTATCACAGTTTAAAAGATAATGACTATGTGACTTTATCTGGATTTTCCACCAATCTTACAACACTAGATGGATTTTATAAAATTGGAGTATCTTCACAATATTCAACAGTTACAAGAGATATTCCTCAAGCAACATCTATTGGGTCCACTGAAGTATACGTTTCCCAAATTCCAAATGCCATTTCAGTTGGAAGTAGCATTGGCATTGGAACCGAAACTCTGAAAGTTCTTGGTATTTTTAAAAATGAAAATATTTTAAAGGTGAAGAGAGGATTAACTGGTGCTGGGTCTTCTCATATTGCATCATCCACAATTTCAGTATTTCCAAACTCATTTACAATTACATCCAATTTAGATTATTTTGATTCAAAAGTTAACGATAAAGTTTTCTTTAATCCAAGAGAGTCTGTTGGTGTTGGCACAACACTTGGTACAAGTAGTTCAGTATCTTTTAATTTTGGAGACTCCACAGTCATTAGAGACATTCCAGTAAAAGGAATATATTTGGAAAATCACCCATTTGTAACTAATCAGAAAGTACTTTTCACAATACCTAGTGGAAACATTTCAGTTTCTACAAATGGATCAAGTACATATTCGATTCCAACTAGTGGAATATCACAAGAATTTTATGTTGTAAATAAAAGTATTAATTTGGTAGGTTTAAAAACTTCATTTACTGCTCCAGAACTGTTCTTTCATGGTAATGGAGATGATAATGATGAATATTCGATTGAAAGCATGTTTAATCAGATTAAGGGAACAGTACAGAGATATAAAACTACAGTATCAGTTTCTACTGCGCATGAACTATTAAATGGTGATGCTATTACATTAAATGTAAATCCAAACTTAAATGTAGGAATTGGAACTTCAACTTCCGTAAGAATTTTATATAATACAGAATATGGAAAATTAATAATTAATCCAATTGGATTTGGATCGGAAAATGTGATTCGTACTAAGCAGTACTATGCTATTCCAACTAGACAATCAACGATTGATACTGCGGTTGGAATAGCATTTACTTCTAAAGCAATATCACCTTTAGCGACAAGAAATGCCCAACAAATTTACGATTATATTTGGGACAATTATAGTAAGTTTGATGTTGATGGTGATGGTGTGGTTAGTGATGTAGATGGATTAATTCTTGCAAGAGAAATGTCTCCTGCTTTTACTGGAGATGCTTTAATATCAGGCATTACTTTTCCATTAGGAGCAACAAGAACAACAGCATCTTCAATCAGATCTTATATTAGTTCTGTAACTGGTGGTGTAGGAATTGGTAGTACGATTGGCACTGCACCATTTAGTTCTTGCTATGATATAGATGGTCATGGAAGTGTAGGATTTAATAATGATGGTATAATGATTTATAGATTTGCAGTCACTCCAAGACTTGGTGCTGGAGGATTTTATTCCCCAGGTACATTGAGAGGATCTTTTGAAATTGTAAATCATGGACTAAAAACAGGAGATAAAGTTCTTTATCTGAATAATACAACTTCAATATTAAAACCAGTAGATAGTGGTGAATATTTTGTTCATAGAAACAATGATAATAGTTTTCAGTTAGGTTTAACTTATAAAGATGTGGTCGAAGATCCAATAAATCCTGTAAGTATTGCATATACGGGAGTATCGAATCAATCAATCTCTCTCATTAATCCACCAATTCAAGTAATAAAAAATAACAGTCTAAAGTTTGATCTATCAAATTCCTCATTAACTGGATATAAGTTAAAAATTTATTATGATAAAGATTTTAAAAATGAATTTGTGTCTACAGGATCCAGTACATCTTTTAATATTTCTGGATTGGGGACAGTAGGAGTATCTACAACAGCATCATTGACATTAAGTTACGGTGAAAATTTACCATCTAAACTATATTATAACTTAGAAAAATCTGGATATATTAGCACAACTGATTCCAATGTTGTCAACTATTCTCAAATAGAATTTATTGATAGTTTTTACGATAACAATTATATAATTTCTGGAGTGGGGACGACAACATTTAGTGTTTATCTTGAAAAAAGTCCAGAAAGAGTATCATATGCAAAAACTGAATGTGATAATCTTGAATATTTTACAAGCTCATTAAATGCAAAGGGATCTATAAAGGAAATTGGCATAATTTCAAAGGGATCAAGTTCCAAAAATATTCCAATTATTACTGAGATAAATTCAACTGATGGCACGAATGCAAATGTTTTCTGTAAGACAAAAAATATAGGTGATATTAAAGAATTGGGATTAATCAATGAAGGATTCGAATATCCATCAGATCCAACCTTACAACCCACTGCATATATTTCTCCACAAATTGCCATAAAGGCAGCAAATACAATTGGTGTCGTCACTGTTACTAGTGGAGGATCAGAATATATTAATCCACCATCTATTGTCATTGTTAATACTCTTACTGGTGAAAAAATTGATAGTGGAATTTTGGAAGCATCTCTATCGGGATCTTCTATATCTGCCGTAAAAGTTTTACAAGATCCAAAAGGAGTTCCAGATGCTGAAGTAAACTTGTTTGCTACAAATAATACAAATGGATTTAGTATTCAACAAGTTCAATCATCTTCTACTGGAATTTTTACGTGTTTTATTTCCAAACCAACTGGAGGATTCACACCAAATCCATTTGAAGTAGGAGATGAAGTGTTTATTGAAGGAATTAAAAAAGAAAGTACTGATGGAGATGGATTTAATTCTGAAGAGTATGGATATCAGTTTTTCAATGTTACTAGTTTTGATGACACGACTGAACTTCTAGCTAAAATTGTTATAAACGTTTCTGAACTAACAGCAAATACAGGAATTGCGAAAACAATTCAAGACTTTATTCCTACAATCATTAACAGGAAGACATATCCTATTTTCGAGTTTTCTAAGAAAAAAGCATCATTTATCATTGGAGAAAAAATTATTTCAAATGAAGTTGAAAGAGATTTGAAGATTGTAGGATACAATGATTCATTTATTAAAGTTGTCGGTTCTTATGAGTTATCAATAGATGAAACATTTAAAGGAAAAGAGTCTGGAACAATTGCTACTGTTGAGAGCATCAAAGAAAATATAGGTCGATTCAAAATTAATTTTTCATCTGATAAAAATATTGGATGGTCCAATAACATTGGAATTCTAAATGATGATGCACAAGTAATACCCGATAATGACTACTATCAAAATTTATCATATACAATTAAGAGTCCCATTACGTATGACGAATTTAAAACTCCTGTAAACAATTTATTACATAGTGTAGGAACAAAAAACTTTAGTGATACCGGCATAACATCTACAACTTCTGTTGGAATAGGAAGTGAAAATGTAACCACAATAATTAGAGATATTATTGAAGAGCAAAGAGTAGACACAATCTATAATTTTGATTTATCAAAAGACATTGATGCTGTTAGTGGTTATTCTAAGTTTTTAAAATTAGAAAATAAAATATTAACTCCATTTATAAACAATACAACTAATAATGTGTTGAAATTGGATGATATTAATCGACTATTCTCAAACTTGGAAACAAGTCCATATGAGTTCTTAAATCTTATCAATTTAAAAGAACAAAATAGTTCTTATATTAATATTTTAGTTAGAGTTACTTCATCAGATAACACAGAGATACAATTATCAGATTTAATCATTCTAAATGATGGAACTGATATTTCTATTCTTGAAAAAGGAACTCTTGTAAATTCTGGAATTGGTCTAACTCATTTCTCTGGAGAAAACCTTGGAGACTTCTCAATAGAGGAAAATGAATTTAAAGAAGTTTATTTAAGATTTACTCCAGCAAATTCTTACGAAAAGGATTATGATCTCAAGTGGATTCAAAGTTATTTTGATGCAAACACTATAGGTATTGCATCAACTTCAATTGGATTTGTAAAATTATTTAATTCTATTGATAAATCATCCCCAGGAATAACAACAAATATTGTTTCTTTAGCATCAACTTCATTTGAATCACTTCATGCTTCTGTGCAAGTTATAAACGAATTGACAAATGAAATTAACTTTGTAGAATTATATTTGACTCAAGATGGAACAAATACGTTTATATCTGAATATTATTTTGATAATAGTAATCAAAATAGTTATTCTGGAAACTTTATAGGATCATTCGGTTCAGATCTACAATCCAATATTCTATCTCTTAATTTTACAAACACTTTAGATACTGGTAATGTTACTGTAAAGTCTAGTATTATTGGATTTGGAACTGCAGATACTATTGGTGTGGGTAGTATTTACAGATTTAAGAATGTTGGATCTGATGGATCAGAAAGAAGTGCAGTTTATATCTCAAATTATCAAACTACTACATCCGGATTATCAACATCAATACTTGACATAAATGCAGGTCTTTTTAACTGTGTCAAATCAGTAGTTGAGGTTAGTGCAGGATCAACAAAGGCACTTCATCAAGTCATGATGATTCACGATGGAGTAGATGTATATACTGAACAGATGCAATTTTTATCTGTAAGTGGCATATCCACATCAGATTCTGGAGTTGGATTAGGCACATTTGGAGGGACTTTTGAAAATTCTGGAAATAATTTTGTATTGAAGTTCTATCCAGATGCTGGAGTAACTCAAAATCTTTCTATTTCAAACTTGAATAAGTGTCTTTACCAAACCATCGATGCAATCAATATACCACCAGACTTAACTTATGTTGAAGGTGGTTCGATCTTAGGAAGAGAGTCTATTGAAGTTGACTTTTTCAACTCTTTAGGTGGAACTAGAATTAATAGAAAAGATTTTCCATTAACTTCAAATGGATTGAAAGTTTTTGCCAGAGAGTTTGATCCGACTGACAATACTCAAATTTCTGTTGCAGGAACATTTACTTCTTCAAATCACTTTTTCAGTGAAGGTGAGCAATTAATTTATACACCTAAGTCTACAATAGTAGGTTTAGCTGCTACACCTATGGTTTATAAATTGGGTGGTATTACCACTTCTTTACCATCTTCTGTTTTTGCAGTGAATATATCCGAGAATACTTTCCAAATCTCTACAACAAGAGCAGGAACTGCAGTCACTTTTGTTTCTCGTGGTAGTGGAAATTCTCATCAATTTGAGATGGCAAAGAAAAATGAAAAAACAATTATAACAATTGATGACGTAATTCAATATCCAATATCTTTTGTAAAATCATCACATCAACTTCCTATTGGAATTGGATTAACTTCGACAATATTTGCATTATCTGGGATAAGTACAGTATTCCCAAGAGATCTTTTAAAGATTGATAGTGAGTATATGAGTGTGGCTAGTGTTGGTTTTGGAACAACTAGCATTGGTCCCATAACTGGAATAGGAACGACTGCCCTGGTAGAAGTGGTTAGAGGATTTGTTGGGTCTTCTTCAACTTCCCATTCTTCTGGTGCTCAAGTTAAAGTGTATCGAGGAGCATATAATATTGAAGGTAATAGTATTTACTTCAGTGAAGCACCAAGAGGAAATCCACAAATAGAAAGAGATTTTAGTAACTTAGTATTCCAAACTTCAGAATTTAGTGGAAGAGTATTTTTGAGGAAAAATTACGATTCTAATGTAGTTTTTGATAATGTGTCAAATGAGTTCAATGGAATAGGTAGAACATTTACACTTACTGTTGGTGGTGCAAATACTGTTGGTTTAGGTACAACTGGTGGAAATGGAATTGTTCTTATAAATGGTCTTTTCCAATCACCAACAACAGAAAATAACCCAGAAAATAATTTTAAAATTATTGAAACCACTGGACCTTCAGGAGTAACAAGTGTAGTTTTCTCTAGCATAAGACCAAATCTTGATATTATTTCACAATATGATATTAATCAAAATGAGATACCTAGAGGTGGTATTATTGTTTCTCTGGGATCATCAAGTGGATTGGGATATGCACCGTTAGTTGGAGCATCTGTGACCGCAGTGGTGGGTGCTGGGGGTTCAATTGTATCTGTGGGATTGGGAACAACTAATATAGTTGGATCTGGTTATAATGGTATAGTTTCAATTGGTGTTACTGTTTATCAAGAGGGTCATGTTGGAACTGCCGCCAGTATTATGGCAGTTGTAGGTGCTGGTGGAACATTGTCATTTACAGTTAGCATTGGTGGAACTGGATATACTAATCCTAAAATATTTGTTTCTGATCCATCATATGAGAATTTAAAAGTTACTGGTGTTTCCAGAATTGGTATTGGAACAACAACTGCGACAGGATTAGGGTTGTTGCTAAATGTTGAAGTTGGAGCAAGTTCAACAACAGGTATAGGATCAACGTATTTTGAAGTGACAGGATTTAATATAACAAGACAAGGATATTCTTTCAGAAAAGGTGATGTATTCAAACCAGTTGGCCTTGTAACCGATAGAAGATTGGCAAATCCTCTGTCAGAATTTACATTGACTGTTCTTGATACATTCTCTGATTCTTTTGCGGCTTGGCAGTTTGGTAATTTAAATTATATTGACTCAATTAAAAATTATCAAGATGGCGTCAGACAAAATTTCCCATTATACTACAATGGTGAGCTGTTGAGTTTTGAGAAGGATGAAAATTCTACGATAGATCTTCAAAATTTACTGTTGATTTTTATTAACGGAGTTTTACAAGAACCAGGAGTTTCATACTTGTTTAGTGGTGGAACATCTTTTGTGTTTACAACAGCACCAAAAGTAGAAGATGAAATTTCTGTCTTTTTCTATAGAGGAACCATTGGAGATGACAGTGCCCTCAATGATAATGTATATCCAACTTTAAAATCTGGTGATATTGTAAAAGTTCATAAAAACAACAAGTACCCAAGTACCATATCTCAAAATAATAGAACAGTATTTAATTTAACATATTCTGACAAATTTGAAACTAGTCTTTATAGTGGAGTTGGTATAGATGAAACTTTTGAAAAACCAGTAAGTTGGACAAAACAAAAGAAAGATCAAAAAATAAATGGAGTATTTGTTTATAAATCAAGAAGCTCCATAGAAACTCAGGTATACCCAACTGCAAGAGTTATTAAGAGTATTTCACCAACAGATCAACAAATATTTGTCGATAATGCACAATTCTTTAATTATGATAATACAGCTTCACCCGAACTTTTTGACATTTTAGTTATTAATGATGCACTTTCTGGTGTCGGCACAACAACTTCAGTAGGTTTTGTTGAATTGATGAGTGGAGTTAATGAAGTTGGAGGTTTTTCTGGTGTTATCAGTGGAATATCTACCAGTGTTGGAATTGGTACTTCTCTAGCATTAAGATTCTATATTAATAACTTAAATCAAAATAACTTGGTAGGATTGCAGACTGGAAATCCAATTTTTATTTACAATACATCGATAGGATCTGGTGTTACATCTATAAATAATTCCAATACATCAGTAGTTGGAGTTGGCACAACGTATCTTGACAATGTTTATCTCATTCATAGTTGGTCCAATGTTGTTGGAGATGATAACTTGGGGATTATCACATGCAACGTTCACTCATCATCTAATATAATTGGATTGACAACTTCAGGAACAGAATTAAATCCAGTTGGGAATTTCTCATGGGGAAAACTGAGTGGATTTGCTAGATCAAGTTCACCAATTTCTATTGGTGCAAGTGGTAATAGGGTAGATGTTGGATTGACTACATTTGCAACTGTTCATAGAAGGGGTATAGGATTGAAATTAAGATACGAAACTGGAGCACTCCCTAAACAAGGGGTATAGGATTGAAATTAAGATACGAAACTGGAGCACTCCCTAAACAGTTATAAATAGATAAAAAACTATTAGTATGTCAGCAATTATAACAGATCAATTTAGATTATTTAATGCAGAAAATTTTGTTGATTCTGTTAACAACAATGATAATTCATATTATGTTTTTTTAGGATTGTCAAATCCAACAAAATCTAATAGCTTTGGTAGAAGCACTGGATGGAATTCAAATCCTGATGAACCTGTAGATAACTTACAATACGTATCTCATTATAAAGATACTCTACTGTTTGGAAAAAAAATTATATCATCGAATGTAAGAAGAATTGTAAGAAAGGTTACTTGGACAGAGAATAACAAATATGAAATGTATCGTCATGACTATAGTACTACTAATTTGGCACCAATATCAGAGTTACCAAGACTGTATGACTGCGACTATTATGTGATGAATAGTGACTATAGGGTCTATATCTGTATAGATAATGGATCTTCGGTTACTAATCCAAAAGGAAATAAATCTCAAGATCAACCAACGTTTACTGATGAGGATTCTTCAGCAGCAGGATCTAGTGGTGACGGGTATGTTTGGAAATATCTATTCACTATATTGCCAAGTGACATCATAAAATTTGACTCTACAGAATATATCGTATTACCCAATAATTGGGATGATACATCAACTAATAGTGAAATTAAACGTATTCGAGATGCTGGTAATTCGGATGTTGAAGAGAACCAGATTCAAAAGATTTATATTGCAAATGCCGGATCCAGTTATTTAAGTAGAGATGAAGAATATAGTGTCGATATTAACGGAGATGGAACTGGAGCTACTGCATCTATTAAAGTAACTGATGGAAAAATTGTTTCTGCCAGAGTTACATCTGGTGGTAAGGGGTATACTTATGGAATAGTTGATTTGGGACGACTAAGGGCAGGGACCATTCAAGAAGATGCTCAATTAGTAGTAATTATTCCACCATCAAAAGGACATGGATATGATATTTACAAAGAATTGGGTGCAGATAGAGTTTTAATTTATGCAAGATTTGATGATTTAACTGAGGATACTCCAATTAGCACTGCATTTGCTCAGATTGGTATTTTAAAAAATCCAAAATATAATACTGCGGATACTTTATTTGAAGAGAATCAATTTTCTTCTTTATATGCAATTAAATTATCATCAATTGGACAAATTCCAATAATTGGTGAGCAAATACGTCAAGTTAGAGAGTCTGATGAGAAAATTGCAAAAGGATATGTTGCCTCTTACGATTCCAATACTAGAGTTTTAAAGTATTTTAGAGACAGATCTTTATATTTTCCAAATGGTGAGGATGAAACAGATGATACTGATATCAGTGATGTTTCTGAAGTTTTGGATTTTGAATCTTCATCAGCAAATCAAATTCAGTTCGTTGATTCTGCATTTAGTGCTCCCATTGATACCACATTTGACGAAAATAAGGTTATTAAAGATGGAAAAATTATAAATCTTGGTGTAACTTTTTCAAATGGTCTTTCTAATCCAGAGATAAATAAAAAGACAGGGGATATAATTTATATTGATAACAGACCCTTAGTTACAAGAAATTTAAGACAAAAAGAAGACGTTAAAATTATTCTGGAATTTTAAGAAATGGCACAAAAAACAAATTTAAATATTAGTCCATATTATGATGATTTTAATTCTGAGAAGAATTTTTATAAAGTCTTATTTAATCCAGGAAGGGCAGTACAAGCTAGAGAATTAACTACCCTCCAGTCAATTTTACAAAACCAAGTAGAGTCATTTGGTAGTCATATATTCAAAGAGGGATCTGTTGTGATCCCCGGAAATATAGTATATGACGGTCAATTTTATGCGGTCAAATTAAATCAAACAAATTTTGGCACGGATATTTCATTATATATTGATCAATATATTGGTAAAAAAATAACCGGACAAACATCTGGAGTTACGGCAACCGTTCAACACATCGAACTCATTGATGATATATCTGTTTTAGAACCAACAATTTATGTAAAATATATTGATTCAGATAATAATTTTAATTTCACGCAGTTTCAAGATGGAGAATCTTTGATTGCAAGTGAAAATATCACTTATGGAAATACTACAATCAATTCTGGAACTCCATTCGCATCATTAATTTCATTAAATGCAACATCAACAGGATCGGCAGCATTTATTGGTAATGGAGTTTATTTTGTTAGAGGATATTTTGTCAATGTTTCTCAACAAACTTTATTACTCGATTACTATACAAATACCTCATCATATAGAGTTGGGTTGAGAATAGAAGAATCTATTGTAACTGCTAAAGATGACATAGATCTTTATGATAATGCTAAAGGATTTACAAATTATGCTGCACCAGGATCTGATCGATTCAAAATTGATTTAGTTTTAGATAAAAAACCACTTACAGATTTAAATGACACTAATTTTATTGAATTACTGCGAATAGAGAATGGTTTTATAAAAAAAATAGAAACCAAAAGCAATAACAACATTATCAGAGATTACTTAGCACAAAGAACATATGATGAATCTGGAGATTATTCTGTAGAACCATTCAATCCATCTATTCACAATTCACTAAATGATAGATTAGGTAGCAATGGACTGTTTTTTGAAAACGAAACGACCTCACAAAGAAATATACCATCAAATAATTTGATGTGTGTCAAAATTTCTCCGGGAAAAGCTTATGTGAGGGGATATGATATTGAAAAACAATCCACTGTAATTTTAGATGTAGATAAACCAAGAGAGACTAAATCTCAATCAAATGTTGGCATTTCTTTTGAAATGGGCAATCTTCTGAGAGTCAATAATGTATCTGGTGTCCCACAGCAGAAGGGGATTGTTACATTTTTCAGTGAGTTAAACGGATCTGGATCTGGGGTTGGTAGTGCTCGGGTATACAATTTCAACTTAACAGACTCTGCGTTTATAAATGGGGCAACAAATTGGGACTTATATTTGTATGATATTCAAACAAATACCAGTTTAACTTTAAATAACGTTATAAGTTCATCTGATCTCCCAACATCATCTTTTGTAAAAGGCAAAAATAGTGGAGCAAGTGGATATGCAGTTTCTGCAGGATCAAATTCATCTATAATTACCTTAAGACAAACATCTGGATCTTTTGCTCCAGGTGAGCAAATCTCAATCAATGGTGTTGATTTTCCAAGAACAATTGTATCAATTACTGCATACGGAACTCAAAATATAAAATCGATAAAACAGGATTCCAATTTTCCCATCACTGGCATTGCAACTTTTGCCGCAAATGCAGTGCTTGAAAGATTTAGAATGCCTGGTAACATTACTCAAGTATCAATTTCTACTGCTAGTGGGGGAGTATCAACAGTTACTTCGGTTGGACGTGTCTTTACAGGCATAACAACAAATACAATTGTCAGGTATCAAAAAATTGGATTTAATACAGAAACCTACAATAAAGTTTCTTCTATATCTTCAAGTGGGTTATCTATAACTCTCTCAGGTATAACTACAAATGTATCTGGAGTTTTTGAAGGATCATTACCGACAAGTACAGTTTTAACAAACATTTTTGCTGCAGCACCAATTATCCGAAATCAAGATTCTGCATATCTATACACAAATCTTCCTAATAATAATATTTCAAAAGTAAATCTGTCAGATTCAACGTTGAGAATATCTGCTCAATTACCAAATCAGACAATTACTGCAAATACATTAACTTTAAGTGCTGCAACTGTTGCATCAACTCTTGGCATTTCTTCTGTATATTTCGATTCATTTGATCAAGAAAAGTATTCAGTTCATTACCCCAATGGAACTATATCCAGTTTATCATCAGATTCTGTTACAGCAAGTAATGATACATTAACGATTAGAAATTTAACAAATACAACCGCGGCAACAGTTAATGTTACTTTGGTTAAAAATAATATTAGAAGTAAAGTAAAAAAATATTCTAGAAGTGAAACGGTAGAAATTACAAGATCCAAGTACAAGCAATCTGGTGCTGGAATTAATACTTCAATCTCTGACGGATTAACATACAGTCAATATTATGGATTAAGAGTTCAAGACGAAGAAATTTGTTTAAATGTTCCAGATGTTGCAAAGGTTATCTCAATATATGAATCTTTTAATTCTTCGGCACCATCATTCGACAGAGTTTTATTCACTTCAACTGCAAATGTTGGGACAAATTCAATCGTTGGTGAAAACATAATTGGAAGCATCTCAAATGCAGTTGCAAGAATCGTAAATAGACTAACCTCACCAGCAAATACTCTTGAAGTTGTTTATTTAACAGATGATAGATTTGTAACTGGAGAAACTGTAACATTTGAAGAATCCAATATTACTACAGAAATTGAAGCAATTACATTGGGAAGTTATAAGGACGTTACTAACTCATATTTCTTAGAAAAAGGTCAAAAAGATCAGTATTATGATTACTCCAAGATTATAAGAAATAAAAACGTTCCAGAATCAAGTAAGAGATTATTAATTGTATATGATAGATACACAGTTGAATCTAATGATAATGGGGATGTCTTTACTGTATTAAGTTATGATGAAGAAAGATTTTCCACAGATATACCAGTAATTGGATCAAGATTAAAGAGGGCATCGGATACTTTAGATTTTAGGCCAAGAGTTGCAACTTTTGATCCAAATTCAACCAATGCATCACCATTTGATTTTGGGTCAAGAAGTTTTGGTACGGATCCAAAAGTAATTCTTACACCCAATGAATCTTCTTCTATTGGATATGATTATTATTTGGGAAGAGTAGATAGACTATATTTGGATAAAACTGGTAATTTTATTCTTGAAAAGGGAGTTTCTTCAAATACACCAAAAGCTCCAACAAAAAGTGATGCAATGATGGAAATTGCTACTATACAACTTCCACCGTATCTCTACAATCCTCAAGATGCTCGCATACAACTGAGAGATAATAGAAGATATACTATGAGGGATATTGGATTTATTGACAATAGAGTCAGTAATTTGGAAAGAGTGACTTCATTATCGTTCTTGGAAATTGATACTCAAACTTTACAAATACAAGATGCTGAAGGTCGAAATAGGTTTAAGAGTGGATTTTTTGTTGATGATTTTAAAAACTATAATTTTATGAATCGTCAATTAACTACAGCCCAAGTAAATCCATCTGCAAATGAACTTATTCCATTAATAAGCAGAAACTCAATTAAATCAAAATTGGTCTCCGCAACTTCTGTAACTGATGAATCTTTAGATTATAAATTAAATTTTGAATTATTGGATTCCAACGTTCAAAAAACTGGAAACTGCGTAACACTCAAATATCAAGAAATTGGTTGGATTCAACAACTATTTGCAACTGGTGTAGAAAATGTCAATCCATTTAATGTTGTTATATACACTGGTGTCATTAGTTTAAATCCATCAGTTGATAATTGGGTTCGAACAATCCAACTTCCAGATAAAAACATCAATATTACAAATAATATACCCAGAACTATTCAAAGAAATCTTGTAAGTAATGTAAATGTTGATATAACTAATCCGGTTGTTCGTGAAACTTCGTCTTCCAGAGTTATTGCAAGTGTAGCGGATGTAAGTAGAAGAGGAGAACAGGAAGCAATAGGATCAAATATAACAGATACTCCAACCACATCAACAAATACATCCTCAAATACAACGCGGGACGTAAGTTTTGATACTGTAACAAATACTGATGTGTCTGTTAGAAACATTCTTATATCGGCATCAGATGAATCCTTTATGAGATCTAGAAATACTGAGTTTTCAGTATCAAATCTCAAACCATCTACAAGATATTATCAGTTCTTGGATGGTAGTAGTTCGGTTGATTTTGTACCCAAATTAGTTGAAATTTCCAACGATTCAACTTTAGTAAATTCCGGATCAACTGGATCGTTTAAGGTGGGAGAAACTGTATTTGGATCAGTTAATGGTGTTAGATTGATATCATTCAGACTTTGCACACCAAACCACAAGTATGGTCCATTTAATTCACCAACAACTTCATTTAATATCAATCCATATATTAAAACAGAATCTTTACCTTCTGCATATAGTCAAACTACAAAAATATTAAATATTGATACAGGATCATTGGCAGAAGAAGCACAAGGTAGATATACCGGTTATTTGACTAAAGGTATGCTTTTAGTTGGTCAAGAAAGTGGTGCAGTATCTTATGTAAGTGATCTAAGACTTATATCCGATAATTTTGGAGATTTAATAGGGACTTTCTTCCTAAGAGATGCGAATACAATTCCTACACCTTCAGTCAGAATTCCAACAGGAACAAAAACATTCAGAATTACCTCAAGTAGCACAAATGATCCTGGTCTTCCAGGAAGTAATTCAATTTCCTTTGCAGAGACTAATTACAATTCTGATGGAACTTTAAATCAATTTGAAAATGAAGTAACAACAATAACAAACAATCTAACGACAACAACGGTAACCAACCTAACAACAAACACTACATCATCTTTAACAACTATAGATCGAAATACTGAAACTTTATTAGCAGAGTACTATGATCCACTAGCGCAGTCATTTACTGTTGGTGGGAACATACAAGCACCAACAGAATATGACACTTCAGACGACATTAATGGTGCGTTCTTAACTTCTGTTGGATTGTATTTTGCCTCTAAAGATGATGGAAATGCACCATTAAGAGTTGAGATAAGGACAGTTGAACTTGGAACTCCAACTATGATAATTGTTGGAAAACCAGTTATTTTAAGACCCTCGGATATTACAATTTCTGATGATGGTGAAACTGAAACAAAAGTAACGTTTGCAGAACCAATTTACTTATCTCCCGGTAGAGAGTATTCTGTTGTGATTATTTCTGCCCACAGTGACAAATATGAAATGTGGATAGCAGAAATGGGTAAAAAGACGAGAAAAACTCAATCTTTACCAAATTCAGAATCTGTTGTTTACTCAAAGCAATTTGCACTGGGAAGTTTATTTAAATCACAAAATGGATCTATTTGGACAGCAAATCAGTATCAAGATCTTAAATTTAAACTTTATAAGGCACAGTTTACATCAACCACCGGAACGGCATTCTTTACTAATCCATCATTGGATGAAAGTAACAGCTATGTATCGACACTGAATAATAATCCAATCAGGACATTACCAAAAACTGCTACTTTAAGTATCAGCACATCTACAGATTCTACAATTATTAACAATATATTGATTGTAGGTAGAAAAATTTCTGGAACTAAACCAAATACTTATGGTTACATTGTCGGAACTGGTAGTTCCGTCTCACGAGCACAAGTTACAGATGGTGGAACAAATTATCCAGCAAGTTCTACTCTTGCTAACTTAGAAACAACTAACATTGTTGGAAGAGGTTCTGGATTGAGATTGAGTGTAAATACAAATTCAAGTGGATCTATTACTGGAATTGCGGCAACAACTGCAATTGGTCGTGGATATCAAGTTGGAGACGTTGTAGGTATTGTTACAAATTTGGGAAGAAATTCGAGAATTTCAATTTCTTCTATTACTTCTTTAGATACTTTATACTTATCGGGTCTTCAAGCAGAATCAAGTTCATTTGTAGTTGGTGCTGCAGTTAGTTACTATCCCAATGATTTCCCAACCAATCCTATTGTATCATTAGCATCAACAACAATAACAAATTTTGTTATTGATGGGGGAGTTAATTCTGGAAATTATATTAAGATAAACCATTTTGATCATGGAATGTACTCTGGAATTGATAAAGTAAAAATAAGCAATGCTCAATCATCTTATTCACCAACAAAACTATCTGCAGAATTACTTGCAAATGGAACAACTTCTATTAGTGTAGGAAGTACAGAAATATTCTCTACTTTTGAAGGATTTAATGTTGGATCCGGAAACACTGGATATGTATTAATTGGTGAAGAAATAATTGGTTATTCAAATAGTTCTAACGGAACATTAACTATCGCATCGAATGGTAGAGGGATTGATGGAACAGTTGTTACTCCACATCAAATAGATAGTTTAGTCTATAAGTATGAAATGAATGGAGTTTCTCTACGTAGAATCAACAAAGAACATACGATGAGTTCCACAAGTATAGGAATTGATGATTATTATATTCAGATATCCAGAACTGAAAGTGGTTCAAATAGATCTTCTGATGGTTCGGTAACTAATGCTCCAGAGTTATCATTTGTAAATGAGAGTTCTTTTGGAGGACCAAAAGTAAAAGCATCTGAAAATATTAATTATGATGGTTTAGTTCCAACATACAATTTAATTACTCCAGGATCTGCAACTTCAGTAAATGCATTTATTAGAACTGTAAGTGGAACAAGTATTGATGGAAATGAAAATTCATTCGTCGAACAACCATCGGAACCAGTTCAATTGAATGTATTAAATACACTCAGAAGTGTAAGACTAGTTGCTTCGGATATAAATGAAAAAAATCAACCTGGACTAAGTAAACTTTTGAGAAAGAAATCATTTACTACAGGAATTACTTTATCTACAGGAGATTCAAACTTATCTCCACTCATTTATCTTGATAACGCACTAACAGAGTTTACAATCAGTAGATTGGATAGTCCAATTGCAGATTATGCTACTGATAGCAGAGTTAATTCAATTTTAAACGACCCACACTCTGCAATTTATGTTTCAAATACTGTAAGGCTTGCACAACCTGCAACATCTCTTAAAGTTATTTTAAGTGCATATAGACATGAAAGTGCGGATTTTAGAGTTCTTTATAGTTTAATCAAAGCAGATTCTAGTGAAATTCCTCAGTCATTTGATTTGTTCCCAGGATATGATAATCTAACATTGACAACAGATCAAGGGTATCTTGTTGTTGATTTATCTAAAAATAATGGAAAGCCGGATTCGTATGTTCCACCAAGTTTAGATAATGAGTTTTTAGAATACCAGTTTACAGTAGATAATCTTGATTTATTTGTTGGATATACGATCAAAATTGTTATGTCTGGAACAAATCAAGCTAGAGCACCAAGAATTAAAGATCTAAGAACTATTGCAGTTAGATAAATGATTAAAGTAGAAGGACATCAAAATTTATATCGTGATGAAAAAAGTGGTGCTATAATTAATTGTGATTCTTTTTCTTATAATCAATATGTAAATTCCATAATTCAAAGAGATGTGCAGAAAAAAGAACTTGATGTGATGAAAAAAGATATTGATGAAATTAAAAATTTACTAAAGGAGTTATTAAATGGATCCAAATGAAATAACTTTAGATTCAATAGATAAATTATTTGAGTATGAAAAACATGCTCGTATTATTGACACTTTAGGTGAAAATGAATTGAAAACATTTTCTAAATTATATTGTAAGTTATATTTAAAGCAACAAGAAGTTGTTTCATCTCTTATGAATCTTTAGAATATAAATATCTAAAGGTATATTGTTTTGAATAATGGCAATTTATGTATCCAATATAGTAATTGAACAAGGATTTAACTTTGATACTTCGTTTCAATTGGAGGATACAAGAACAAATTCATTTTTAAATCTAAACACTGCATCTACCGAATCTCAACTTAGAAAATATTCTGGCAGTTCAACTTATGTTTCATTTGCATCCACTGTCACGGATCCAGATTTGGGTATTATTTCTATATCATTAACAGCAAACCAGACTGTCTCCTTAAAACCCGGAAGATATCTTTATGATGTAAAATTATTTAACTATGGAAAAGAATTTAAAGCTATTGAGGGGGCAGCATTAGTACGAGCAGGGGTAACAAGGTAAAATGCCTAACATAAACGACAGAATTGGATCTCAGAATGTAATTCGTGTTTTATCTAACGCTTCTGCACCACCAACAAAAATAATTAATTTAACTGATGTTAATGCGCAAAATACTTCTGATGGAGTAATTCTTGTATGGAATTCTCCATCAGAAACTTTTATAATGACGAGTGTTATTGATAGAAGTACTTCTATCAGTGACACGACAGTATCTATATCAACAACTACCGGAGCATTTACTGTTAAAGGTGGAGTTGGAGTTGGTGGAAACACTAATATTGGTGGAAATTTAATAGTAAGTGGAACATCAAATTTTATTGGTAGTGTAACCTTCTATGGTGGGACAATTAATTTAGGTGATTCCGATACAGATGATATCAATGTCGTCGGTGAATTTATTTCTAATTTAGTACCAAATTTAGATGCAACTTATGATATAGGGACCAGTCAAAAAAGATGGAGAAATGCTAGATTCTCTGGATTAGTTACTGCAACAAATTTAAACGTTTCCGGTATAGCAACGTTTCAAAATGACGTTATTGTAACCGGTACTTTAACATCTGGTTTAATTGATGGAGGAGAATATTAATGGCAAAACCAAACAGTAGACAAGATTTGATAGATTATTGCTTAAGAAGGTTGGGAGCACCTGTATTAGAAATTAATGTAGATGACGATCAAATAGATGATTTAGTTGATGATGCCTTACAGTACTTCCAAGAAAGGCACTTTGATGGTATTGAAAGAATGTACTTAAAGTACAAAATAACTCAAGCAGATATTGATAGAGGGAGAGGTAGAAATACTAATGGTGTAGGAGTAGTAACTACAACAGGAACGTCGGTAGGAATTGCCAGTACAACTTTTAATTTTTATGAGACATCAAATTATATTCAAGTTCCAGATTCAATAATTGGTATAGAGAAGATATTTAAATTTGATACTAGCTCAATTTCTGGTGGAATGTTTAGTATTAAATATCAGTTATTTTTGAATGATTTATATTATTTTAACTCCGTTGAACTTCTACAATACGCTATGGTCAAATCATATTTGGAAGATATTGATTTCTTATTGACAACAGATAAACAAATTAGATTTAATAAAAGGCAAAATAGATTACATTTAGATATTGATTGGGCATCACAAACTCCAGATCAATACATTGTTATTGATTGTTATAGAATATTGGATCCAAATACATTTACCAATGTTTATAACGATAGTTTTCTTAAAAAGTATTTAACTATACTTATTAAAAAACAATGGGGACAAAATTTAATTAAATTCCAAGGTGTCAAATTACCTGGAGGAATTGAATTGAATGGAAGACAGTTATATGAAGATGCAGAAAGAGAGATGGAAGATATTAAGCAAAGAATGGCTTTAGAGTATGAATTACCACCTTACGACTTTATTGGATAGTTATGGCACTGAATCCATTTTTTTTGCAAGGATCATCAAATGAGCAATTTTTAATTCAAGATCTCATCAATGAGCAGTTGAGGATGTATGGGATTGAAGTTTATTATCTACCCAGAAAAATTTTAAGATCTGATGACATAATAAGAGAAATTCAATCATCAAAATTTGATGATAATTTTGTTATTGAAGCATATTTGAATAATTATGATGGATATGCACCAGGTTCAGATATTATGACCAAATTTGGATTGACTTTAAAAAATGAGATTAGTTTAGTTATTTCTAGAGAAAGATTTGAAGAATTTATTTCTCCATTTTTGGAAGGAATGTCTTCTGGAATTAGAGAAAATAGGATTACGGATTATGATTTTGGGGATTTAATTCAAAGACCAAAAGAAGGTGATTTAATTTATTTTCCGTTGGGTGAAAGATTATTTGAAGTTAAAAGAGTGGAATCGGAAAAACCATTTTACCAATTAGGAAAAAACTACATTTATGAATTAACATGTGAATTATATGAATATCAAAATGATTTGATAGACACTGATGTAGAAGAAGTTGATAATACTGTGGAGGATGAGGGATACATTACAACTTTAACTTTAGTTGGAGCTGCAGTTACAGCAACATCTATTCCTACTATTGGTAGTATTGGGATGGTTGGACAAATTATTTTAAATAATGATGGATCTGGTTATACTTCAGCACCTACAGTTACAGTATCAAGTCCAACTTCAGGAACTACAGCAACTGCAGTAGCAATTACAACCTCAAAGGGTAGAGTAAAATCAATTCAATCAATTTTAATTACAAATCCAGGTTCTGGATATACAAGTACAAATCCACCAACCATTGCTATTTCAGGTGGAAATGGTGTTGGTGCAGCAGCAACTGCACTTATTGTTGATAATGGAATTTCCAATTTCCAAATTATTGGTGGAAGTGGTTATTATATAAAACCGACAGTAACTATATCTGGACCATCTGTAGGAGTTACTGCTATTGTTGATCCAGTTATTTCCAATGGTACTGTATCAGAACTTAGATTTGTAAATACTGGATATGGATATACAACTCAACCATCTGTTGTTATCTCCGGAATATCTACAATTGGTGTCGGAACATTTATATATAATGAATCTGTTATTGGACAAACATCGGGAACTGTAGCAAGAATAAGAGATTTTAGAACTGTTATATCCAATCTTCCTGGAATTCCTCCTTCTACATATTTGAGAGTATCTATAAATGATGGCAAATTTTATCCTGGTGAAATAATTGTTGGTAGTATATCATCTACAAGATATTTAATAAAGGAATATACCACTGATAGTTATGATGATCCTTATGATCAAAATGAAGAAATAGAAGATGCAGCAGACTTAATTATTGACTTTTCGGAATCTAATCCTTTTGGAGATTATTAATGTTAGGAACTTATTATTATCACGAAATTATTAGAAAAACAATTATTGGTTTTGGAACACTTTTTAATGACATTTATATTAGGCATAAAAATAAGCAAGATCTAACCCTTGATGAAACAAAGGTTGGAATTGCATATGGGCCAATGCAAAAGTTCTTAGCAAAGATCGAGCAGCAAGCAGAGTTAAACAAAGCTATTGCAATTACTCTTCCAAGAATGTCTTTTGAGATGACTTCTATTCAATATGATCCAACAAGAAAATCTGGAATAACACAAACATTCAAAGCTCTGGATGGAAACAATCTAAAAAAAGTTTTCATGCCGGTCCCATATAATATAGGATTTGAGTTAAATATTTTGACAAAATTAAATGATGATGCTTTACAAATTGTTGAGCAAATTTTACCTTATTTCCAACCATCATTCAATATTACAATTGATTTAATTGATTCTATAGGTGAAAAAAGGGATGTACCTATTGTATTAGATTCTGTAGATTTTCAAGATGATTATGAGGGTGATTTTTCTACAAGAAGATCTCTAATCTATACTCTAAGATTTACTGCAAAAACGTATTTATTTGGACCAATTGCAGAGACTACTGATGGTCTAATTAGAAAGGTACAGGTAGATACTCATATGTCAACCGATGTTGTAACTGCAAAGAGGGAAATGAGATATACGGTAACTCCCGATCCAATTGATTCCAATCCAGATGATGATTTTGGATTTAGTGAAACTTGGGAAACATTTACAGATTCTAAAGTTTATAGTCCAACTCAGCAAAGAGATCTATAAACATTATGAAAAATAAATATGACGATTTAGATTCTACATTCAATATTGAAAGTGATATTGTAGAAGTAGAAAAGGTTGAAAAAGAGTTAAATATTGTTCCTCTAAAATCTGATGATATTAAAAAAGATTATGAATATACAAGAGCAAATTTATATTCATTGATTGAAAAGGGTCAAGAGGCAATTAATGGAATTATGGAACTTGCTGGAGAAGGTGGTTCACCAAGAGCATATGAGGTTGCTGGACAATTAATTAAAAGTGTTGCAGATACAACTGATAAATTAATTGACTTACAGAAAAAATTAAAAGATGTTGAGGAGGATACTGTAAAATCACCAAGTAGTGTGACCAATAATGCTTTGTTTGTTGGTTCAACATCAGAACTTTCAAAAATACTTAAACAAGGTTTTCTAAATAGTAAAGATTAGTCTTAGTAGATGATAAACTGGAATGAACGAAGCAACATTCACGCATAAAACACCTCATTTAAAAAAATCACAACATCAATTAGATCCAAATCTTCAACTTAAACATCTTGTTCACCATTCTGTTGTTCAATATGTTGATAGGGATGCTGATGGTGATGTTGACGCATATGATAACCCAAAGAAAAATACTCCAGATGAAAATGTTTCCAGTGCAGTAAAAGCACAAGAATATTCATCTAAACTAATTGCAAAACAAAAAGGTGAATTAAAACATACTAGAAGAGGTATGGCTTACGAAGAAACTGCTGAAGTAAGATATTGTCCAGCATGTAAAAAAAGTGAAATAAGAGAAGAGTGTAAATATGGAGCAAAATATTGGGATATGTTTTCTCAAGCAATAAATTTAGCAGAACCATTAACCACAAACCAATTAAAATATAATCCCAATAGACCTCATCCAGCAAATGAGGAGAAAGATCACGAATATTCAATGGCTCGTTCTGAAATATCCACAATTATCAATGCGGCAAATAGATTAAAGAAAAAAATGAAAGGTGAAGGTAATATTGAAGCCTGGGTCCAATCAAAGATTACAAAGGCAGCAGACTATATTGATACTGCGGCAGATTATATTGATAGTGGAGAAAGTAAAGTTAATGAGGATGTAACAATTGAAGACGCAAACGGTAATACCTTTCTTCGGATTATTGATATCATCAAAGCAGACCGTCTTGTAAAAGAAGCAAAGTCCGGTGATCAAGGTCTTCGTGATTGGTTTGGAAAATCAAAATCATCCACAGGAAAAAAAGGGTGGGTTCAACTTGGTGGAAAATTTGCAGGAGAACCTTGTGCCCGTCAAGAAGGACAAACTTCTACACCAAAATGTGGTAGTTCAAAAATGGCAGCAAATCTTTCACCCGAAGAAGAAGAAAAGGCAAGAAGAAGAAAAAATCGTTTGGATCCAAATCAACCACAAAAATCTGGTGCTTCAAAACCAACGAATGTAAGGACCGAAGAAATTAATATCCAAGAGGTAAAAGACAAAGCAGGAAAGGGTAGTGGTAAAAAAGATGCTTGCTATAATAAAGTAAAATCTCGTTACGATGTTTGGCCATCTGCATATGCTTCTGGAGCACTTGTCAAATGTCGTAAAGTTGGTGCTACTAATTGGGGTACAAAATCAGAAGATTGTTGGGATGGTTATAAGCAAGAAGGTATGAAGAAGAAAGGTAAAAAAATAGTCCCAAATTGTGTCCCCAAAGAAGGAAAATCTTTCGATTCTTTTATAAGTGAAGCATCTGCTGCTTGGCAAAGAAAAGAGGGAAAGAATCCTGAGGGTGGTCTAAATAAAAAAGGAATTGCTTCTTATCGCAAAGAGAATCCTGGATCAAAATTACAGACTGCGGTTACGACAGAACCATCAAAATTAAAACCAGGTTCAAAGGATGCAAATCGTAGAAAATCATTCTGTGCTCGCATGGGTGGAATGCCTGGTCCTATGAAAGATGAAAAGGGTCGTCCAACAAGAAAAGCATTATCCTTAAGAAAGTGGAATTGTTAATATATCATCAGAATTATGAAAACTTATAAAAATTATGTCTGATAACATCTACTTAGGTAATCCAAATTTAAAACGGGCAAATACTCAGATCGAGTTTACTGAAGAACAAATCTATGAGTTCTTAAAGTGTAAAGAAGATCCTGTATATTTTACACTCAATTATATTAAGATTGTTACACTTGACCACGGACTACAGCCTTTTAGAATGTATCCGTTTCAAGAGAAGTTAATTAGTAACTTCCACGAGCACAGATTTAATATTTGTAAGATGCCTCGTCAAACAGGTAAGTCCACTACTTGTGTCTCATATCTATTACATTATGCAGTCTTTAACGATAATGTAAATATTGCTATTCTGGCAAACAAGGCATCTACGGCAAGAGACCTTCTGGGAAGATTACAACTTGCTTATGAGAATCTGCCGAAGTGGATGCAGCAAGGCATTCTATCGTGGAACAAAGGTTCATTAGAATTGGAAAATGGGTCAAAAATTTCTGCAAACTCCACTTCTTCATCTGCCGTTCGTGGTGGTTCATACAATATCATCTTCTTGGACGAATTTGCGTTCATTCCAAATCACATTGCCGATGACTTCTTTGCATCGGTTTATCCTACTATTTCTTCCGGTCAAAGCACAAAGGTCATTATTGTTTCCACTCCACGTGGTATGAATCACTTCTACCGCATGTGGCATGACTCTGAGAGGGGTAAGAATGCATATGTGGCTACGGATGTCCATTGGTCCGAAGTGCCCGGTAGAGACGCAGCATGGAAGGAACAGACGATTGCAAACACAAGTGAGCAGCAATTTAAGGTTGAATTTGAATGTGAATTTTTAGGTTCTGTAAATACTCTCATCAATCCATCAAAACTACGAAATCTTGTATATGAAGATCCAATTAAGAGAAATGCTGGACTGGATGTTTATGAAGAAGCAAAGCAAGATAATAACTATCTAATCACAGTCGATGTGGCAAGAGGAATTGGTAATGATTATTCGGCATTTATTGTTTATGACATTACAAACTTTCCATATAAGGTTGTGGCAAAGTATAGAAATAATGAAATTAAACCAATGATGTTTCCAAGCATCATTCACCAAGTAGCAAAGGGTTATAATGATGCCTGGTTATTAATTGAGGTCAACGATATCGGAGACCAGGTGGCAAGTATTCTGCAATATGATCTTGAGTATGATAATGTATTAATGTGTGCCATGAGGGGTCGTGCAGGGCAGATTGTGGGGTCTGGTTTCTCTGGTAAGAAATCACAACTTGGTGTGAGAATGACTGCAGCAGTCAAAAAATTGGGATGTTCAAATTTAAAAACATTAATGGAAGATGATAAACTTCTTACTGTTGATTATGATATTATTTCCGAACTAACAACTTTTGCTCAACGACACAATTCATTTGAAGCAGAAGAAGGTTGTAATGATGACTTGGCAATGTGCTTGGTTATTTTTTCTTGGTTAGTAGCACAGGACTACTTTAAAGAAATGACAGATAATGATGTCCGTAAGAGAATTTATGAAGAACAAAAAAATCAGATTGAGCAGGATATGTCTCCATTTGGTTTTATCTCTGATGGTATCGATGAAATAACAAGTTTTGTAGATGATGACGGTGATAGATGGTATACAGATGAATATGGAGATCGATCATATATGTGGGATTATATTTGATGGATTTAAATGACCAATTAGAATTAGAACATTTATTATTTTTTGATAGAAAATGTAGGGTTTGTAGAAAAGTAAAAAGTTTAATGGATGATTTTTATTTAACTAGAAAAAATAGATCAACATTTGTATCAGCATATTCGTATGAGTGCAAAGACTGCACAATTAAAAGAATTACTGAGGATAGAAGATCTAAAGAAATTTTTACAAAGTGGGAATATCCTGACTGGTAATATTGTTCACGTATTGTTTCCCCGTTAGAATAAGTAGTTTTAATAAATATTTGTAGGTAAATTTGGATTGCGAGGGGAATTAAGATGCCACTAAATTTAGCATCTCCTGGAATTGTAGTAAGAGAAGTGGATTTAACTGTTGGAAGAGTTGATCCAACATCTGATAAAATTGGTGCGATTGTAGCACCTTTTGAAAAAGGTCCAGTAGAACTGCCAACACTCGTTCAGAGTGAAAAAGACTTATTGGATATTTTTGGCAAATCATACTCAACAGATAAGCACTATGAGTATTGGTTAACGGCATCATCGTTCTTAGCTTACGGTGGAGCTTTACGTGTTATAAGAGCAGATGACAGCAATTTTGTAAATGCTGGAGTAGGAAACACCGTCGTAAAAATTAAAAGCATCGAACATTATGAGCAACTGGGTTATGATGAGAACGTAATTGCTGGAGTTGTCGTTGTTGCCAAAAACCCAGGTTCATGGGCAAATGGATTGAGAGTAGGTATTATTGATGCCAAGGCAGATCAAATTATTGGAATTGCTACAACAGCAGTTACTAGTTTTTCTGCAACAGTTAGCGACAGAAGTGGTATTCTTATTGGTTCTGCCAGCACAATCGGAATCGTTACTACATCACCAGCAATTACTGTTGGGCAGGTAGTTAGATGTGATGTAGGTGGAGTAGTTTCTACTGGAACAACAGTTACAACAGTTGGAGCAGGAGTAATTACAATATCAAATGCTTCACTTCAAACAGCAACTGTAACAACAACGTTTGATTTTGGAACTGAAACAATCATCACAGCACCTCTTTCAGTTGGGTACGGAATCACTCAGTCAGTTGCTAACAAAGTAAATCCTGGAGTAGGAACAACTACACTCTTAACTGGTTATTTAAAAGGTATCATTACCGAAATTGGATCTTCACAAGTTGCAGTAAAAGTTCTTACTCATGTTTCTGCTGCAGGAACCGAAACTGCTGTTGATTATCAACCATCGGGAGTTTGGGCGTTTAATACCACCAATGTAGTAGGAATTGCTACCAATGGTCAAGCATCTACATATGGAACTGCTACAGTAACATCAACATCAGATTGGTTTGATCAACAAAATCTGGTTGTAAGTACAGCAGTTGTTGGTGGAGCAACAACAGAAGTATCAATTAAGTGGAATACTGTTGCAGATAGACCTTCAACTTCATCATATGCTGATGCAAGAGGTTCTAGATTTGATGAGGTTCATGTTGTAGTTATTGACGGTGATGGAAAGGTCACTGGCAATGCAGGAACCATTCTTGAAAAGCATCTTTCACTATCGAAAGCAAAAGATGCAGAATATTCTGCAGGATCTCAATCTTATTGGAGAAAATATCTTGCAGAAAACTCAGCATTTATTTTTGGTGGATCTCAACCATCAGGAACTGTACAAACAGGATATTCCACAGGTTTCACTCTTGTAACAGATAATGCTTGGGATCAAGAGGCTGAGGGTGCAGTTTTCAATGCAATCGGTGCATATAATCAAAAATTAAGTGGTGGTGCCGATTATAATGGTAAAACAGGTATTGGATCAACTGAGGCACTTTTAGTAGATCTTGATAAAATTGTAACAGGTTATGGTTTATTGGAAAATACAGAAAATTATACTGTAGATTTTCTTTTGATGGGATCTGCAAATTATACAAAAGAGGAGGGGCAAGCACTTGCAAATAAATTAATTGCAGTTGCAGAAGCAAGAAAAGATGCTGTGGCATTCATTTCACCATATAGAAAAGCATTCTTAACCGATACAAGTGTTGGGACCGTAACTGTAGAAAATGACGACACTGTTACTACTAATGTCATTGGTTTTTATGCACCAGTAACTTCATCATCGTATGCAGTTTTTGATAGTGGTTATAAGTACATGTATGATAGATTTGCCAATACATTCAGATATGTTCCACTCAATGGAGATATTGCCGGTCTTTGTGCTCGTAATGACATTAATAATTTTCCTTGGTTCTCGCCCGCAGGAACATCCAGAGGAGCAATTCTTAATGCAGTAAAACTTGCATATAATCCATCAAAAACACAAAGAGATCGTCTCTATTCAAATAGAATTAACCCAGTAATCTTCTCACCTGGTTCTGGAATTATTTTATTTGGTGATAAAACTGGATTTGCAAAAGCTTCAGCATTTGATAGAATTAATGTTCGTCGTCTCTTTATCTATCTTGAAGATGCGATTTCTGCCGCAGCAAAGGATCAACTTTTTGAATTTAATGATGAAATTACAAGAACCAATTTTGTAAATATTATTGAACCATTCCTTCGTGATGTTCAAGCAAAGAGGGGAATTTTTGATTACGTTGTAATTTGTGATGAAACAAATAATACTGCTGCTATTATTGATAATAATGAATTTGTTGCTGACATTTATATCAAACCAGCAAGGTCAATTAACTTTATTGGCCTCACCTTTGTTGCCACCAGAACTGGTGTTGCTTTTGAAGAAGTAATTGGTAACGTTTAATTAATTTAGAGGTTTAAACAACTATGGCAACTCGTCAACAACAAAACCCAATCCCACTCAGAAAAATTACTGATTTCAAGAGTAAGTTATCTGGTGGTGGAGCAAGACCCAATCTTTTTGAAGTTCAATTAGCATTTCCCAATAGTGTTGCTATTGGTGATGATGTACTTGAAAAATCAAGATTTCTTGTTAAAGCTGCTGCTTTACCAGCATCCAATGTAACTCCGATTGATGTTCCTTTTAGAGGTCGTATTTTAAAAATTGCTGGAGACAGAACCTTCGATACCTGGACCATCACGGTCATTAATGATACCGATTTTTCTATTCGTTCTGCTTTTGAATCGTGGATGAACATCATTAATAAAATGTCAGATGCAACTGGTCTCACAGATCCAGTAGACTATCAGAAAGATGCTACTGTTCATCAGTTAGATCGTGATGGTGAAATTTTGAGATCGTACAAGTTTTGGGACATTTTTCCAACCAATATTTCTACGATTGATCTGAGTTATGAAACCACAGATACAATTGAAGAGTTTACAGTAGAACTACAAGTACAGTGGTGGGAGGCTTATAAAGGAAATTCAACCAATGCAGGTGGTGAAGATATAACCTAAATAGTAGAATAATATTTTAAACTCTATAATATGACAAAACTTTTTGGTTTTTCTATTGATGATAATCAAAACAAATCACCTTCAGTAATATCCCCCGTTCCTCAAACCAATGAGGACGGGGTTGATAATTATATTGCTAGTGGTTTTTATGGATCATATGTAGATATTGAAGGTGTTTATAGAACAGAGCATGATTTAATTAGAAGATATCGTGAAATGGCTCTTCACCCAGAATGTGACGGTGCTATTGAAGACGTTGTGAATGAAGCAATAGTTAGTGATTTGTATGATTCTCCAGTAGAAATTGAATTATCAAATTTAAATGCAAGTGATAAATTAAAGAAAGTAATTAGAGAAGAATTTAAATATCTGAAAGAAATTTTAGATTTTGATAGAAAATCTCACGAAATTTTTAGAAATTGGTACGTTGACGGGAGAATTTATTATTTAAAAGTTATAGATACAAAAAATCCTCAGTCGGGTATTCAGGATCTTAGATATATTGATCCTATGAAGATGAAATATATCCGACAAGAAAAAAAAATGGATAAAAGAGATGTTTCTACTTATAACTATAATAGAAATAGCAGAGATGAACCAGTAGTAGAACCAGAACTTGATGAATACTTTTTATATACACCAAAACCAAATTATCCATCTGGTACTATTTCTGGATCTGGTAAAGGATCAGTAAAAATTGCAAAAGATTCAATTACATACTGCAGTTCTGGACTTATAGACCGAAACAAAGGAACAGTACTTTCATATCTCCATAAAGCAATCAAGGCACTCAATCAACTTAGAATGATTGAGGATTCTCTTGTAATTTACAGACTATCACGTGCTCCAGAACGTAGAATTTTCTATATTGACGTTGGCAATCTTCCAAAAGTAAAGGCAGAACAGTACCTCAAAGAGGTTATGTCTCGTTATAGAAATAAACTTGTTTATGATGCGAACACTGGAGAAGTTCGTGATGATCGCAAATTTATGTCTATGATGGAAGATTTCTGGTTACCAAGAAGAGAAGGTGGTCGTGGAACCGAAATCACAACTCTTCCCGGTGGTCAGAATCTTGGAGAACTTACAGATATTGAGTATTTCCAAAAGAAACTTTATAGAGCACTGGGTGTTCCAGAATCTAGAATTGCTTCTGATGGTGGATTTAATTTAGGAAGATCGTCAGAAATTTTAAGAGATGAACTTAAATTTGCCAAGTTTGTTGGACGTTTGAGAAAAAGATTTGCTCAGATGTTTAATGACATGCTTCGTACACAATTGATTTTGAAAAATATTGTTTCTCCAGAAGACTGGCAAGTGATGGCAGATCATATTCAATATGATTTCCTATATGACAATCAATTTGCAGAATTAAAGGAATCAGAACTGTTGAACGAAAGACTTGGAACTCTTGCCACTATCGAACCATATATTGGAAAGTATTATTCCACAGAATGGGTCCGTAGGAAAGTTCTTCGTCAAACTGATTCGGAAATGATTGAAATAGATGAGCAAATAGAAAAAGAAATTGAAGATGGAATTATACCAGATCCAAGTGCTATTGATCCTATTACTGGAGAACCATTACCTCAAGAGGGGGGAGTAGATACTTTAGGTAATATTCCACAAGAACCAGATTTAACTGATCAAGCATCATCAACAAATGCCAATTTACAAAAAGATACTAAAAAGGCAGAAATATAAATACATCTATAAACAGTATTAAAATTTTATGGAAGAACTTGCAAATTTGATTGGTACAGATTCCTCAGCATCACAAATTGCTGATGTTATTAAGAATGCATTATTTGTAAAAGCATCTGAGAGAGTTGAAAGTCTGAGGTCAGTAGTTGCGAATGGAATGTTTAATCAAGACGGATCAGATACGGGAGAAGAATAATGCCCATAACTAAAATGATTGCGACAGAAGTTGCAACTGGAACTACAACAGGAGCTGCTTCAAGCATATCTCAAGCAACTTGCGTCAGACTTTATAATAATAGTGGTGGTATTGCAACGGTTGGCATTTCAACATTAGTTGGTGCCGCAACAACCATTTTCTTTACTATGCCATCAAATTCTGTTGAATTTTTAACAAAACTTCCATCTGATGTCATTTTTACAACTCCGACAATCAGAGTAGCAAAAGTAGGATTTACCAATTAATAAAGATGAAACTCATCACAGAAGAAGTATCACAAGTTAAGTTTATCACCGAAGGAAAAGGTGCTGCAAAAAAAATGTATATTGAGGGAGTTTTCCTTCAAGGTGATATCTGCAATCGTAACGGCAGAATGTATCCAATGCAAACTCTTGCAAAAGAAGTAGCAAGATATAATGAAGCATTTGTCAATAAAGGTCGTGCTCTTGGAGAACTTGGACATCCTGATGGTCCTACCGTCAATCTTGATCGTGTTTCTCATAAAATTGTTTCTCTTGAACAAAAAGGAAGCAATTTTTTTGGTAAGGCACAACTTCTCGAAACTCCAATGGGTAAGATTGCAAAATCTCTTATTGGTGAAGGAGTTATGCTTGGTGTTTCTTCTCGTGGTGTTGGTTCATTAAAGATGACCAATGAAGGTCATAAAATTGTTGGTGAAGATTTTATGCTTGCAACTGCGGCAGATATCGTTGCCGATCCTTCTGCCCCCGATGCTTTTGTTTCGGGAATTATGGAAGGTAAGGAGTGGGTTTGGGAAGGAGGAATTCTTCGTGAGCACCTTGCATCCAAAACTCAAAGAAGAATCAACACTTTAGTTGATCAAAAAAGATTAGATGAACATAAAGTTGAATTATTCCAAGATTTCTTAGCAAATCTTTAATTTATAAATAAATATAGATTATAACACAATCATTCTAAAATGTCCGTTGGTAGCAATTTACAAGAAATGGAAAACGTAGTAACCAAAGGCGCTGCTAAAGCTGAACCAATGCCAAAGTTGTCCACAGGAATTGCTCCTGGACAAACTGGATCTTGGGAAGACTTAGGTGGTCCTACTCCAGAGAATTACAAGGTTGATGACAATTCAGCAAAGCTGAAGGATCCTACCGCAACTCTTTCTCAAGTCAAAAATATTGTTAATGCTAAGGCTGCTAAGGCTGATGCAATGCAGAAACTTGCTGCTGGTGCAGTTAAGGAAGAGACTGAGGAAGACGAAGAGGACCTCATTGCTGAAGAGGAAGTTACTGAAGCAATGGAAGAAGATGAGGATGAGGAGAAAGAAACCCCTAAGAAAAAGAAAAAGGGTGAAGAGGAAGATGAGGATGAGGACGAAGATAAAATGAAGAAAGAAGAGTTTGACATAGAAGAAGATGTCAATGCTCTTCTCGAAGGTGAGGATCTTTCTGAGGAATTCCAAGAGAAAGCACGTACTATCTTTGAAGCAGCTATTAGAACTAAAGTTGCAGAAATCAAAGAGCAAATTCAATCTCAGTATGAAGAGACTTTAATTGAAGAAATTCAATTAATTAAAGAAGAATTAACTAATCGTGCCGATGCATACCTTGAGTATGTTGCTGACGAGTGGATTCAAGAGAATGCACTTGCAGTTGAGCATGGCCTTAAGACTGAAATGACCGAATCATTCCTCCAAGGAATGAGAGGTCTTTTTGAAGATCATTATGTAACAATTCCTGAAGATAGATATGATGTCATCGAGAGCATGGTAGATAAACTTGATGAAATGGAAGAAAAACTCAACGAGCAAATCGATAAGAATGTTGCTCTCAATAGAAGATTAGCCGAGTCGGTTGCCGATGTAATCTTTGCAGATGTCTCTGAGGGTCTTGCACTTTCTCAGAAGGACAAACTAGCTTCTCTTGCGGAAAATGTTGAGTTTGATGGTGAAGCAAACTATCGTGAGAAACTGGTAACTTTGAGGGAATCATACTTCCCATATAATACTGGTACTCAAAGAAATCATTCAGAGAATCTCTCTGAAAGTACTGAATCCGTTCAACAACCAGTATCTGGTTTGATGGAGTCATATATTCAGACTCTGAATAGAGTTTCTAAAAAGTGATTTATAAATTATAGTCAAACTAACTTTTTTTAAGAGGTAAATTCAAATGCAAATGTTCAATGCAGAACAACTGCAGGAGAAGTGGTCACCACTTTTAGACCACGGTGGTCTTGGAGAAATCAAAGATTCTCACCGTAGAATGGTAACCGCAGTTCTCCTGGAGAACCAAGAAAGAACTCTCCGTGAAGAGCGTGAGTTCCTGTCAGAAACCCCAATCACCAACTCAGGTAATGCTGCTGGTGCTTCTGGTGCATTCGGTGGAGGTTCCAATGCTCCTACCGCAGGTTTCGATCCAGTTCTGATCTCCTTGATCAGACGCGCAATGCCTAACTTGGTCGCTTATGACCTCGCAGGTGTTCAACCAATGAACGGTCCTACAGGACTCATCTTTGCAATGCGTTCACGTTATACCAGTCAGACTGGTGCTGAAGCATTCTTTGACGAAGCAAATACAAGATTCTCTGGTCAGAATGCTGCTAATAGCCTTTCTGCAACTGGTATCGGTACTACAGCTGCCACGTCGGGAACCAATCCATCAGTTCTTAACGATTCACCTGCAGGCACCTACAATGTAAACACTGGTATGCATACCGGTGATTCAGAAAACCTTGGTGGTGATTCGGGTTCGTTCAACGAAATGGCATTCTCAATCGAGAAGGTCACCGTTACCGCACGTTCAAGAGCACTCAAAGCTGAGTACTCACTTGAGCTCGCACAAGACCTCAAGGCAATCCACGGTCTGAATGCTGAAGCAGAATTGGCAAATATTCTCTCAACAGAGATTCTTGCTGAAATTAACCGTGAAATTATCCGTACCATCTATAACGTTGCTGAAGCTGGTGCTCAAGCAAACGTTGCTACTTCTGGTACTTTTGACCTTGACGTTGATTCTAACGGTCGTTGGTCAGTTGAGAAGTTCAAGGGTCTTATTTTCCAAATCGAGCGTGATGCTAACGCAATCGCACAAAGAACTCGTAGAGGAAAGGGCAACATCATCATGTGTTCTGCTGACGTTGCTTCAGCACTGACCATGGCTGGTGTTCTTGATTACACCCCAGCACTCAATGCTAACCTCAACGTTGATGATACTGGCAATACTTTTGCTGGTGTTCTTCAAGGTAAGTACAGAGTATACATCGATCCATATTCGGCAAACGTTTCTGCTAACCAGTACTACGTTGTTGGATACAAAGGTTCTTCACCTTATGATGCAGGTCTGTTCTATTGCCCTTACGTTCCTCTCCAAATGGTTCGTGCCGTTGGTGAGAACACTTTCCAACCAAAAATTGGATTTAAGACTCGTTATGGTGTTGTTGCTAACCCATTCGCCAATGACGGTGCTCTTACTTCAGGTACTACTTCTGGTACAAGTGCTCTTACTGCTAACGCAAACCGTTACTACAGAAGAGTTAAGGTCACCAACCTTATGTGAGTTTTTCTCACATATTCTTCAGACCTCCCACAAGGGGGGTCTTTTTTTTATCTAAATAAAAATAAAACTCATGGCAACTGCTTTTGATAAGCAAATAGGAAACAGAAATTTTTTGTCTCCTGTTGGATTTAAATTTACTTTAGCTAAAGAACCCAAAGTTGCCTTTTTTTGCAATTCATTAATAATACCAGAAATTTCTTTAGGTACTGCTATACAATCAAATTACCTTAAGGATATTGATGTTCCAGGAGATAAATTAACTTATGGTGATTTTTCATTAAGATTTTTAATTGACGAAAATCTTGAGAATTATATGGCAATTCACAATTGGTTAACTGGTCTTGGATATCCAGAAACTACGCAACAATATAAAGATTTTATCGTAGAGGACAACATTTCAAGCCCATTAAATGCTTTTAGTGATGGAAGTGTTTATATCTTAAATAGTAATTATCAAACTGTATCGATTGTAAAGTTTAAAGACTTATTTCCAATTTATTTAAGTTCCTTAGAATTTGAAGCAAGTGATACGGATATCAACTACTTTACAGCAGAGGTCACTTTCAAGTATACTGTCTATAATATACTTGATAAAAACGGACAACCTTTATGAATCTTGATGAAATTCAGGAGATGTGGCAGAGAGATTCTGTCATCGATCCTGATAACTTACACGATGAATCATTAAAAATTCCTCAACTACATTCCAAATATTATACCATTTACAATACTATATCCCTTCTTCGTGAAAAAGCAAGAGAAACATACAATAGAGTACGTTTAGAACGTTACAATTACTACACAGGAAAGGCACCAGCAGAGGTCTATGTAGAGGACCCATTTCCGTATAAGGTAAGAGAAAAGGACGCAATAGAGAGGTATATGAGTGCTGATGAGAGACTTTCTAAAATAGACTTGAAGGTAAGGTATTATGATATCATGCTTAAATTCTTAGAAGAAGTTATCAAGACAGTTTCTAATAGAACTTATCAAATTAAAAATGCTATTGAGTTTATGAGATTTACTGCCGGATATAATTAATTAAGGAGGCAGAAATGCCTCTTTTTTATTGTAAATAAATACCTATAACTGATATTATATGAATGTCACATTTGATTATATCAAAAAAGAATGAGGTGTATTTAACTATTCAAGCAGAACCTCACATTTATTACGAACTAGCAGACCAGTTTACATTTGAGGTTCCCAATGCAAAGTTCAGTCCTCAGTATAAAAACAAATACTGGGATGGAAAGATTCGTTTGTTCAATACACAAACTGGTGAAATTTATATTGGACTATTAGATAAGATTATTAAATTCTGTGAGGATCACGAATACACATATGAATTTGCAGACAATAAATTCTATGGACTTCCTTTTGAGATAAATGAGAACATCTCAAAGGAAGGTGTGAAAGATTATATGACTTCTATCAGTAAACACGCCCCACGCGACTACCAAGTTGAGGGAGTATACGACGCCTTGCGACATAATCGAAAATTATTGATATCTCCAACTGCTTCTGGAAAGTCGTTGATGATATACTCTGTTGTGAGATATTACGTTGAGAAGCAGCAAAATATTCTGATAGTTGTTCCGACGACTTCCCTTGTAGAACAAATGTATAAAGATTTTGCAGATTATGGATGGGATGTTGGTTCATACTGCCACAAGATATACGCTGGTAAGGAACGAGAAACTGATTCCCAAGTTATTATTACCACCTGGCAAAGTATTTACAAATTGCCCAAGCAGTATTTTTCCAGATTTAATGTAGTCGTAGGTGATGAAGCACACCAATTTAAATCCAAATCATTAATATCTATAATGACGAAACTTTGTGATGCAAAATATCGGTTTGGTTTTACTGGAACATTAGATGGAAGTCAAACTCACAAGTGGGTATTAGAAGGATTGTTTGGACCTTCTTATAAGATTATCAATACTGATGAACTAATGCAAAAAGGTCATCTTGCCAAATTGGATATCAAAATACTACTGTTGAAACACCCACCGAATCGATTTGAAGTTTTTGAGGATGAGGTTCAGTATCTTATCACCCATCAAAAACGCAATAACTTTATTAAAAACCTTACATTGGATTTAAAGGGAAACACTCTTGTTCTATTTTCAAGAGTAGAAACTCACGGACAACCTTTATATGATTTAATAAATAATAATAAGGTTAATGATCGCCATGTTTTTTTTATTCATGGTGGAGTGGAAACTGACGAAAGAGAAAGAGTACGTGAAATAACAGAAAAAGAATCAAACGCAATTATTGTGGCATCTTATGGGACTTTTTCTACCGGTATTAATATTCGTAACTTACATAATGTTGTGTTTGCGTCACCATCAAAATCAAGAATTAGAAATCTCCAATCTATCGGAAGAGTTCTCAGAAAGGGTGAGAATAAAGTAAAAGCAACTCTATATGATATTGCCGATGATATCAGTTATAAATCAAGAAAGAATTATACACTCAATCATTTAATCGAAAGAATTAAAATCTATAACGAAGAAAACTTTAATTATGATATTGTAAATATACCACTAAAGAACTAATGGGCGAAGAATTTTACGCAATTATAAAATTAATATCTGGTGAAGAAATATTATCATTAGTCATGGTCGATGAAAATGATGGTGATCCAGTTGTTGTGCTTCAAGATCCAGTGACTATGAAAGCTTTTCAAAATCAACATGGTGTGCATTTAAAAGTAAAACCATGGATTGAAATGTCAAGTGATGATTTTTTTATAATTAAACTTGATAAAATTATTACAATGACAGAAACAAAGGATGAAAAGTTAATCAATATATACAACAATTATATTGAAGATGATGATATGATGGATATTTATAAATCTGGTGGTAAAGTTAAACCATCAGAAAAAATGGGATATGTGTCTTCAGTAGAAGATGCTCGTAAAAAACTTGAAGAGTTGTATAAAGGTATTAAAGAAAGCTAAATTTCATCTTTAACGGGGACAAACATAGTCTACACACATTTTTATATCTTGTCAAGCTTGTCAAGACACTTAATGTGTGTTATGATTATCCTTTCAAATACTTATACCGATTATGTTTGACTTTAATGAAGAAAAAATAAAAGAGATAAGCATGTCTTATGCTCATGATCTTTGTAAACCAACGAATAATCATTTATGCAGATTATTGCTAGAAGAACAGGGTGAACCTTACAAACTTTATGCACATATAAGTAGTCAACTTAATAATATTACGATACTTGATGTCGGCACATATAATGGAAACTCAGCTCTTGCTTTTTCTTATAATGAAACTAACAATATTATAAGTTACGATATTGTTGAAAATGGAGCATCAAGTATATCAAGAAAAAACATTACTTGGAAAATCAAAGATTTTCGTGATGATGATTCAATCAATTATGATGAAATTTCTATTATCTTAATTGATGTAGACCCTCATGACGGAATTCAAGAAATTGAAATGGTTAAATTCCTTAAGGATAAAAAATGGTCAGGTATTTTACTCTTAGATGATATTCATCATAATAATGCAATGGAAAATTTTTGGAGACATTTTCCCGAAGAGGTAAAGACTGATTTAACTCATATTGGACATTATTCTGGAACAGGAATGGTAATGTTTAGTTAATATGAAGTATTGTTGTGCTATAATAAACACATAATATAATAAATGAGTTCAATGTTATGCCCAAGAAAAAATCAGAACATTATGTAAATAATAGAGAATTATTAGAAGCACTAATTGTATATCGTACTAAGGTTGCTACTGCTAAAGAAGCAGGTCTACCCAAACCACGGATTACAAATTATCTTGGTGAATGCTTCTTAAAAATTGCTACTCATTTATCATACAAACCAAATTTTGTCAATTATATGTTCCGTGAGGATATGATTTCTGACGGGATTGAGAACTGCGTCCAGTATATTCATAACTTCAATCCAGAAAGGTCTCAGAATCCATTTGCCTATTTTACTCAAATTATTCACTATGCATTTTTGCGTAGGATTCAAAAAGAAAAGAAACAATTAGAGATTAAAAATAAAATCATTGAACGCACTGGATTTGATGAGGTTATGGTTATAGACGACAACTTGCTTTCTGGGAGCAATTCAGAGTATAATTCCATGAAGGACAACATCCAATACAGAAACAACAATCGATGAAAATTGCCATTCTGACAGATACCCATTTTGGTGCCAAAAAAGGTTCAAAGCATCTTCATGACCACTTTGAACTTTTTTATAAGAATGTTTTTTTTCCTGCCCTTGAAGAGTATGGGATAAAGACAGTCATTCATATGGGTGATGCATTTGATAGTCGTAAATCAATCGATTATCAAAGTCTGGAATGGGCAAAGAGAGTTGTATTTGAACCTCTGCGTGAGTATGATGTCCATATGATTGTAGGGAATCATGATTGTTATTACAAGAATACCAATCACGTTAACTCCCCAGACCTTCTTCTCAAGACTTATCCAAATATCAAAACTTATAGTTCTCCGACAAATACAAAGGTTGGTGGAATTGATATGACTTTTATTCCTTGGATTTGTAGTGAGAATCATGAGGAAACGATGAATGTAATTAAGAAGTCTAAGGCACAGGTTGCGATGGGACACTTAGAACTTCAAGGTTTTCGTGTAAATAAAAATCTGATTATGGAGGATCATGGACTGGATTCGAATATTTTCTCAAAGTTCACGAAGGTATTTTCTGGTCATTACCATACTCGTTCTGATAATGGACGCATCTTCTATCTTGGCAATCCTTATGAAATGTATTGGACGGATGTAAATGATGCTCGTGGATTTCATATCTTTGATACCGAAACACTCACTCATACACCAATTGATAATCCTTATAAATTATTCTATAATCTTTATTATGAAGATACTCCTTATCAGACATTTGATGCTCGGGAATATGAGAATAAGATTGTAAAGATTATTGTTCGTAAAAAAACAAAGGCAAAGGATTTTGAAAAGTTTGTAGATAAATTATATACAGCAGGAATTCAAGATCTTAAAATTATTGAGAACTTTGAAATTCAAGAAAGTGAAGACTTTGCGATTGATGAAGAAGAGAATACTATTTCAATTCTGAATCGTTATATTGACGAGTCTGAAGTTCAGTTCGATAAAAATATCATCAAAGGAATCCTACAAAATCTTTACAAAGAGGCTTGCGAAGTTGAGTAATGTTTCTTCTCACACTTAAAGACCACAAAGGGGATGGTGCATTTGCCGTCCAAGACAAATATGGTGAAAAAGTCTTATTTCTCTTTGAGGAAGAAGACGATGCGACTCGTTATGCCTTGATGTTGGAAGATCAAGAAGAAAAAGAGATGGATGTTGTAGAAGTAGATGATGAGCTTGCCATAAAGACTTGTAAGATGTATAATTATCGATATGCAGTGATTACTCCTGACGACATTGTGATTCCACCCAAAAATGATAATCTTTAAAAAAATCCGTTGGAAGAACTTTTTAAGTACTGGGAATCAGTTCACGGAAATAGACTTCCAAAAGAATCAAACAAATTTGATTGTTGGGACAAATGGTGCTGGTAAATCCACTGTGCTGGATGCCTTGACTTTTGTATTGTTCAATCGTCCATTTCGTAAAATCAATAAACCTCAACTTCCTAACAGCACCAATGAAAAGGATTGTCTGGTAGAAATTGAGTTTTCTGTAAATAGTCGTGAGTATTTGGTTCGTCGTGGAATTAAACCAAATGTTTTTGATATTGAGGTAAATGGAAAGCAACTTCATAAGGAAGCAGATGATCGTGCGAATCAAAAAATCCTAGAAGAGAATATTCTAAAGGTCAATTATAAGTCTTTTACACAGATTGTAATTCTGGGTTCTAGTAATTTTGTTCCCTTTATGCAATTGGCTACGGCAAATCGTCGTGAGGTCATTGAGGACTTGCTGGATATTCGTATCTTCTCTTCAATGAATAATTTGATTAAGGAAAAGATTCGTCAGCAAAAGGAGCAGATTAAATCTCTAGATCTTAGAAAAGAATCCCTCAAAGATAAGGTTCTAATGCAAAAGAACTTTATTGAGCAGTTAGAGAGTCGTGGAAAGGACAATATTAATGCTAACAAGCAGAAGATTACTAATTTGATTACTGAAGTTGATGCTTATATGCTTCAAAATGCAACCACCGAAGAAAGTATCTTTGGATATACGAAAGAGCAAGAAGAAGTTATCGGTGCGACTGATAAACTGAGAAAGTTGGGTAACTTAAAAGGTAAAATCTCCCAGAAAGTATCTACAATTACCAAAGAGCACAAGTTCTTCACAGAAAATACGGTCTGCCCTACCTGCACTCAAACAATTGAAGAAGAGTTTCGGTTAAATAGAATTACTGACGCTCAAAATAGTGCTAAGGAACTTCAGAAAGGTTATAAAGACCTTGAAGAAACC